CCATGACACTTCGTAATTCTTCACTGACGCACCGGTTGCTTGGAATGTTTCCAAAATATCTGGCTCGGCATCGAGAGTGGACGCATTGACGACCATCAGTCGAACCGTTGAACCTACACCGCCACCGTACTGCTGCATCACAGCCTGAAATGAACGCTTATAATCTCGGATGTTTAGCGACACCGAAGCCTGTTCGCCCTCGTCGCTCTTAAACGACACATCAAAATCAATAGCGACATAAAGTTCTTTTCGGTAAACAACATCATCTGAGTTACGTACCACTCGAAGTTGATGAGCCACGTTGCCCGTAGCTCGCTCGATAACATCAACCTCAAGGAAGATCAGAAACGGTACGGTTGAAGACAGCTTGTTCTTCTCAATGACCGTCTGAACGGATACGGAATTCTCTGTTCCTTCATTTCTCATAATTCACCAGTGACTTATCAAACTTCTTCTAAAATAATGCCTGTAACGTCCCAATATTTCGCAATCCCTTTGCCAACAAACTTGCCAGCAAATTGCTCCTTGAAGCGCACCATGTAAACTTTGCCATCATCAAAATCGGTGTACTCAAACATCTCTGAGCCACCTTTTACCTCATCCCAGAACGACAACAATTTCTTGTAGTCATCATCGTGGAGCATCGTATAGCCAAAACTAAATGTTCGACGAGGCTTGCGATAGAACCTTGGACGAGAGGCAACATAGCCTCCCTCCATATCATTCTTAAGCGCAGGGTCTTCAATGTTGATGCCATACTTACTGCGATCTGGTTTGTCGCTAAGCTTTGGATAGGTTGGTTGACTCATGACAAAGCCCCTTTTAAGTTCTGACGAAATTTACCCGGACGGTTCGCAGCTTTCAAAACCACATCCAAAATGTATTTACTGCCATCAAACGAACTACCTTGCTGCTCAGCCTCAACACTTTGACCTGATTCGTTGATCATGTTGATCTCAACGTTCGGTGCTGAATTGCCTTGATTCATCGTGACAGGAATAGAACGGCCATCAGGAAGAGGAACAAACGCTTCGTTCATATCTCCTTCGCCAAACACAGCCATTTGAGGATTGTTCGCACGAACAACACCACCTTTGGCCAGCTTCTTAACGCCTTTACCTGCCTCCATGATTCCACCCTCTGCAAAGCTACCCATAGGCATACCCATAAAGCCCATAGCTTTTAAGATGCCCCACTGAACAATGATTTGCATGATCATGCGAATGATGGATTGAGTTAGAGATTCAAAGTCGGCCTTACCTGTTGTCACTAGGTTGGTAATTTCGTTTGCCATACCATTGAATGCAGATGAAAACACATTCTCAATCTGGGCGGTTGTATCTGACCAATCTCGCATCAAGCTCTCTAAAGCCGTTTCGTTGGCAATCTCAAGCTCTGTACCCAATGCTTCTTTATATGCCGCAATCAAGTCTTTAAGCTCTGCCTCTGTCATGCCTGTTTGAAGCGCAATCTTGGCAAGGTTCTGTTCCAAAGCTGTTAGATAACCAATCTGCTCATTGAACGCATCAGTCCTGACACTGCGCAATTCAGATTCACTCATGGTTTGTTCTTGAATACGACGAGTCAGTTTCTCGAAGCCTTGAATAGTCTTACCTTGATCTATTGCAACTTGCTTGTTTAGCAGCTTCTCTAGCTCTTCAATTTCACCGTTTAATCTTGAAATCTGATCGCGAGAAACGCCTGTCTCTGTGTTCCACTCAGCTAACTTAAGCTTGTTCTGCTCTATCATCTTTGAAAGTTGACGAGCACCAGAAGTCATCTTGAAATAAGGGTTTTGTTCGCCCTTTTTCTTTTGGTCGACAACCAAGCGAGCTTGCTGCTTAGCTAGGTTCTTTGAAATCTTCTCAAGTTCACGCTCGGCATCTACACGCTTTTTCAGTGCTTCGTATTGACGCATTGTGGCTTCATATTGATCTTGACCAATAGAGGCGTTTTTAACCCCCTGATTACTTACCTGCTGCAAAGTTTTGGCGAGAGTAATATTGCCGCCGCTTAACTCAGCTTGCATACCTGCCATTTCGACCATTGCAGTTTTGTATTTCTGAGTGAAGATGTCGTAAACACCTTTACCACCGAACGTTTCAATCTCACCTGATTTTGCATTCACTCGCTTAGTAAAGGCTGTGAAGTCTTTGTCGATTTCATTAATCATGGTGTCACGACGAAGCTGAGCACCTTTGATTTGAGCTTCTTTTACCTCATCTGAAAGTTCTTTATTCAGCTTGATTAACTCAACCTGTTTGGCTGCTTTCTCCCTGATTAGAGCTTTCTTGTCGTCGGCAATCTGCTTTTGCATCGCAATGTCGATAGCTTTTCGGCGCTCTTCTGATTGCTGCTCAACATCTTCCGGTGTTAACTGACCTGCCGCTAAAGCGTCTTGCTTCCACTTCTCAAGTTCTTTCACTGAGCGTTGGTATTCATTAGCGATGATTTGACGAGTGCTGTGAAACTCAGTCGTTACCACTGCTTCAAGTTGATCACCTGCTGACTTAGTAAAGCCGGATAACGCATTACTAACACCAGCTTCACCCTCGACAACAACTCGTTGAAGCTCTGCAATTTCTTTTCGGAAACGCTCCGCGCGAACCTTATCAAGCGTAGCTACATTGCCCTCTTCATCTGTGATGGCATCAAGACGGTCTTTGGTTTTTTCAAGCTCATCCTGCGAACTCTTAAGCCCTTTATTTAGCTTGGTGAACTCATCTGGTGAGATGAATGAATTACCCTCTGCTGCTTTCTCTCTGATCTCATCGAGCTTGTTACCAAACACATCAAATGCATTTGCTACCTCGTAAGCAATCATGAGAACCGCACCAAGTGGGCCCGCCATTGTCATCAACGCTCGACCTGCCACACGAACAACGCCAGTTAATGCCGCCATTGTCCCTTTCAACATTGCCGTTGTTAGTTGTAGCTGCTTAGTTCGATGTCCTGCCAGAATCATCTCGCGGTTGTAGAAACCCCATTGAACCATCGAAGCTTTCATGAGGCGGTCTTGCTGCTTCATAGCGCGATTGTATTCAACGGTTGGGGCGATAACGCTTGCTACATGCTGTTTGATACTGGCAAAGCCCTGCGCAGCTTCTCGAACGGTTGCGGCTGTTGCTGAAAGGTTCTTAACGACTGACCTAGCCCAATTAGCTGCCATATACACGGCAACTGCCTTTATTGCAGCCATTACGTATTCGAAGTTCTCGACAACCATACGAGCAACGCGAACTACATCTGCAAGTCCATCACCTAATGACCTCGCAAACTCTTTGCCCTCGTTACTTTTCATCAGCTCAATAAGATCAGAAACCTGATTCTTTAGCTCTTCGAATAGATCGCCTTTACCCATCTCTTGCATGATGATGTCACGTTGGGTACGCATCTGAGCAATCAGACCGTTCCATGTATTCATCATTGCTTTAGCTGAGCCGGAGTTACGCATCTCCATTTGGTCGAACATCGCAGCAAGCGCACCTTGAGCCTCGAGCGTACCCGATTCAACTAACTTGGTTAGTTCACTCATGGACACACCAAGACCTGCTGCCATCAAACGCATCGCTTCTGGAACTGCTTCACCTAATTGTTGGCGAAGCTCTTCCATACTGATTACGCCTTTACCAGCCATCTGCTGAATCGCTACCGATGCTCGAGTCAATGCCTCATCAGAGCCACCAAACTTAGCCACAGAGTCTACTAGAGACTGTAAGCTGCCATTGGTCGGGTCGATACCGGCACTACGGAATTTAACGAACGAATCCTGCAAAGCACTCATACTAAAAGGCGCTTCTTGAACCATGTTCATTAGGTAGTCAACGCTGTCACCTGCAATCTGAATTGATTCTTCGGTGGAACGTGCTTCTACGGCAAGACCTCTCATGATGACTGTCATCTGCTCGAGCTGAGCATTAGCCTCAATGAAAGGTGTGTACATTAGGGAGAGTGTGTATCTGGTGGAGTCCAGAAGTTCACGAAAGCTGTTCAAACCTGTAACAGCTTCCGCTACTGAGCCAGCCCAACGCTTGAGAACCGTTCTCTGTTTTCTTACCGAACCAGAGGTGTTATCAACGCTTTCGCCAAATTTGTTAACCAGTTGATCGGCTTCCTTGATGGTTAGATTGAAGTCCTTACCATCAAGGTTTAGATTTACGGTAATATCACCGAGAGACATGCTATTTCCTCATCAGAGCACGAAGTTTGTCACTAGCCCCCGGCTCTGCCTTGACGAAATAGCCCCCCATTCGATAGACCTCGCCTTTTAACAAGACAAGATGTTCAGTGGTTTGTGTAGCAGCCTCGCTAGACATTGCACATTGCGAGGTTGCGACAGCTCTTAAGTCTTTCTCGGCATTGATTCTATCTATACAGCCATGCATAACCCAAAATAGGTCGGCTGGCATTCGTAGAATCTTATCCGGGGCCATCGAATAGAAGTTGGAGAAACGAGAAAAGACATAGATAAAATCGATGCCTGTTACTCGGACTTTCCCTGCTCTTCTTCTGCTTCCTTCTCAGCAATTACTTGTTCATCTGGTTTAGAAGCGTATTGAATGAGAGCTGTTAGTTGGCGCATGTTCAGACGCTTGATGTTGTCCATCGGACAATCAGGAATGATGTTGTGCGCGGTATCTAGCATCTCTTCTAGAATCTCATCAGGTGACGCAACTTCTGCTTTCTTAGCTACTCGAAGGGCGTTGACCATTTGACCCACTGTGCGCTCTGCTACATCGTAGGTATTACCAAATAGAACAACTGTGCGTTTTACCTTTGCTAGTTCATCTAGATTAAAAAGTTCCATGTTGTTTCTCTCTTTGTGTAAGTCAGTGGTGACTTATTAACGACCCCCAAAAAAAGAGGGTCGTCATAATTAAGGTGTAACTGTCGCTGTTGTATCACCGTAGATAAACAGAAGACCATCTTTGCTAAGGTCTGGGTAGCCTTTGAAGTTCGCTTGGTATACACGCTCTTGATCAAGTGTGTAAGCGAAGTTCATGCCGCCCGGAGTTGCCGCAAGTGGAATGGTTAAATCTTCTGATTTGTCAGTGTCAGCTAAGCCGATTGGATGCAGGACAAGCTCTTTTGCAGAAGACAGAAGATCGGCACCAACCGATGCGCCCACTTCTACTTTCTTCTTGTCTGGATCTGAACCATCAGTAACCAACGTTGCGCCTGGCATAATCGTTACTAGGTTCTCAATCGTAGTCTCAACCATTGGCACAGATACGGTGATGTTACGACCCGTTAGGATCTCTTTAACTACCGTCTCACCAAATTGGTCAACTGTGGTTTCGTGAGTTGAAGTAGTTACCTCAACCTCTACGCCACCAGCCGTTAGACCTAGATCTTGACCATCATAAGTGACTCGACATGTACCAAGTTTAATGTTCTCGGTACTAGAGCCTGTGGCTCTTGCTGTTTTAGCTTTTGCAGCCATTAGTATTCTCCTTTGAAAGAACAAACTACATCAAAATTAACGGACGCTTCGTATAAGCCCGACTCTTGCTTTGGATAAACCAAAGGCTCATGACGAGCAAGAAACTCCACAATTCTGACGGAATCAGTCTCTAGATCTCCGAATTCAAAACCTGATAGAGCCGCTGTCACTTGGCGCATTACTCGAGACGACTTAGCAGGGTTGTTACTGCGAAATAGAATCTGAGTTGCGCCAGCGTACATGCCCGTATAGTTGTTTCGGTTTAAGGTTTGATTAGCGGCAAACAACAAGCCCTCTTTTACTTTCGCTGGCATGAAACCAACAAAGACCGTTTGCCCAATCTCTGGGTTAAAATCAATCTCTGCGTCAGTACCAACCAACCTTTCTGCTAAGAAGTCTTGCAGTCTCATCCTTTAATCGCCTTTTTAACCGCTTTCTTTGTTTCTCGAATGGCTTCGTCTTCAACTGCGTACAAGGCTCGCTCTACGAATTTGTTCCCTACACTAGCTCGAGGGTCTTCTGAGGCAACTAACGTGGCTTTATAAGCTGATAGTTCGCCTAGATTGTATTGTGATTCGTGAAGCCAGATTGAATAGTCGTAGTCCTGCCCCGAAAACTGTCGTAACAAATCCGGGTCCACACCTACCGTTATCTCTACTCGTCTGTTTTGCCCTGTTCGTTTTTCTTGAGAGACGATGGCATCTTCAACGTGAAAGTCTTCAACCGGAACATTCAGCTTCGCAAGCTTTTCAACTCTAGCGGCATAACGCCTCATAACGTCAAGTGAGTGCTTTTGCACTCGTTCACCAATACGATGCAATCGAGCCATTATCTTGTCCGATTCCATCGACATACCGATGCTCTTCTTAATCGCCATAAACGTTATCACCGTCAGCTTGTTGCGCTTGCAAACCTACTTCGTAATGAACTAAGTCGCCCAAAAGGTCATACAGCTCTTCAACGGTGACCACCTTTAGCTTTCTGCGTTTGATGATCATCATGTCACTAACCTTGACCTTGGAGCGTGGTGAGATACAAATCTCAACATCCGAAGTTTCCTGTCGTGCCATTGATTTACTCGCTGAGCGGTCTACTCGAATCGATACTTCCTTATCTTCTTCCTTGAACTTAAGAATCGTAATCGGGTAAACGCCCTGCTTTCTAAATCTGGCTTCACCGTATCTCGTAAAACCAGCCGCTCTATACAGAGCACCTTTGGCATTAGGAACGAAGCTGCTACTCATACACGCCATAAAAATATTACCTCTCTTTTAGAGTTAAGTCACCAGTGACTTATACAACAAGCAGAGCTTTTGTGGCGAAATGAAAGGTAGACCCCTCCAATTCAAAGTAACGGTTCAAATCTACGCTATCACCATCATTGTCACTACCCGGATTGTAGATCTTCGCAGTCTCCGCACCCAGTGACATTAGAATGAAAAACATAGTTTGACGTTGGATGGTTGTCATCATCCAATTCAGCTTTCGCTCTGCGGTATAAACTGAATCATAACCTCGACCCAAAGCATCAACGCTCTTCGGTGAAAAGGTCATTAATAGCTTTTCACGCTCACTAAATAGAATGTGGTCTTCTCGACCCTCTTTCTGGTGAACACGAATTGATATCTTCAAGCGCATCTCTCGATACTTACGCAAAAGAGACTGAATATCTTCTCGCATTCTGAACTTAAGAGTCATCAAGGTATCACGCTCAATCGCTCTCAAATGCTCTGTGAACGCTTCGAACGAATCAATACTAGCTGACTGCTCTTTATATGATTTATTCGCAATCTCGAAGCTTAGAGACTTTGCCTGACTAGCACTCTCCGACACTGTTGCAACAATGTCTGATTCTGCGCCATGCAGTACCGCTTCCAGTCTCGCTTTCAACTTATCCTCGGAGCGTGGTGACATTACACTCTGATCATACAGAGATGACGCCAACACACCCTTTAGGCCAAGAAGAAAAGCCTCATATCGACCGCGCATCAAGGTAAGTCTTTCTTCTAGTCTTTTCATCATGAGCGTCCTAACCGAACTGACCACGAAATGTAGCTCTTGATAGCATCCAAAGCATCGTTGCCTAAAGGGATGCTCAGTGGCTTGTCACCGCGATAGAAGTTAGAACTGCTACCTACAGAACCAGACACAAGACCTGATTTTCGACGCTCTTCAATTGGAGAGCCGCCCAGGATGTAATTGGCCTGTAGAACCTGAGCATAGGAAAGCTCCTGCTTTTCTTTCTCAGATAATTCCTCACCACCTTGGAAGCAAGGGAATAGAGCCACCTTTCTTCTATCTCGAACGATAGAAAGCGGTACAGATTGCATTTCCTTGAATGCTTGAATGAATGCAGGTAGTCGCTCTTCAAAAGAACTATCCATTAAACATTCAACGCTAGACATAGAACCTGCCAATGACATCAGATATCCATAGTTAGCAAAACTGTTGGTTGGTGGCTCAAGGTCTACGAGCTTGTCTTCCAGATAGAATTCGACGTTATGACGGTGAATAAACCCCGTCTCTCCGACGAACTCAACCATCACACGGTAGAATGCTCGAGGTGCACCTTTGATAACCGGCATGTCAATCGGGTCCAATGGTGGGATAGTTAAGATAACTTCCTCATCGAAACCGCAGTTCGTCACGTTCTCCAAATCGACAGGTTCATTTTCAATGACAGGTGCACTGTTCATGTCATAAACACTGTAGAACGCTTTCTCTAACGGACAACCTAATTCAACCTCTGTGGCTAGAGGTATCTGTAGGATGACGTTTTCACCCTTCTGAAAAACATAATCCATTTGGATTCCCCCGTAGGTTAGGCTTTCACCTCAAGAAGTTCGACAATCAACTCTTTAATTGAACGAGCCTTAACATCGTGCTTTTCCGCAATCTCACGAAGGCCACTAATGCCTTGCTTGTCTGCGATAGCTTCTAGCTCTTCCTGAGTGTATAAGCCCTGCACTTCTTCTTGAGTAGGCTCAACTTCTGGTTCGGTAGCTTTAGGCTCTTCTGTTGAAGTCGTTTCAATCTTCACCTGTTTAGAAGCAACGGTCTTAAGAACAAATCGCTCGCTTGAGGCTTTGCCTGTCTCGTTATCACCCTCACAGTGATAGATGCCCTCATCAGCCTTAGTAACATTAGCTAGAGCCAACGTTTCTGAGTTTTGATCAGGCAATAGAGCGTTGTCCTTGAACCAATTAAGATTCAGAGTGCCACCACCCTCTGCTTTAACATTGATGTTAAGGTCTTCACCGAGTACTGCCTCTTGGCGAACATCAAGCGTCAAAGTTGGAACGTGAATGCATTCGACGCGAACACTTGCACCTAAACGCTCAGCGTCATGACGAGAAAGGAAATCCTCAGATACCCCGTTCACAAATGCCAATCTGCCTAAGTTACCCGTGTAAGAAGACAAGCCTGCCGAGCAAAGTTTGATTTTCATATCTATATTCCTTATGGCAAAAAGGGGAGAGAAGTTACCTTCCCTCCCCTCAAATAAGTCACTGGTGACTTATCAAATTACTTAGACTCAATGCCGCGAAGAACCGCTAGAGAACGAGTCGATTTCAGAGCTAGACCGCAGTACCACTTCATACGAGTACGAGTAGCATCTTTGTTCTGAACCGTACCGATATCTTCAACAACGATACCTGCGTTAGAACCACCAAACAGACCGTGAAGACCGTCCACTTCGTTTGTGCGAATCGCATAAACTTCGGTGAACTTCTTGCTTGTGTCACCCGTTAGAGTTGGCAAGTAGTCATTGATGATGATCGGTGTACCATCGTAAGACGGAACGCGACCGAAATCTTTAACAAGTACATAGTCTGGTACTAGACCACCTGATGAAGTACGAACTAATGATTTGTAAGTACGGTAAGTATCTTTACGCATCATTAGGAAGTCAGCATCACCCGGAATTGTATCCAGTAGCTCATCCAGTTTTTCGAACGTTAGAGAGCCAGTTTTAATAGCTGAGTCTGCATCCGTTGGCGCGTTCGAGCTATCGATAGAGATAACTTGGTCAGCCCAATGATCTTTCCAATCTGTGTCAGAAACACCGTCAGTCCAAATCTTACGAATACCATCGAATTCCGAACCAACTTTTAGGTCTGGACCATTTGGATCGTTCGGGCTCTTACGAACGTTACCACCATTAATCAACGCATCTTTGAAGCGACGACCCATACCTTTAGCTTTCATAGCAAGCTGAATAGCTTTCTGGTTATCGGTGTCCGACATTGTTGCGTCAATGAATTTATCAACGTCTACATCGCCGATTAGAATTTTCAAGTGCGTGGTTACGCTCTTGAATTCTGACGCCTCTTCTTGGATTTCAGCGTTAACTTCCAAGAATTGTGAATCAGCTAGTTTCGTTTCACGGTTGTAAACATACGCTTTACCATTTACTTGCGTAAAAGGAAGAAGAGCGTAAAGAGCTTCATCAGTGATGATCTCTTCAATAACACCTGCAATTAGGTGGTTGTTACTGATTTCTTCAGCAACGGATTTTAGTAGCGGCATAACCAACTCCTGATTATCGCCAGCCTACAGTCTTACTTATTACGAGCCGCTAGCCCCTGAGCGATTTTAGAAACACCAGATACTTGTTTCTCACCAGTTGCATCATGGTTCAAAGTTCGACTGCCAGAACCTGGCTTGATATTTGAACGTAAAAGAGCTTTGCTCTCTGGATGGCTGGTAATCAGTCGCTCGATGGCAGCCTCAAAGCCAAGCGAATTTGCTTGACCATCAACTAATGGTGCTCGGCCTTCAACTCCACGCGGTTTGTCGAAGCCGACAATTGAACCATCTTGGATTTCGAAGTGTGCACCAAATTCTTTTTTCATCATCGAAAGAGGCAATGTAGAACGCTCTTTGATGAAACCTGAATCCGCGAAGTGACGCCCGATTGTTAGATCTTCAACTTGAGAGTCTTTGCCCTTAAGTTGTTCTTGCAGTTGAGCAATCAAATCGTCTTTTTCTTGGATAGCAGTGTCTTTCAGCTCAAGGTCTTTGGTGTGTTGCGTTCGCATTTGGTCTACAACTGCGTCGTACTCACCTTTCTTCTCAAGCTCTTGGATGTCCCGTGCGTTCTTGTCGCTAATGATCGCTTTCAGGTCATCTTCTGAAATTTCACCCACGATACCTTTCAAGCTGTTTAGCTGAGCTTCTAGCTCTTGCGTCTTTTCGGTACCGCTTTTCTCAGCAGAACGGGCTTTTTCTTTCCACTTCATAACGTCTTTTAGAAGCTTGGCTTCCGAGTCGCTAAGATTTGGTTTGTCTTCACTGTCACCGTTGTCTTCCGGCGGTGTGTTATCCGCTGGTGGTGTGCTATCCGCAGGTGGCGTAGCATCGCCCTCACCTTCACCGTCCACAAAACAGATCGATGAATACTTGGCGCGATACACGTCTGCAGGATTGGCACAGCCAAAAAGCATTTCTGACGGACGTTGAGCTTTAAAAGAACCACTGTTCTCCATTACGCTCAGTAACGAGTTTTTTTTAGTTTTAAGAGTCATTCTCTTGACCTTTATTATCAGTTGTTTTGGATTCGGATTGGCGAACGCCAGCTACTTCACGGTTACGTTTAGCTTCTTCCGTAATTGCCGACTGCTCACTGTTCATCGCGACAAGGCTTTGCTCTTGCATTTCGTCCTGTCGCTCTACTCGCTTCTCTTCCATTACAGTCCAGTCATCGATCTCTTTAACCATTCGGTCTTTAAGATCTTTGCCAAGTTGAGGGAAGAGTTTTTCTAGCATTGACTTCATCTGCTCGCCACGAGCTGTAGGTGGCATTTGAACTAGTGCTAGTTGGTTTGCGATGTAGAATTCGTCGTAAAGCTCACGAATATCAAAAGTGCGTGGGTATTTAACCAGTTCTTCTTCGGGGATCTTATTCCCTGACCAAAGCGAAACAACGGCAGCAATTTTGTTTTCCACTTGCTCCATAGAGTCGGACTTCGAAGACAACAAGGCTGTCACTCGTTCGAAGTCTTTCGTCTTGGCTACGCCAGAAGCTTTGTCGGTATTCTCTGTAGATGTATCCTTGGCACGTTCTACACCTAAGCCAACCGAGTGGTAAATTTCACCGATGATTTGATTAATTGCGGAGCTAATCAGTGCTGCTTGCCTTGGGTCAGGGCTTAAGAAAAACGGTTGAGCGCCAGATTCCCCATCGTAGATGAAGATTCGCTTAGTACCGACTTCTAGTAGTTTTTCGTACTCATCATCTCCCGGCATTAAGCCTTGAGCTGGCATGGCCAACTGAGAAAATGTTTGGTCTTGGATAATGGCATCTAAGTTTGACGAGTAATTTGCGCAAGCCCGATCTAGATAAGCCACGTCTGCAATCAAAGCAGGTGAGTCATAAAGATCGTCACAAATTGTGTTATCAACCGGAATAACAGGTACAACACCCAGGTTGTGGCTACCTGAGCCTGTTAGTTCTAGATTATCGATATTTTCTCTAAAGGAAGGCTGGCTCACTACAGCGACAGGCAATTCAGCTTCCGTACATGCTCGACTTTGTTTATTGGTAGGTTCGAAAACAAACCACTGCTCTCGCGTCCAAAGTCGGTATCGGTAAGTCATGTTGCCTGAACACTCTAGAGGGTTAGCGTCATCTCGAATTACTTCTCGAATCAATACCCAATTCAAAATGCCGATATCGTCATAAGACATATCAAGAACATGTTCAGGAGTGACAAGGTAAGAATAAATTCCCGCATCACTTTTCTCAGCTAGAGCTTGGGAAACAGCTTCACCATCTTCTGTTAGCTCAACATCGTTATCTACAACGACCCAACAACGACCGTAGATAGAAGCTTGTTTCGAGATGGCGCGCGCAAACTCATCAATGCTTAAACCATTGACGGTAGCCTTTTCCCAGAACGCGACTAATTCCTCAGAAGCATCCTCTCGATTTCGATCTGGTTTAGAGCGGAACAGATACTTGTTAACTAAGTCCACGACTTCTCGAGTGTGATTAAAACGGTATGCTCGCTTAACGCGATCGCTATATTCGTTATCACCCTCTTTCATGTAGCGGAAGATATTATCTTTGAACCATCCGGGGCCACCATAGTAGCAACTCGCCATGAACTTCCAGTGCGGAAGTAGCGCGTTGTATTGTGGATGCCTACGCTTGATCAAACGGGCTATCGCATTTGTATTAAAGCTGGATTGTTCAATAATCATCAGTTAACCAGTTGGTAAATTATTTCCCATGACATAAGATAAGTCACTAGTGACTTATCTTATTAGGCATAAGTTAAGCCAGTCATGTTAAAAAGTAAAGTATAGAGGCTATATGAGTTCAATTTACTGTAGGTCTAAGACCATTGCGGCAACAGCAACATCCGCAGTTATCCTTGAAGAGACAACCCTTTTCTCACTCAACATCAAAGTAATAGGTGATGAAGAAGTGGACTTCTCATTCACTATTCCTCACACATCACCCCCTGTAAAAGATCACTTCTCTCTTGCTAAAAATGAAGAGATTAATTTGGCTCCGGGTCACCCTTTCCGCTTAGCTCTTCATGCTGAGTCGAAAACAGCCGACAGCGATGTTCGACTATTTTACACCCTTCTCTAACAAATTGGTAAGTCACTAGTGACTTACCATATTCATTAAATAGAAGTACCAACAATTTTCACTTTGCGGCTTGGGAACTCAAGTTCAATTGGGTAACCCAATGCATCAGCCAAGTGCTCAATGTTCGCGGCTTTATCCACGTCCCTAGAACCCGGCTTATACATCGTTTGGTCTAATGAACTGATCATGTTCTTACATGATGAGTTAATCCGAAGTCTTACTTTACCAGTCGCATCTCTAAGCATCTTGTTTACACAGTTAACTCGGTCAGCAACCTTTGGGTGTTTACGACGATATTTTAGTTTTCTAAAGCCATGCTCTCGGAAGATATCCAAGTCAGATTCACCTCGAGCGTGTTGTCGGTTATTACCTGCCGGATCGGGATACACAATAATCTGGTTTGTATTCCGCCAGTATCTGCGCTCTAGTTCCTCTACCACTTCTTGAGTGTTCGAGTTATAGAAATAAATTTCATCAACTACCCACAATTCCCCATTGGGTTGAGGCTGCATAATCGCGCTACTCATTGGGTCAATGTTGAAATCCTGACCCACCCAGATAGGTAGTTTTGGGTTAAATGGGAAATTACCAGTGTGCACCTGACGGTCGAACTGGTGATAAACCCTACCCGACATCGTTTCGAAAGAAGCTTCAAACTCCTGACGGAAAGACTTAGGGTCCATATCCTCTCTAGCATCCTCAAGCTCTTGCTCTGGAATGAAAGGAGATGTGATTGTAGGGAACTGCCAAGAAGCCCATTGTCTCTTAGTTGAGTCTTGACCTATCGAGTACACCTCATGCAAGTGGTTAAATGCTTTTGGGGTACCGATAAACAACGCATCACCACCCGTAGTAGCAAGCGTAGGTCGAATAACCTTAGTCCAGGTATCAGGGTGCATGTCCTGAAACTCATCAAGAACAACATAGTGAAGACCAACACCACGGAGTGTATCTGGTTGGTCTGCGCCTTTGCATTCAATGATTGAACCGTTCGTTAGACGAATTGACAGTTCGGTTTCGTGGATTTTGTAAACCCACTTTTTCGGTATCGCTTCCTTGAGTTCATCCCACATGATCATCTTGGCCATGCGGTACGAAGGTGCGATATACCAAACTTTTTGTTTTGGCTTACGTACTCGAGTAACCAGTATCGTTCGAGATAGAGCTGTCTTGCCCCAACGACGACCTGCCACCACACATTTAAAACGGTGGGGATCTCGATATACCATAGCTTGTTTGGGGTGTAGGCTTACGTCCATAGTCACCCCTACTCTTCCATCAAGACTTCATCATCGTCTTCACTTGGAGCTTCACCAACATTTCCGGTGGTGAATTCCTCGAGCTGCTGTCTTTGCGACTCGCGAATTTCTTCCACATCATCCGCAGTCATTTCATTGACTGTAAATGTTGGCAAATCTTCTTCTAGGTCAGAGATGTCGTCGATACGCAAAATCTGAGAAGCCGTTTGATAGTTGCCTCTCACAATGTCAGCGATACCCTTTAGGGTTTGAACGTCATCTTTGAATGAACCTAGAGGAACATTATCTTTTGCAGACTGTTGGGCTATCAAAAGCGCACGTCTACTTAGACCATCAAGCCAAGCAAGATGGTTCTTTTGGGTGGTCAGAATCAACTCGCGAGTTTCTTCCGCCTGTTTCACCGTATCCTTTTGGATTACTTCGGCTACGGCTTTGTTGTGAAGCTCTGCGTCTTCACCTTTCTTGATGCCATCTCTCGCAAAGCGTTTGCGTAGGGACGTTTCGTTAACATCAAACTGAGTAGCCAATTCCTTGACCGTATAATCGCCCGATCTCCACATAATACAGATCGCACGATAGTCCTTAGCAGATATACGTTTCTGCTTCGGCTTTTCTGTTGTCTTATCTTCGCTCATAACTCACCAGTAGTTATGGCTGAAAGCGATAAAGAGATTATTTCGACATAGTGGCTGATGCTGACGCCAGAAACCTCGGGTACTGTTTCAACCTCCGACTTAAGGGATCACGGCAGTTTCGCATACGTCTAGACAGAGAAATTTGGTAAGAGGAACAGTGCGAACAAGCAGGTTCAAAGGGGTCAGTCTTACTACTTTGTTAACCATGACGAACAAAACGGTTCTATGTGCCATATCGAGGCGGATTAACAGAGCTTTCAAAGTCGAACGCCAAGATTAAAACTGATCCGCAAAGTTAAGTCAACGGTGACTTATTTTTATGTTACTCGAATCGTGGTTCAAATCCGCATCGTACAAGAAAATGTTAACGTTAATCGCAAAACGCTTGAAACCCCCGCCATTAAAGGGCTAAGACCGGATTTGTTTGTAATTTTGTCGTCCCTTTTATATATATCTTCTTAAAAGAAGATATATATATTAATAGAACGAGATTTTTACCCTCTCCTAGTCCAAAGACACTGCGGAAATAGATCTTATAACTCTGATTAGATCATTAGCTGCGGAACATAAAAAAAGCGTTCTAAATCGAATCAGAACGCTTTCAAATCATTTTTCTTAATCTGTGCTTAGCTTTCGAGTTCTACACTCTCAGAATCGCTTACAGCGTTTGGTCGGAATATCTTAATCGTCAGCTCAGTAGCCTTAAACGTTTGACGTGATTTACCACGACGACATTCGGTACCAACCTTCTCAGCCAAACCCTTATTGATCAGACTTCGAATTGAAAACTGCAATGATTGCTTGGTTGTCTCGTATGGAATGCGCTCTAGAATCTGATCTAGGTCAACGCACTCGACACACTCCGTTTCGTTCCCTTGCAGGATGACTTGAAGGACATCTCTTTGCTTCCGGGTGAGGTTCATAACTTCTCCAAATTTAATTGTTCTAGTGGGGGCTGATTGTCGAATACTGAAATGAGCAGTCTTTCAGGTAATTTTCGATTGCAATCAGGGTTTGTAAAAATGCCGTACACGGGGGCTGCAAAGATGAGTTGTTGTAATTCGCGCACAACATTGCCGATAGGCATCGAATTCACTTTGCTTTGTCCTGCATTTAAATTGCTTCCGGTCTTTTCACGAGCACTGTGACGGTAATAAAAATCGCGAATTTCGGTTTCAACTGACTCACGCATCAATGGGGGCATCAACGTAAGTTCCTGCATCACTCGCTCATGGTCTGCCGGATGACATTCAAAATAACGACGGAAGAATTTTAACCCTTTTGCGTAGTTAGCGGAATTCGCAAGATGAGCATGTTTGAATCCTGCTTTGGCATCAAACGGGTTAAATTTGCTCATGGACGATTGAATCTCCATGAATCGAAGCCCTTCCATACGACAAACTAGGTTGATCATTCGGTAGCTAACCCCAACACCTCGATACATGGTGTCAGTAACCACTCGAGCTACACGTCGAATGTTTTTGTTCAACCACTTGCCGCGATGGACGTTCGTGGTCTTGGTATCATTGCCGGGTTTGAGTTTAGGAAAAACTCGATGACGAGCAGCCAACATCAAAGAGACTGAGCTAGTCACTACAATTCCAACCAAGTCACCATCTTTCGACATACAACGCCAGAACCTAGCACCTGCAGGAATGGTCGAAGCCTTGTAATGCAGTTCGTGGAGTTCGTCCCAATCTTTCTTAGTGCCTCGCTCTACGTACATACCGTCGATAAGCGAAAATTTTGGTACCGGCTTTTTGATTCGTTCCACCAGCGCAATTTCATCATCCCTTAAGATCATCTTGTGCCCTCTTGATATCTACCTCGACTCGTTCACGGAATCGCTTATCTACGTAGATGGTAGGCGCAAGCTCTTCTCGCAAGTCTTTGTGAGTAGTGGCAACGATAACGGTCTTGTTTAGCTTACGAGCAAATTTCTGGATACTGAACGCAACGACTTTCGCGGTAGTACGGTCAAGAACGGCACCAAATTCATCAGCTACCCAAACCTTCGCATCGCTGCTCAATAGCTTGGCAATACGGAATCGATAAAGCTGACCATCCGATAGTTCGCTAGGTTTGCGAATGAACAGGTATGCATCGTTCAAACCTGCAAGACTCAAGATTCGAATAGCTTCTTCGGTTGAATTGCCTACTTGGTCAATTAGAGGTTTCTCTTCAAGCTCTACAGCATCGATGTTTGCCACTTCACATTCGTTCGCAAGCATCACCGCCAGTTCCTTAAGCAGTAACGACTTACCAGAACCGGACTGGCCCGTGATGTAGACGACATCGCCCTGCTCAATTTCCAGTTGGAAATCGTCATAGACCACAAACTCTTTATCCTGTAGTCCCAGACCAAAAGACTCTGCACATTCAAGTACGCGATCAGAACGTTCTACCGAAGATTTGAATTTCTTATAGACTCGATACTTACGCATCCTTTTTGCCCTCGCTAAAATCGAGAGCGGCACACTCAATAGCAAAGGCTTCTGCGCTACGATGATACGCCTCTAGGTCGCCCACTTTTGACATTGCATCTTCAAAGGCAATCGACTCACCAACATCTTGGTTGTAATCCTCAATGTTGATGCAGTGAGACTCACCAACGACCTTGTGACCATTGTTAAGAGTAACTACCGCGATTGTCGTGCCATGCACCACAGCAAAGTGCTTCTCTGCAACCATGAAGTAAAGTTGGTCTGCTGTGATTTGGTCTTTCTTGAACTCTTCTACCGAGTCGTAGTGAGATTCAAATACAGATTTAGGATTTACGTAGCAGTAACCTTCTTCGCTAGAAACGTAGTAATCACCCTTAATTGGTAGATAGCGAGAAACCATCTCGCTGGATAAGACTTTGTTCTGGCCATCTTCTAAAGTGGCAATCAAAGAACCGCCTAACTCTTCGATTGATTTAATCTCTAGAGCCTCGACGATACGTAGTTTTGAGTAGAATTTTTTCATGTTAAGTCACCGCTTACTTATCTAATTTGGTAAATGAATCCGCATGAGCAACTAAAGCGTCTAGCCCTTTAGTCATATGCTTTGCTTCGATGTGCGCCATAAAACGAGAAAGCAAACGAGCTTCTTTGGTGGTAACCATTTTGCCGTTAAAAATCTCAGCTAAAGGCACTGGTCGCTCATCGGTTTCTTCTATCGCTTGGCGTGTTTCATTGGCTTTTTCTTCGACTTCTACCGATAGGTCACCAGACAGAGCACCTAGTTCAATCTCGCCCAAATCTTCCGTTAAGAACTCAAGCTCTCGCTCTCCGAAGATACCCAACATATCAATGCCGAAATCATGCAAGGTACGTAGCTCACTCTCCAACAGCTCCGTATCAATAGCACCTTCCGCTACCTTGTTGTCTGCGAGTCGGAGTTGGTTTGCTTTCTCTTCCGAGATGCCCTCAAGTTTGACCACTGGCACTTTTGTAATGCCGTAACACAGTGCAGCAAGCCTCCGGCCGTGACCAGCAATAAGCACGTTATTGCCATCCACAATAACAGGAGCAGTCCAACGACCATCTCCGTCAATAGATGAACAAATTCGAGCAACTTGCTCATGAGTGTGGATCTTGACATTGTTCTCATACGGTACTAAATCCTTTACTGCAATTAGTGGGATTGCGTCAGGCATTTTGATTTGACCTGGCTTGTGCTTAGGTGCGAACTGAACCTCTCGAATCCACTCTTTTTCTACTTTGGTAACTGCCATTACGATGCCTCGTTATAATCATCATGCGAGTAAACAATATGGGTTAGAGCGTCACCTGCATTCGTTAACTGGTCTGACTCTGTGTACCCTTCTTGGTGTTGAACCTTTTCTACGAACTCTTGAATTCGTGCTGCATCTTCCACTGATACCTTGAAGCGCATAATTTGGTGAGTCTTAACCGCTTTGGAAGACACTGCATCTAGGTCTAACGTGTTAACGTCATCGTCATCCAAACCCAATGTATCTAGGTCGATATCGACATCATGTTCGAAGATGTTCTTAACCTCTTCCTCAGAGATAGGCATGATTCCGAAGATCTCTTCTGCACTGCCGATTTCCTTGAAAACCTCAGAAAGTAGTTCGAGATTATCTTCGCCATAACGACCGTTATCCACTAGACCAACTTTCATGGCATCTTCATCTGAGATGCGACCCAAATTAGTAACCGGTATCTTGCCAATACCCAGACGAACGGCAGATTGTGAACGGTGCTCACCACCTAGTATTTCAAGGCTTCCATCTTCCAATTCGCGAACGATAACTGGACGAACGAAACCAAGCGTTTCAATAGATTTATCCAGCTTATCTTCGTTCAGGATGTCCATCTGATTGGGGTTCCAAGGGTTTGGTTTCAGCGTAGACGGGTCACAGTAGATAAGCTCTAGCTCATTCTGGTGCTTCATAAAACAGTTCTTCTTGTTAAGTCAGTAGTGACTTATACTATCTATAAGAAATTGTACTAGCAAGGAACACAGGGAGAAACAATGGGTAAAGCCACTATTACCGAATTTGAACTGAAAGAGCTTCAACAGATGAGCAAACAAAACCGCGCTCTATTCCTCTTATCGAAAGGCGTTCATGCTGAATACTGTATCTATGAAGATCCAAAATCTGAATCCTTTCAAATGACAGGCGGTTGGTTTGTTCTGGTTGGAAACAACTTGATCACTGACGAAAGTTATAGCTCTGAAATGAATGCTATTGACGAGGGGTTAAAGCTATTAGAGCACTACGCTCGGGGGAAACATCTTGATCGTTAAAATAGCGCACAATGCGGTTCACGCTCGACTTATTAAGCCATCTCGAGAAGTGCGTTTACTTGTGTCAGATATGCTTTCTTTTAAAGTTGATGGTGCAGACTTCGTAAGCACTACCAGTTGGGACGGCTCAAGCTCATTCTATGCAATGAAGACCGATTCATTCCCTGCCGGATTTGTTCGACTAGTAAAACGTAAGCTCGAGTTGAGCGGTCACAAAACACAAGTCGTTAGCAAAGCAGCACCAGAACCATTAGGCGAAACTCTTCTCGCACCTCCGGGTTGGGAACCTGATGAACGTTACTCTTATCAAGCCGAAACCGTTCGCAGACTTATCTCATTAAGAGCAATGATCGCTCGAGTCGCAACAGGTGGTGGTAAGTCTATTATTTGCCAGCTTGCTTACCTAAAAATCAAACGCCCTACTCTTTTCGTTACCACTCGAAAATCTCTGATGTACCAGATGGCAGAGGGCTTTGAAGAGATATCCGGCCTTCGTAGCGGCATCATCGGTGACGGGCAATTTAAACCTGCTCATATCACTTGTGCAACGGTAGATACGCTAGTCTCTCGACTTGAAGTTACTACCGCAGATACTTATCTAACTAAACGTTTAGAAGCAATCGAAGAAGAAGCATATAAAGCGTCTAAAAACGCTCTCAAGCGCGCCAAGCTTCCCTCTAGCGACAACATCATTAGAACAGCTCCCGACAGCGTGAAAGAGCATGTGAGAATCGTTAAGCAAGCAGCGATAAACGCGGTACGCAGTCAGTACCCGAAAGAAGCTCTCTGGAAAGAAGCCGTTGCCAAATCAGAACGCCAGAACAAACGAAGACTAGAAACCATTGAGTTCCTAAAGACCATCGAGTTTGCAGTACTTGAGGAAGCTCATGAGGTTTCGGGTAATGGGTACTACGACATAATGAGTCACTGTACTAACGCCCATTATCGTCTTGCTCTAACTGCTACCCCATTCCTTAAGGACTCTCAAGAAGCGAACATGAGACTCATGGCCTGTACTGGACCCATTGGTATTCATGTTTCCGAGAAAGACCTCATCGATAAAGGCATTCTGGCAACTCCATACTTCAAATACATCGCTATCAACAAGGTTGCTGGCGTCAATCGTGGTACGCCCTGGCAACGAGCCTATAAATCGGGCGTGGTCGATAACATATCTCGCAATACTCACATCGCAAATGAGTGTAAACGAGCAAAAAGCTACGGGCTTCCTGCAATGGTTCTTGTACAGCACAAGGAACACGGCAAGAAGTTGGAATCTCTCATCTCCAAGAGTGGCCTAAAGGTGTCATTCATATTCGGGGATCATGTTCAGGAAGAACGAAAAGAGGCTTTAACAGCCCTAAAGAACGGTCACATTGATGTTTTGATAGGCTCAACAATCCTAGACGTTGGTGTAGATTGTCCGGCTGTGGGTTTAGTCGTTCTAGCTGGTGGCGGTAAAGCGGAAGTTAACCTTCGTCAGCGTATTGGTCGTGGTCTTCGAGCTAAGAAGATGGGTCCCAATGTCTGCTTTGTGGTGGACTTTATGGATACCGGAAACAATCACCTCATAAAGCACTCGCGTATGAGAAGAGAGATCGTAGAAGACACACCGGGCTTTGTCGAAGGCATAGTTACTGGTGATTTTAATTACGAGAAAGTTGGCTTTTCAAAAGTCGCATAAGGGAAGCATGATCAAGTATTACGTAGATGGACAGTTTGTAGCTCAGGTTCGTAGCAATGGTGGGCGAATGCCTTTGGCCACAATTGTGAATTCAGAGCGCAAGCCTATTACTGTTCGACCAGAACCTAAGAAGAAATAACACAGGGGCGTAAGCCCCTTTTTAGTATGAAGACTTACGTAGCGATCGGTGATACCGACAATCCAAAATTTCATAAGCTTGCGAAACTCTTTGCCGCTCGAATGCGTGATAAGGGTTTCACTCTCATAACATGCCATCGAGAACTAGAAGACAGTTTGATGATTGGTGCTAAGGGACATGGCTATCGATTTTCAGATAAGGATTTAGACTTTCCCGGTGTCATTACCAAGTTCACCGAGTTCGACAGAATTAAAATGAGATCACTCGACCCTGCCATCATCATGAAGCCAATTGCCGAGCAAAAGCTTGCTGCAATGGCTTATCAGATGCTTTTAGGTTTGGATTACTCCGGTAATCGTGCAAAGTTTCTAATTCTTTTTAACGGTGACAGGGTAACAGAGACTACTATAAGAATTGCCAATAAACAGGGCATCAAGATAGTAGATGTTAGTAAGAAATCCGGTCTTGAGTTTGTGATGAAGGTGATCAAGTCGTAAATTCTTTATTTACCTATTCTCTCAGACTAATATAAGCATAAGTCACAACTGACTTAACAAGATGAACAAAAAGGAGTAAACAATGGTTATTTCATTCAATCAGCTACACCAACTTATCGAGCAAGGCGTTATCGACGCTCTACCTGAGAACGTGAACGCAGCATCAATCGATATTCGAATTGGTGATGAAATCATGATTGAAGACACGGTACGCACCGACCAAGTTGTAATTGATTTAGACCAAAAACAGGCACCCAATCTTAAGAAGATCAAGGTTGGTGAAGAAGGTGTCGTAATCCCACCGGGTGCTTTCTTCCTTGCTACCAGTATCGAGACGTTTAACCTTCCAGATACCATATCTGCTGAATTCAAACTGCGTTCGTCAGTGGCTCGTTCTGGTCTTCAACACATGCTTGCAGGTTGGTGTGATGCAGGTTGGCATGGCTCTCAGCTAACTATGGAATTCAAAAACGAACTACGTAACCACTCTATGCTTGTGAAGCCGGGTATGCGTATCGGCCAGATGGTTTTCTTCGAGCATGAGTCAGCAAGCGAAGGTTCTTACGCCATCAAAGGCCGCTACAACAACCAAGTAGGCGTTCAAGAAAGCAAAGGTATTTCGTGAGTTAGTGTAAAAATAAGTAAGCGGTGACTTTACTTATATTTTGCAGGTGTTATGGTCTTTTCAATAACATTAGCCATTCGTGGGGAGCTTAGCTCCCCTATTTTTTTATATGCATAAATCAGACATAGAATACGGACAAGTTCTTCTTACGGGTGAGATAGCTTTTTATCTCCAACACCCAAAAGGTCGCCTCATCACTGAAAAAAACAAAGCGGAATTTCTCAAGAAATGGATCGGTAGACGCTTAAAGCAAAACATCGATAACTCTGCGGTTAAGAAGTGCCTTAAGGCAATAAGAAACGACAAAAGAATAGCTGTTAACTGGACTGCTGCACTGGACGTCTATAACAGGCACGTAAAGCAATGCCGCAAGTTTGCTGCTGAGAAGACTAATGATCGTCAACTGCTCGATACCGTTGTTAAACGACTCGATGATGAGGGTTACTGCGTCAAAGAAAACGTTCAGATTGGAGCCACGTTCAATGAGGCCGAGAACATACGACACAAGAACTCTGGTGCTTTTCTAGTGATGGAGGCCGTCAATCAAGAGTTTGAAGATGGCACTGTGCCAACTGGGCGATACCTTAGATTTTTAGTTACGTCCAAGAACGTAATGATGCGGTCTGTAGCTCTATTGGAAGATGCTTGCTTCCCTGTTCAATGTACTGAGCGCGAGGGGATCATCGCTGTTCGTTCCGCACAGGAGCATATAGGGATGGTTTTAGGAATGCTTGGAGAGAATCAAGATGACCGAAATTAGAACTGAAAAATTACCCCATGATAGTAGCCCTAGTTGCCCCAACTGTAGGAAGACCTTAGATGGCTTTACAAGTCTACAGGGGTCATCTCCATCAGTGGGTGACGTTACTATCTGCCTTTACTGCAACTCTACGCTCGAGTTTGTGAACATACTTGGCAAACTAGACCTAAAGCCGGTATCAGCCGATGCCTTAATGGGTGTGGACTTTGTTGAGTTACAGCAAAATCGAAATCTGGCGAGTGCAGTGTTTAATGAAAAACAATATATGGATAAAAAATGAAATTTTTAAGAACAAAAGAAGAGTTTATTCGAGTAGATCAGATCTTATTAGCGTTTGAAGGTGAATATCTCGAGCGTGAACACTCGATTTTCTTACTTAGAAAGGGTAAGAGAGAATTAGAGAAATTTACCATTCCAAGATCTTATCCGTCTCAAGTTAACCTTAAAGAGCTTGGGCTAGAAAGCAAAGACATTAGCCCAGCCGATCATCAAGACTCTTTAGTTTTCGCAAGAAGAGAAATTTGGGACAAAGTGATTTCATTTAAGGATATTGAAACAGGCTGTTTGCTGACGTTTGATATCTTTAAGGATAATGCTGAATTTGAATATGATGCCGCGTTCAAATTAAAGGTTTCAAGCCTAATTTCTCACCTTAATTCAGCACTTAATAAATAAACTTTGATAGTTGTTTGGGGGCGTTAGCCCCCTTTTTTACGCCTCGATATTCTTCTTGTTTTTACCAATCTTAAATTCCAAAGCAACAACACTCCTGCCCTGTTTGATCGGTTCGTAAGTTACGAAAATATCAGAGGTATCGTTGATCTCTTTGATACACGGTTCAAGTATCTTTGAACGTAGGAATTTAAAGGCGTTGTAGCTCGCTCCTAGCATCAAACGCTCTCGGATGAACCCTAGCTCCATTTTTCGTCTACCAAGCTTCTCATGCTGTTTGAAGAGCTGATAGAAGCGGTATGAGTACTTCTTCTGGAAATCCGTAACGTATTCTAAGCCGTAAGCCGTGTAATCGTGCAAAAGCATCTGGAAGAAAGGACGAAGATCGTGGTTAAGTTTTAGGGTAACTGTTCCCGTTCGGTGCTGAATTCGAGCCGTAACCCAGTTAATGTCTGCCTTTGAACCATCTTCCTCGTTGTATATCCATAACTTCTTGTCACGAATTCCGTTTACAGCCTTGCGTAATTCACCGTAACTGCGGTCTTGGTTTATCTTAAAAGCACGAGCAAAATCAGGTGGGGATATCTCGAAATAAAGGTCATGTTCCTTCAAATCTTGCACTGTACTAAGTGCGAATAATATCAGTCTAAGCTCCTGTAATTTCAGGTCAAACGCAGCCTCTATAAGCTCATTGGCTTGCGTTATATTCCTCACTTCTTTCTTCATGAGTTCTCTCTGTGTGTAGTGGTGTTAGAGTAGAATACATCGTAACAAGTAGAACGCAATAGTACGATTTCTACCCTACTTGTATAAGCTGTGGTTAACGTGTACATAACCCTGTATAAGCTGTTATATCTACAGCGAATCTATATACCCTTAACAGCGAAAACGTATACCCCAAACAGCGAATCTATATACCCTTGACAGCGAATTCGTATACCTAAACCCCCAAATCACAGCGAAAACGTATACCTTTTGTTCTGTAACTATATGATCTTATTCAGGAAAAACAGCCCTAAAATATTAAAATATAAGATCTTAAAAGAATAGATCTTAAAATAGATCTTAAAATATATTCTTTATAGAAAATAAAAATAGCAGGGTAAATTTTAGAGATAAGTAACTGGTGATTATTTCACCTAACAGATCTAGCGATCGGTTATTTGAAAAACTACTACTCGATCGTGAAATACTTCGACGCTCTGAATCGCACGCTAAGCACTGGTTCTTGAATAACTTGAACACTGAGTCAAAGAAATATAAAAAACTCGATAGAGAGCGATTTAGACGCGTTCTGATAGATTTACAGCGCAAGATCATAATGCAAGATCGATAATGATCAAAAACCGATCATCTCATTGATTTTAAAGGACAGCGAATCTTTCTACCTTTAAATGTGAAACGGATCACAGCGAATTCTTATACCTGTTAACGTATACAGCGAATTCTTCTACCTTTAAAAAAGGAGGCTTAAAGCCCCCTTAAATCAATCACTTGCAACCATATTCTGCTTGGCATTTAGCATCTGATAGAACTTAGCTCGGCTAATTCCGAGGCTCTTAGCAATCTCCGTCTTTGAGCTTCCCTGGCTCACCCATTCGCTAACTTCCTCTAGTGTGAAGTCAACGGTGACAGCAGGACGGCCTAGCACCTTGCCCTTGGCTTTAGCTTTGGCTAACCCCTCTGCTTGTCGCTCTAGAATCAACTCACGTTCCATTTGAGCTACTGTTGCCAAAATTCCTAGTATTCCTTTCTGAGTTGCGGTCATTTTGCTGTAGAACTGCAAACCATCTTTGTGAAATACGATATTCACGCCTCGAGCTGTTAATTCTTCAACAAGCTTTACGGCATCGCCAGCACCGGAACGACAAACGCGATCTAGTGAGTGAATGTGGAGCGTATCGCCATCTCGTAGATATTTTAGACAACTTTGCAATTCAGGACGCTTAATTGTGCTTGCTGATAATTTTTCCTCAAAAACACGATCAAGCTGTACACCATCTAATTGCCTGTCTGTGTTTTGATAAGCTGCTGATACACGAATGTACCCAACATTTTGTCCATTTGTAGTACTCATAGCCCCTACTCTGTCTATTAAACTCTAAGAGAGCCTAGACAATACGTGTCTATAAATTAAAAATCAATTTAAATAGACATACCACTCCATACTGTCTAAAAAGTGTGGTTTTGTAGACAACTCCTTTGGGCAAAAATGGGTGGTTTCGTTAAGGGATGCCCTTTTGTAACCGATTTATTTTGAGAGGTGGGTTTACAGGTGTAAGTCCTTGTGCTGAGTGATGTTATAATTAGCTTCACACTAACAAGGAGAAATCATGACAGAACATGAATTTAAAAAGCTTGAGAAGATGGCACTATCGGTTTCAAGTTACGCTTCACAAAGGGCTGCGCAATCAGAAATTAGGGAAATGGAGTTCTTTGCAAACACTCTCAAAGAACCATGCGATTCATACCTTAACGAAAAGCTCTCGAATGTAGTCAATGACGCCAAAGAAGCCTGTAAACAAGGTGTTGAGGCCGACTTCAAGATGTCATGTTTAATGACAAGCCTTTCTAAGTTGCAAGGAGCAATGGGGTCTGCAAAAACTCGAGCTGAAATGTTTGGGTAAGGCGGTTGTCAAAGAGGGGCATTAAGCCCCTCTTCTTACAAGCAAACTCCGTGACTAGTACCGTCCGGTAGCTCGATATCGATTTTCAGTTTACAGCCAGCTGCTTCAACGTAACGCTTCAAAGAAGTCAGACGTAGGTTCTGACCTTCCTTCTCCAAGTTCGCTACTGTCGGTTGAGTAATACCCATAGCTGTAGCAAGCTCAACTTGAGACAGTTTTGCAATCTTGCGAAGCTCAGCTAGTTGAAGGTCAAACAGCATTTCCTCTGTTTTAGCTTTTGCTGCTTCTAGCACCTCTGGTGCCATTTTCGCGTCAAGTGCGCTTAGTGGATTGCTCTTAGCCATTTTTCAGCTCCTCTAGATGCTCATCGTACTCTGCATCGGCCATTGGGATCATGTCTTTGTAGAATCGTTTATCTCCGGTTTTATCTCCACCGCACAAAACGATACCTGTTCTAGTTGGGTCAAAAGCAAAGAAAATGCGAATTGGTTTTCCGTTGCTCTGAACTCGTAGCTCTTTCATGTTTGTGTGCTTTGAGCCATTGAGTGTGTCAGCGTGAGGTCTTGGTAACTGTGGACCCTTTTCGACTAACAAACCCAAAGAAGCACGAACGTTTATTTGGTCATCTGGCTCTAAACTTAAGAACCAATCGTCAAACAACTCTCTAGTTGATACGTCCCACATAACTCTCTCTGCAATGAATTATAGAACATATTCTATATAGATCAAAGTCTATATTCAACATTAGCCATCATGTTTTTGTCACGTATTGTGTAACTTGGTTAAGCGATCATGGTTGACCATCTCTTATGCTTGTATAATCATAAGGTAACCCCTCAAAGAGACTAAGAGATGGATCCGAAGAATCTAGACAAGGTAATCAACAAGATTTCCAAAATGTCAGAAAAAGAGATGAGTGATGTGGCTAGTGAAATGGCGCGTTATGAAGGCGACCGAGAAGCTAAAGAGTTTGGTATCGAACGACTAACCATTCTTACCTCTTCTGACACTGAGATACTCCTAATCAAACCAAATCAGTTGTTCCCATCATGGCAGCTCAATTTATTCGGGAGTGGCAGTATTAATTTTGATGGCCAGCCGGATTTCGAATGTAGTGAAATTCCCGGAAGCCTTTATAGATTCGCTGTCAAAGACGGAAGTGTGACTTATTGGGCTGATGCTAAGGATAGATTTCAGTTAGACAAGATTTCTAAGTTTGTCGGAGTTGAGATAGTTAACCCAATTGAAACTAGCTCATAAAAAAAGGGCGCATAATGCGCCCTTTTGGTTAGTCGGCCCTACAGTAGCTCTTCATTTTCAAAACTGAACGTTATGTCAGAGAAGCAGAAGAGCTGATCGACTTCTTTATGATTTTTGCTCTTGTGTTGTCGTAAATTAAGTTGAACAAAAATGCGTAAACCGTGAGGAAAAGTGAAACGCCAACGTCCATCCAAAATGCTTCCATAAAACCAACACCTAAGATGTGTGCTATCACTGGTATCGTTAGAACCAACAAGCCAATCTCAAATAAGGTTACGTGAAACACGCGAAACAAAAATGTACGTTTGGTTTTATCCCCTTTTGCGAACTGATCAAAAACCCAGTTGAAAACAAAGTTCCAAATCATCGCTATCGTAGCTACCATGATCATAGTACCGGACAGTGCGCTAGTATCATGGTTCGTAAATAGTGCTAATCCAACTATTGATATTATTACGGCTAAAACTTCAAATAATATCGCTTGAAATACTCGCTCCAGAGTTCCCATTTGCTTAATCTCTCTTTGTGTAGTTTGCACTAAGTGTGCTGAATAAGTGAGAGCGATTATATGAGTACGTTTTCGGGGTTTGTCTCAATCTAAAGTATGAGATGTCGAGTTAATTAAAAAATATGAACAGAAGTTTTTATTTTCATTCGAAGGTACAATTGAAAAATAGGGGTAAACTTACCCCTTACCGATTTATCAGCGTCTTTCGTCTTAATAATACAGTCACTAGTGACTTAGTTAAAGGGTGATTTATGGCAGATAAACCGAGAGCTGGCCCTGCGTGGGCTGCGCAGATGGCGACAGTCATTGTGACAAGCGTAACGATGATGGTGGGATGGATTGTTTTTACGGTAAACCAGAACCAAATTTCAATCGTTGCAATTGACCAAAGGCTTGAAGCTATTTCGGAACGAAGTGATATGAGAGCAGGTCATGTGGATGATGAACTCTCAAGTATCAGCAAGAAACTCGACAGCTTGACTGACATTTTAATTGGAGAAATTAAGATTCAGTCAGTTGCTAAGGTTTCTGAAGATGACAACAAGGATGCAGGGGGCTAAGCCCCCTTTTTTATATTTGAGGAATGGAAAGTATGGAATGGAAAGTAGAATCGCACAGCTCAACAACGTGGGATGAAGTCCTTTATGTAGAAGACACTACAACCGAGAGATTAGGCACTTTCGATGTGCGCAAGTACACCTTTGAGAAGAAAGGCGACAAGAAGATTGCCGCATTCGCAGAGGGCCACACTCGAATTGCTCCAACCTGGGCGATGATGTACCTCTCTACCCTCTCTGGTTGTCCAGTGGGTTGTAAGATGTGCGGAACGGTAGGAACGTTCGTAAACAAACTATCTGCCGAGCAGATGATTGACCAAATCGAGATCATGATGCAATGCATGACCCTTGATGAAGCCGACATGGATAGTCTTTTGATTAAGTGGATGTACATGGGCGAACCAATGCTCAACGCTCGAGAGTACACCAAAGCACTTCGGTACATTCTAGAAAAGTACCCTAACTGGAATCACGTAATCTCTACCACCTGCCCTAGCGTAGACTTCGAACCTCTTTATGAGATTGGTCGCGACTTCGGGGATCGTATTGAGTTCACTATCTCAATTCATGGCATTTCTGAGCTAGAACGTAATCAGGTTATTCCATTTCAAGGCAAGATGACGCTGCAAGGTGCTATCGAAGTTGGTGAGAAGTGGTTTGATATTACTGGTCGCAAAGTCAGTTACTCATACAACCTACTAAACTCTCGAGAGAGTGAATCCGAAGTTAAGACGCTGGTGGAGTTGTTTGACGTAAACAAGTGGATTCCATGTATTCAGTACATGCACACCATCGACGAAGACCAAGTGGACAACGAAAACCGCAATCATATTGAATGGTGTGATGCTGCTGACGCGAAAGTTGATGCCTTTATGGAAATGCTTCGTCAGCGTGGTTACTCGCGAACGCAAGGTTACTACACTAATCGAGATGAGCTTAAACGAGGTTGCGGCTCTCTAATTGAATTTCAGAGTTACCTTAAACGATAAGTAAAAAAAATCCCCACGAGTAGTCGGTCGTGGGGATGTTGTGCAACAAAAGTTTCTTTTGTCCATAGATCGTTTAAATGAATATATCTCAACACAAAGGTTAAGTCACTAGTGACTTTTGTATTTTCTTGGCATCATAAGCTTGTTTGTTCATTGAAACATATTTAGCATCGATCAATAATCGACCATCGATCGGCGGGAGAAATACATGAAGAGATATAATAACCACTGTCGAGATGATGGATTATCTAAAAAACTAGCCCCAGAGTCGTGGAAAGCGGCAGATGGAAAGCGATATAAACAGTGGAAAGCATCACTTGGAGAACCAAGTGAATTTGAAGAAAGAACCTACCCTGAATGGATAGAGATGTTCGAGCAGCTAGAGAGCCTATTTTATCTCGAGCAATTCACAGGTCGTCTATTTCACGAAGTCATGCTCGATTTAGAGATGGTTCAGCCAGTTAGAACTTTGGCTCTTGCCGCAAGACACGTTCAGGCGAACGTTATGATTGACGAGCTAAACAAACGCTGCGACCTAGTGACGGAATTACAAGGCAAGCTTAGAGCGTTGGGAGTTGGTTCTATATCGGTTGGTTACATTGCTGACAATTCAATACCGGACAAGCAAATAGATAAGGCTAATAAGATTATCGAACAGCTTAAGAGCGGTGAGATTCAACCTAGAAAAACGGGTAAGCATGGGTACATGTCGATTCAGGTAGGGAATAAATATCGACTGTTGAACAAAGGCGACGGCTACGAGCTGTTAAGCCACGAATGCTATAACCGAGTTATCGACGAATAAAATAAAGGGCAGAAACTCTGCCCTCTTTATCGCTTTTAGCCATGCATTTATGCCTTTCTAAATCATACCCTGTCATTTTCCTTATAGCCATCCCATAATGTCCCAATTTGTACTCAAGGGACTCCATCAGTGAAATTAAGCCTAATCGCAGCCATGACTCGAGATAGAGTTATTGGCAAAGACAACGAAATGCCGTGGCATCTTCCTGCAGACTTCAAATGGTTCAAGCAATGCACTATGGGTAAACCAATCATCATGGGCCGAAAGACTTATGAATCGATTGGACGTCCATTGCCAGGGCGAACCAACATCGTTGTTAGTCGTGACCCAGAACTTAAAATCGAGAACGTGAAAACATTCACTAGTATTGATGATGCGATTCGCTCTGTAAGCGAAGCAGAAGAGATTCTAATCATCGGGGGAGACTCTATCTATACTCAGACACTCAAACGAGCAGACCGACTCTATGTGACGATTATAGATACTGGCTTAGAGGGAGATGCTTTCTTTCCGGATTACGATTTGAAGGATTGGAACATCACTCATCGCGAGATGCACTATGCAGATGACAAGAACGCCTACGATATGAAGTTTCTTATTCTGGACAAATAAAAAAGCCCACCGTTTGGTGGGCTTGCTTATTGAGTTAGATTAGCAGCGAGATTTCTCCAAGTTGAATTTCAACTCACCAATCTCTTCTTGCTGTGGAGAGTTACCAACAAACAGGAAGCACTTAGTTGCAATAACCTCTTCGTCTGATGACTTCTCATCGCCAAAGTGGAAAGCAGTGCCCTTAAGAACGTGGTTAACACCATCTTCACTAATTACGTGATGATCGATATTGCTCATAGCTAGGTCTGTATTCATAGCGGCTTTTAGGTTCTCAACATCATTGGTGCTGATATTGCCATAGTGAACGTTAATCTCTTGGCCACCAGCCTCAATCACAGCCTTCTCGCTTTTCTCTTTGCCTTCGATAGCTGCCTTGCCATAGACAATGCCGTTTGCACTCTGCACTGCCCCTTTGACACCACTTAGTACTGACTCCCGAGCATCGCTCTGTAGATTAAGGAATCGCGGAGCTGCGGTAACAGCGAGAATGCCTAAACAGACAATAACGACCACTAATTCAATTAGCGTAAAGCCATTTTGCTTTTTCATCTTGTTACTTACCTACGTTGCCATATAGATGGATTGTTACGATACCTAACACAATCAGAAGCATCCCTAAAAGTGTCGCGTTGTTCGGAGCAAATCCTCGATAGATACTGACCATAGCTAACAAGACAATTCCCCCACCTGCCCATATTGCGTAAGTGATAGGAATCGGCAGTACTTTTGCTGTCATGGATAACAAGTACAGTGCTGCCATATAGAGCACTCCAACCCAAAGGGTTGGAAATAGCTTTGTGAATCCCTTAGTTACAGGAATCAAAGTTGCGGCGCAAACCTCAAGAATGATGCCTAATATCAAATAAAACCAGTGCATAAATTACCTCTGAAAAGTTAAAAAACAATCACTAATACAACAACAATTGCTAATACAGCGGCAGCACCCAACAAGAACCCCCATTGGAGGAAAAAGTGACTGTCGATTAGCTTGTCTAGCTGAGATTGAATTTGAGAAGCCTCTTTGATGGCCTCAAGCTTTTCTCGGTACAACTCGCAGTTTAACTGACGAGCTTTTTCTTTCTGCTCTTCGGGTAAACCGGCTGGATTTGAAATGTAGTTGTACGTGTACTTCTCAATTGCCATATGTGCAGATTCCTCCGCTTCAATGCGACTTTTATTCAAGGTACGGTACAACCAAAGGACTTGAATGAAGTTCCTCATAGTTGTTCTCTTTGTGTAGTGTTAGTGAGCTTATATTGTGCAGTGTTTGACTAGGCATTACTAGTATAAGAAGTGGGGTTTTAGGGGGTATTCCGTAGGTATAAGGAAAGCGATTTTTTTATAGGCTGGGACTGGAACCTTCCGGGTCGAAGCATCAAGCCCGTATATGGGGAAATGACAAAAGCTAAATGAGGGGAGCTATCAACTCCCCTTGTTACTTAGTTGTTAAGCGCGTTCAATATCGGTTTCGTCTAGCTCAATTTCTGCACTCTCTGGAAGCTTGCTGATTAGAGCGGTTTTAGCTAGTAGGTCTTTAGTTACTACGTGATCAAGGTCTAGAGTGTAGAATGATTCTCTAGAGATCTTCTCTTCACTCATTGCACCTAAGCAGTTCATTGCATGGAAGCAATTACGTGTCCACGTTCTCGCGCTCTCTGGTGTGTAGTTCGTTTTTGTTGTCTGACTAATACACTTGCGCACAATAGCGGTTTGAATATCGCGAGCTGACACCGTAGCGCGTTTGGTGAAGCATTCGAAGAACACAAAGAAGCATTCACGCTGGACAGCTTTATCACCTACGATGTTTTGAACAAAGGCTAATAGCGTATCGAATGCGTAGATTGAGCTAGTAGATAGAACCGCGCTCTCATGGTCTTTGCAGTGTTTGAAGACGTACTTTTGAGCCTCTTTGCTGCACTTCTCAAACTTAGTTAAACGCTTCTTACGAGCTGCCGCGTTGTGTACGTTATCACGTAGCTTCTTAAGAGCTTCTTTGTGTTGTTCTGTTTCTTGCGCTTGTTCGTTGTGTGCAATGATATCGTTAAGCTTAGCGTTGCGCTCTTCAACTGCTGTAGATACTGATTTAAGCGATAGTTTGATAGTTGCGTTAGTCATAATAGTTACTCTCTTAATAAGTGTATGTAATGCGCTTAATGCGCTTGTTTGTCGTTGTCGTGTTGACGAGATGAATAATAGCAAATCCTGCGACTTCGTAAAGTAAAAAATCATAAAAAACTTAACTTTTATTAAAGTATTTACGAGGTGCTTTGGAAGTGACTGTTTCCGCAAGGAAAGAAAGTGGAGCGAGGGAGAAAAAAGACCTAGATAAAAAGGACTAAACCTTTGACCTGACGTTACCTTAGATTTCCACGATTGGTATCAAACGGTCTAAAAGCTAAAGCCATCTAAAGAGATTCCCATGGTACTCATGCCCTCCACCACGGCATTCAGACGTTCCCAAGCTCATTTCAGTGGTAATTGCCCCTATACGGTTTTGCTCCCGTACCCAAAATCGGGAAAGAATTGGGTTTTGAAGTCCCACGGTAGAACAACCAAGGCATGACCGGAGCTGGTGGAGGAAGTTCCAAGGTTAAGAGAGTCCCTTGGTTGCGGCACTGAAAGTCCCATGGTGTTTAGTTCAGATACAAAAAAGCCTCTCTAGTGTTGAGAGGCTTTATGTTTAGAAGAAGTAAGCTAGTACAAGACCAGCGACGACAGCGAGTGCCATTACAACGAACTCGCTATTTTTTCTAATAGCGTTAGCCATTTTGCTTCTTTTCCCCATACGTTAAACACCTTTGCTACTGCGTAGACCCAGAATGTGGTCTTGAGCGCAATTGCGATACTCTCAAGCTTAAGCTTGGTAGTTTCCCATTTGAGCTTCTTTGCGTTAGCGGCTCTTTCTTTGTGCACCAATGACACTGTATACCTCTTAATGTATATCAGAGTTCTTATACTAGCAACGCGAGTCAGGGCAATCGGGTCGGTAGTCAGCACCTCATCAATAGTGCCTTGATGTAGTTCCCATGGTATTTGCATCAGATATTAAAAGGCTACCGCTTGGGTAGCCTGATAGCCAGAGACCGTTAGACCGTGACTAGTGAACCTCTTTACGTTTGGAGTACTTACGCTTTTTAGGTTTGGTGATTTCAATCATCTTCTTGAGGGTTTCTTCAACTGGTTCGTCGAACTCGGTTCTGAGGACATATAGCCAGTCTCTAGTTAGTTTGGCTTTAGCTTCTTTGGCGTCTTGTCTTTCTTTGGCGGAGGGGATGAATTCTTGGAGTACGTCTGCCAGTTCTAGCAAGGCGTTGTCGGGTAGTTGTTTTAGCATGGCTCGGGTTCTTCGCTGCCCCTGCCCTAATACCTCAGCTATATGGTCAGAAGGTGATTTCTGCTTGAAGGTGTAGTGATCCATAGTGTTTCTCTTTGTGTGGTGTAAACCTATCCGTGTGTGCTTTAAAAAAATAGGGGCCGCTAAGCCCCGCACACACAAAGAGATCGGAGCGTGTCGCTCGTCTCAATTCATGTTCTTATATTAACAGCGTTACTCAGGTAATTAAAGTCACCACTGACTAAGTGCCTTGGTGATGCCGGATAAGGCGGAGAAAGCCCCATGGTGTTTGTACGAAACAGGCACTCTACCTATACGGATTTCGCCCCTTTCTCCGGTTTTCAGGATAAACCACTTTCTCCATCGAGGTGGCGCGATATTTTCTACCTTGGCCAGAAGAGGTAAACCTATTAACCGTGGTTGATTATTCTGGTGTGCCGCTGACCGATACTGGTCTTCCTATAAGAATTTTCTACGATTTGTTGACACTGGAGCTTAAAAGACCACGATAACTAACACTTTTCCCCCAAATTCTCCCTATTCTCCCCTTATCTATTACTACATACCTTACTACTACTCTTACCTACTCTATCTCTATAGTTACTACCTAATATCTACTTACTATATCTATACCGGAGAGTATTGTTCTTCTTTCTATCCGCAGGTTAAGAGCGAGGTAAAGTGACAATTCATTTTAAGGTTTTTCTCTACTGGTAAACTTTACTTTCAATATAGACCTTTATTGTACTTTGCTTATACAAGCCGGAGTTATTGAATTTCTCTGTAAGCCTTGTTGTGTATGGGTTTGTTTGAGTTTTTAGGACAGTTAAACAATTTACTTTTTTCTTCTACGGTTTGAGTACATTTGCCTTACTCTTGTTTAGTAGGTTTGAAGAGTATTAGCCATGTTTAGCCAGACCATAAAAGACCGTTTATCTTGTTTTCTTTTTCTCTCACTGGTGTGATTTTGATTTGAGTTGTTTAGGGTTGGATTGGGGTTAGTTCCGGTTGATTAGCTTTGTTATTAGTTACCGTGTCACATAGCAGTCACGCCACCAGCTTCTCTTTCTCTCTACTGTTTGAGTACAAATACTGAATCAAGGGAGTAATGTTTCTGTCGCTCTGTTGTCTTCTGAGAGTCTTGGGGTTGTCTTTTTGATGTCTACAGTCAGCTTTTGATTGAAAAGCTCTTAGAATTGATTTGAGAGAGTGATTTAGATATGAAAAAGGGCTAACTTTCGTTAACCCTTGTTATTGGTTTTATCTACTGTAATTAGAACGTGTAACCCAAGTAAGCTGCGAAACCAACGCCCTCTGCTATCTCTGTTGAGAAGCGAGCCGTTAAACCAAATGAGCTTGTGTATTGAATACCGGTACCCAAACTTAGCTGAGAGCTAGTTCCTTCTGAATTGCATGGAATCAACCAACCACATGTGTAGCCATCGAACAGAGTTACCGAGTCTTTCTTACTGCCAATCCCTACCCTACCGAACAGGTCCCATTGTTTGTTTAACGGGAACATACCTGTTGGTGCAATGTAAGTGTGGCTCTGTTCATACTTAAAAGCCCAAGTTTCAGTCTTTAGCTTTTTGTAGCCTACCTCTAGTGCAAAGTAGGGATTGAAGCGGTAGCCCATGAAAACATCTGTACCAACTGAATCGAGTTCAGGTGATGAAGTGCTTAGTTCTATCATACCGCCGCCCATAACATAAATGTCACCTGCTCTTACTGGTGATGGTGCTGCGATTGCTGATGTGGCAATAAGTGTTAGAGCCAATATTGTCTTTTTCATGGTGTTCTCTTTGTGTTTGTCTTGTTGACGAGATAGATAATAAGGAACGGGAAAAGGCTATTCACTCGAGGTTGAGTGAATAGCCTGAACGTTAGTGGTTATCGATTAAGATTGTGATGGGTATGCTTCTTTAAAAAGCTCATGCATGTTGGAGAATAGTTTCGCATCTCCGAACTTACCTTTCTGAAAACCCTTAGTCTTAGCATCGAAGCCAATTGAATACTTGGTATTCAAGATTGCTTGATTAGGCTCTTTAGATATCTCAAGCAAGTTCATAGGCGTCCACGCATGAGGGACTTTGGTGTACTCATCTACAAAGTTATTCGATACCATCATGATATGGCCACCGACTCGAGCTGCACGTCGAGTTTCGGCAAACAGTGTGCTCGTGTCGTTGTTCCAGAACACAGTGGTATCGATGTTTTCGAATGTAGAGGTTTGGCTTCCGTCCTCAACAAAAGCGATAAACTTAGGAGATAACATTTCACCATTGTTTATGCTTTCACTCGAGATCTTGAATGAAGCCCAACCGTAGTTGTACCCCGATGGGTTATGAGAGTTACCCATGTAAAACCCAATATCGATTTCTAGAGCGTTAACGCCATCATCATACTGACAGCTAACGTCTATGATATTTGAGCCATACTTGTCTTCGCATACTTTGTGAATAGAACGATCAGGTAAACCTAAACCTGCTTCTGCTTCTAGCCATAAATTAGGCGCCTCAATACCCACTTCATTATCCTCTCGATCTACTGGCTTCTCACCCGGTACAACACCAGAATCAGGATCTAAAGGTTTATCAACCTCTTCACCCGGTGTTCCCGGTTTCGGCACAGTTACTTCATCTTCTTTGTTATCTACTTCTTCACCCGGTACCCAACCATTACCATTATCAGGCTCGATAGGATTAATTCCAGACTCTACATCTCCGGTATTATCTTCTGGCTTAGTACCGGGCTTCCAGCCATCTCCGTTATCTGGATCGATAGGCTTAATTCCAGACTCTACATCACCAGTGTTATCTTCTGGCTTAGTACCGGGCTTCCAGCCATTACCACTATCAGGATCGATAGGCTTAATTCCAGACTCTACATCACCAGTGTTATCTTCTGGCTTAGTACCGGGCTTCCAGCCATCTCCGTTATCTGGATTGATAATTTCATCGCTAGGCTTACTAGGTGGATTAATCGGCGTCTCTCCGTCAGGAGTACTTGGTCGACCCGGAACGGCATGATCTGGATTGTTAGGGTCAGTCATGTCTTCACCCGGTATACCCGGAGCAACCTCGACGCTGTTATCTTCCTTATCTGAACCATCTACCCAACCGTCACCGTTATCAGGTTCTATTGGTTTGATTCCCGGCTCATAAGGAATATCAGGTTCACCTTGACCCGGTTTACTTGGTCGCCATCCGTTGCCATTATCTGGGTCAGTCATGTCAGTCCCATCTTCCGGCTTGGGTGTAAACTCAAAATCAGGGTCAATAGGTTCTACTAGACCAAAATCTTTATCACCGATAAAAATTGAGTCATCTTCTTTATCAGTACCCGGAACCCAACCGTCACCATTAGTGCTATCGTCTGGTGTTAAACCCGGAGCCCAGGGGATATCTGGATCACCACCATTCGGTTTGCCAGGCACCCAACCATTGCCATTGTCAGGTTCTATTGGCTTAGTACCCGGAGCCCAGGGAAGATCAGGTTCGCCTCCATTTGGCTTGCCGGGAATCCAACCATTACCGTTATCTGGATTAGTCATATCTTCACCCGGAGCTACATCACCAGTATTATCTTCTGGTTTAGTTCCCGGTTTCCAACCATTACCGTTATCTGGATTAGTCATATCTTCACCCGGAGCTACATCACCAGTATTATCTTCTGGTTTAGTTCCCGGTTTCCATCCATTGCCGTTGTCTGGGTCAATTGGTTTAATACCAGACTCTACATCTCCGGTGTTGTCTTCTGGTTTAGTACCGGGTTTCCACCCATTACCATTGTCAGGATTGATTGGCTTAGTACCGGGTTTAACATCACCAGTATTGTCTTCTGGTTTAGTACCCGGCATCCACCCATTACCATTGTCAGGATTGATTACATCGGTTCCATCTTCTGGCTTAGGTGTAAACTCGAAGTCACTATCTAAGTCAATATCACCCACGTAAACCCAATTTAAGTAGTCGTTCTCAACCGTAACAATGTAACCACCGTTGTAGTAAGACTTCGTACCGTCTTCGTTCTCGATCACTTTGAAAGTAAAGTGATGGTTGTTAACCGTGTGAACGTTAACTTCACCTCTTAAGCCGTTACCGAACGTAGCAATAGAAGTTTTCTTATAGAAGACTCTACCTGCCTCTACACGAAGGTCTGGTTTAAAATCAGTACCAATGTCTAAGAACGGTGGGATTGGATTAACAGTTGGTGGAGTGATGTTAAAATCACCGTCTAGCTCAGCATCACCTACATAAACCCAATTCAGTAGCCCGTCATCTTCTACTGAAATCATAAACCCACCGTTGTAGTAAGCTGTTTCGCCATTGCCTAATTCGACAATTCGGAATACAAGCTTTTCACCACCACGAAGACGTAAAGTTACCTCGTTTTTATGAGACAAACCTACATGAGCAATAGAAGTCTTCTTGTAGTAAAGCTGCCCCTGCTCTAGATAAATCTCTGGATTGAAATCTACACCGATGTCTAAGAACGGTGGAAGAGGGTTTTCTATTGGTGGCATGATCTCGTAGTCGCTATCACCATTCCAGTTACCTTCTTCACCTACTTCCCAATCTGGGTTTGTATCAGGTGGTGTAATTGGCTTTGTTCCGTTGTCAGGACGCTCAATGCCTACTTCAACATCATTATCAGGTGTCGTAGTAGGTGCATCAGGAACCCATCCATTACCATTGTCAGGTTCAGTTGGTTTAGTACCCGGTTCTACTAAGCTAGGCATATCCAAATCAAGATCGCCTACATAGTTCCAATCAACCTTACCGTTCTCATCAACAGTAACTTTGTAGCCGCCATTGTAGTAAGACTTAGAGCCATCAGAGTTTGTGACCTCTTTGAACTCATACATTTTGCCGTCTTTAGCGCGAAGTCGAATGGTTCCCGGCTCGCCCTTTCCAACGTGGCCAATAGACTCACCTTTGACGTAAAGCTGTCCATCATCTTTGTTGAAATTAGCTTCTGGTTTGAAATCGACACCAAGATCAGGTTGTGAAGGAGTAGTACCTACCTCTTCATCGGGTGTAGTTGGCTTCTCACCCGGCACCCAACCATCAGTGTTGTCTTCTGGTTTGGTACCATCTTCTGGTTTAGGGGTGAATTCAAAATCAGGGTCAGTAGGTACTTCTAATCCAAAGTCCTTATCTCCAATGAAGTCAGGTTCACCCGGCCATATTGGAAGCTCGACGCTAGGGTAATCTGGAACTTCGACATCAGGAGAGCCGCCGCCCGGTAGTGGTGCAGACTCTTCATCACCCGGAGTTGTTGGGGTTCCCGGAGTCCAACCGCTATCTGGAGTAGTTGGTTTAGATCCCGGTGCGATATCACCATTATTGTTTTCTTTGTCTGAGCCATCTACCCAACCGTCACCATTATCTGGGTTGATAGGATCAATGGGTTCAACTACAGCTGGTGGCTTTTCTGGTGCCAAAGTGTCTCGACTATCATCGTTACAACCGACGAGCGAGAGCCCTATGGCAATGCACAGTATTGATTTGTTCATACTAATCTCCAACCCTAGAATCGGTAGCCGGCCATTAACATCAAGCTAGAGTAATTATCTAACTCGAAATCGGTGAGGTTGAAGTTGTATTGAAGACGAATGAAATGGTCTTGATCGTCAGTTGTGTATTCAGCGCCTAGACCCAAAGCAGGTTTGAAGTCGCGGTTAGAATCACAAGTTGGACAATCCCAATCGATGTGTTGGAAGTTAAACCCAACCTTAGTGAAAAGATCGAAGTTTTGGTTGATCGCATAGTCAAACTTACCAGCGATAGATAAGTTCCACAGGTGCTCAGTATCGCCTTGATTGCGATTGAAGAGGTGTGTAGTTTCAACTTCTACAGACATTACGCTGTCGATCTCATGACCGAAGCCTGCCGCCACAGTAACAGGGTTACCTTTGTAGTCGTCTACGAATGTTACGCCAGTACCGCCGTAAACATAAGCTTGAGGTGCTAGTGTTTCAGCTTGTACAGATAGAGTTGCTCCGGTCGCCATAAGAATGGCTGTTGCGATTAATTGCTTTTTCATAATGGAATATCCAGTTTATTACTGTTGTTTTACGTCGATTAAGGAGGAAAAAAATCGACGTTAAACGCTTCCATTGTGCTAGTGCATCTCCGGCATATATACCGAGATAGCACGAACCTTTGTTGTTATCACGACGTTGGTGATTCATGGTTGATACTCTCTATGGATTTAGATTGTTTGGGCTAATTTAGTGTAATTGGCGCAAACAGCTTTTGTGGCATGTCGTAACCTTGCTGACTTGGCAATAAGCCATTTTCATCGGGCAATACTACTTGTACCACTGACAAATGCTTTCCATTGCGATAGAACGAGTGAAGTTCCAGTATTTCATCCATGAAGGTTTCTACGTCTACCCTTACAAATTCTAGTGGCATGTTTACTAGGAAATCGTTTGATACCCCCGAGTTAAATCCGTTCTCTTTCCAGTGATGAAAGATGTCCGTAATGATTCTATGCATTAGGTCTTGACGGACTGGTACAGTGACGACCAGCTCAGGAAGGTTCGATTCTGTAAAGCCTACCGTGTAGAACTTTGCATCACCGCAACATTGACTGATATTGACAAAACCATGTCGTTCAATACATGTCGTTAAGTGACTCTGTTCAGGTTTCATAGTGCTCTCTTTGTGTAGTGAGTTCGTTTTCAATGAGATCATTATGCTCGATTCTTAGTGGGAGATCGGGCTACCTCAATGAAAGCCCGCTAGTTTAACCTTATTTCATATTCGGTCAAGCGGTTCAAAAAATAATCAACTCTTATACTAGCCTTCGGAACTCTTATACTAGCTTTCGGGCACGTAAAGCAAGCTCTGGGTTCTCTAGGCAAAGCTCATCACGTCGATTCTCTAGCATGGCTAGGCTCTCTTTCATTGTGACGCGGCTTTTAACTATCTTTAGAGAGATATACAGGTAGAACAAACTAAAGCCCAGCTGTGTTATCCCTAAAAAAGTATCCCCCATAACCATCATGCTACCCATAACCAATGTTAAAGCCATCATAATTCGGCAAATCAAGATAGTTCGACCAGAACGTTTAACGCTTTGCTTGGCAAACCTAATATGAACACAGAGGTGGTTATATTCGGCTTCTGGATTACGCGCTAAATTCATATGCTAAAGCCTGTATTTAATGGAATAACCGCTTCACTTAGTGGCATCTTGATTGGTTTACCACGATATAGATCTTTTGCATCACCAGAAACCACAACCGTATTGATGTAGTCTTCATTCAGTTTGCCTTTCTCTAAGCCTACGGTCAGGAACAATACGTGGTTATCATCAAAGAAGAACTGCCCTACTTGCAGCTCACCTAAATCACAAGGTTCTTTTAGCTGATCGTCTCTCATGCATTTCAGGAACAGAATCGAATTAGGTGTTGATGCGTCGAGTTCTGCCTTGCCGTTTTCGAGGTCTTTAGCTAGTACAGCAAGTTTGCGAAGAGACATTAATGGTCGAAGAGCTCGCTGAGCCTCTTTTTCATTTGGAGCTGCGGCTTTGATAATTTCGATTATCTTGTCCATCTTTTCGATTTCGTTGCCGAAGTTGGTATCTGATTTAGATTTGTTTTCTCCGCGAAGACGGTTAAGAACCTCATTAAAGTCTTCTTTGCTGTTCACCTCGAACTTCTTAGCACTAACCTTCATGCCCTTTTGTTGAGATAGGTAATTAGAAGTAAACTCCTGCAATAGTTCGCCAGTTCGCACATCTTTAGCCGCAAGACAGCCTTCGTTTGCACCAAGAGCAACGCTATCCGGCATGAACACTTCGTGGCGGTAACCTTCTTTGTCGATGATAGTGCCAACCAAAGGTCGGTTAGTTACATCGTAATCTTCCACGCAGAAGCCTTTTTCGTTAATAGCCCAATTTTTAAGTGCCTCTAATACGCGCTTGTTACTATCGATCTTCATACATCCTCTTATAAGTCATTGGTGACTTAACATATTAAACAAAAAATTTACCAGTTTTCAGGGTCTAGGCAGTCAGCTTCGCCCCAGGTACATGCGCCACATGTATCTAAGGACATTTCCAAATTGCCTGTCGTTCGATTAATGATATCAACTGTTGGTGAAGCACCGCAGTTACAGCACGAACCTTTTTCGTTTGGCACAGCCATACTTGTTGATTCAGACATCGCATTCTTCCTCTCGAATGTAGCTAACCATTTTTACTTTCTTACCCGTTAGTTCACCAATACGTTTGGCTAGTGGACGCATCTTGTCGGCAATATCTTTCTTGCCAGTAACAAGAGGCATCCAGCCTTCACCTGTATGGTGACCAACAATGCCCTCACCCTCATCTCCGCCATTATCAGCTATAAAAGCGAAGAGCTGTTTCAATTCCGACATGTTGTTCCCTCTTATTGGATTAGGAGAGGGTTTTTTAGCAGTCCCTTATATATATCTATCTTTGATAGATATATTTATATAACGAACGAGATTTTTACCCTCTCCTAATCCATCTCAATGTAACTGCGGTATGCACTAATAAAGAATTCAGATTCTTTAGCTGCGGCAACACCGGTTATTTCATGAGATGGAACTAGGGTTTGCGGTACCGGGCGACCTAACAAGATCTCGTAATCCACCAGCCGACGAACGCCTTTAATTACTGCCTGACCCACAGCTGGCTTACTAAGACCCATTTGGGTAGCCGCAATCTCATAGCTTTGGCCTGCAACAATGGTGTTATTAACAGCCTCAAGCATCTTCGATGAGATCTTAGGTCGGATTGATAACACCATATCTTGATAGATAACCTTAAGTTTGGCGGCAATCTTAGGTTCGCTAACGTTGATAGCTTCTCTAAGAGCCAAGATGTGCTCAGTTGTTACCTGCATCTTTAACCTCCAACTTCTCGGTGCGTTGAACAGTGATTTCACTACCCAGATCATCAACGGCTAGCTGGATACGACCATTCTTGTAATCTTTAGCAATAACACGGCAAATTTCTTTACCGTCTTTGGACATAATGGAAAGAGATTGTCCCTTTCCTCTGTTAAGAATTAACACTTAGTTTTCCTTCAATGTTTCCAAATAGGTTAGGAAACTCTTTTTGAAGGCATTCGACTAGCATTTGCTGATGACCGCTCGATAACATTTCACTGATACCATCCGTCTTGCTTTGCATAACATAGCCATTAGTGAAACGGCATTTGTTGCTTGCTTCGTTTAGCAAAGAGATTTGGTTTTCAAACGTAGAAACGTGAATGGTGCCAGTTGCGTCAGCAGAAGAGATTCGATGGTAAGTCACTCCTAACTTATTAGTCAGGGCAACATAAAGGAAACCTCGAGCTTGGCTTTCGATAGGATGAACAAGTGCTAGTAATTCGATAGTGCCTTTCATAGTGATTTTCTCTCTCTTTGTGTGTGATTCTTATAGTAACAGTGAGCATGTGGCATGTAAACGCAATGAAAAAATAAACTTAACTTAAGAAATAAACTTTATTTCTTGCAATTATATTACCTTTTCTGTGAGCAATTCTAAGAGCTTTTGATAGATAACTAGAGCAAGTGCTCGAGATATGCACTCCCAGATGCTTGAGAGCGCACAGAGCGCGTTTAAATGAGTGATTTATTGAATTGATAGAACTATCAGACAAAAGAAAAGGGACTTAAAGTCCCTTTCATAAAACATGCTCTGGTTGTTGGTGCCAGGGCCCATAATGTTGGTGCTCAAAAGCATTTAGTTTGGCACTGTAGTAATCGTAATGAACGCATTGGTCTGGATCTATTTTACCAATAAGGTAATACAGCTCTTTCGGTATGCTGATTTCATTGCCATTTGAGATGTCTTTTACCATGATCATCTCACCAATTGGGAGGCTAACCTTAACCTCTAACCAACAATGAGATATCTCCAAGCCTTTTATTGGGCCCTGCCCTGTAACCACCCCATGAACCAATCGATAGTTATCGTCATGAGGTAGGTTGTCAAAATGGATATGGAAACAATCACCCATTTGACGGTCTTCGGGAATTGTTTCTAGGATTTCTTCTTTGGTTGCTCGCATCGGTTTCTTAACTTTAGTCCGGCTTTAAAGGTGCAGACACGACGAGCGGTAATAGTTACAGGTTCTTTCGTCTTAGGGTTGCGACCCGGACGACTCGGCTTTTCTCTGGTAACAAAGTTACCAAAGCCAGAAAGTTTCAGTTCACCTTCAACGATCTCATTGCTTAAGGTGCTAAAGAAATCATCCACGAAACTTTTTGAATCGCGAATTGTGAAGCCTAGTTTGTTCTGTAGACTTTCTGCCAAAACTGCTTTGGTTAATGTGCTCATAGTGCCTCTCTTTGTGTTTTATTAGTCATTGGTGACTTAACAACTGAGGCGTGTTAAGCCTCAGTATTTAGCTTCTCGGCAAGTACGCTATCTGGATTTAGCGTCAGTGTCTTACCTGCAAGTGTGCCAATCTTCATGAAGTTAATAACCTGCATGAGCTGACTTGATTGAGCCGAAGCCGTACCTTTTGAGTACTTCTCTTGGTATCGGTCGCGTAGCTCAGTCGATGAGAGAGTACCGTTTTTAAATAACATGTCCAGAGCAATGTCGGTATACACAGAGAGTGCCACGCCAGAGTTCAGGTGTTGGAACATGTTCAGTACTTTTTCACCTACTTTCTTTGGAAGTTTGTCGATATCGTTAAGACGGCTGTTAATCAAACCTGTCATATCTTCAACTTCTGTGTCGGCTTTAACTAGAACCATGTGAGTATTGATAGACTCGCCTAGTTTTACCTTAACGGCTTCTGACTTGGATAGGCCTGATACACCGGGACCACGTTTAGCTGCGGTCTTTTTAGTTTCAGGTTTAGCCACCGGTTCTTCCGAACTCTCGTCTTCCGTTGGGATCTTCTTGTTAGCTGCCTTCTTCTTGTTACTCTCAACCTCAGAAGTTTTAGTTTCTGGCTTAGCTAGAACCTCGTCTTCCTCAACCTCGTCTTCTTCGTAAAGCTCGGTGTTGTCTTGAGTTGCAGGGTCAGAAGCCAGTAGCTCTTCCAGTTCATCATCTAGATCATCTAGAACGATATCGCTTTTAGCCTCTACTTCGCTATCGTCAGCACCTTCTAGTACTAACTCATCGATGCCATCAAGTAGCTCATCAAGCTCTTCGGAAGCATCATCTGCCTTTACAGGAGTTGTAACAGGAGCATCAGCCTCTAGCTCTTCGATGTCCAAGTCAGCCAGTAATGCGTCTAGCTCGTTTTCTTGTGATTTAGCAGTTGCAGTTGAAACGCTCATAAGTGCCTCTCTTTGTGAATTAGTGTATTTCGTTTCGATGAGTACATATTAAGTGACTTGAATTGGCAGTCCTACTCAGCCACTTAATAATGCCTGTTAAGACCAGAGCCCTAAGTCGGATGACGATGAGGCTGGCGCAGCCGTTGAAATTTCTTCCTCTACCTCATTAGGTTCGGGTTCGTAGATAGTCTCTTCTTTGACTTCTGGCTCTTTGATTAGAATGTTGCCTTTCTCTACGAATTCCATCTCATCATCGAGATCTGATTTGGTAAATTGAAGAAGTACATCCTCAAATCCCACGTTCATCTCTTCTTCCGAACGGAATGTATTGGTTAAAGAAACATCTTTTATCCAATTACCATTCACATTGTTATGAACGAAAAGTGTGAATAACTTTCGGTCTTCCGGTGCAGTTCGAGAATCAGCCTCCCCTCGCCATTCCGCAGATACCATAATGTCGTTATTGCAGTACTCTCGAAAGACTCGGTATTCATCTCGAGCTAGAAGTTTGCGCCACGCTTCTTTCTTAATACGTGCGCCTTTCTTGTTATAGAACTGGATCATAAGTCACCCGTTACTTTATTTAGTGAGTGCTTATGTTAATTGCTGAGGAATGGGGATGAAAGGACGGGTATAAAAAAGCCCTACATGAGTAGGGCTTGGTCTTACTGGATATTACATCGACATAATATATTTTTTATTTGAAGCCGACTTTACTTTGATTCTCTGCATCAAGGTGCCACCTTCGGGAACAATTGAGTCTGAACTTACTTGCCACGTAATGCCCGAGACAATGAAGTACTCACCTGCCGGAACATCTTCAAACTCGAATGAACCTGTAGCGTCACATACGGATACTAGGTTGTAATTAAGAAATTCAGCCGGAGCTTGAGGTGGTGTGCCACCAGCAGAGAAAGGACTTGTTGAGCGAAAGCCCTTAACAGTATTGCCGTAGATAATGGAAATACGTTCTTCTGAGTAAGGTGATACAGGGACCATATCTATTTGGTAGCCTGCGCATGTTTTAACTTCACCGCCAACGGTACGTAGGAATGCTTGACCACGCACTGTTGCATCACCTTCTTCTTGTGACCATTCAACGTCTGATGGTGCGAAAGTATTTTGCATTGGGGTAACAGTTGCGCAACCTGCAAGGGCTATTGAACCGATCGCTACGGCGATAAGTGATAATTTTTTCATGGTAATTGTTCTCTTTGTGCTTAGTGTGATGCGAATATTAGAGATTAGTGGATGGGTTTTCAATACTACAGACACAACAAAGCCGCCCGACTGGGCGGCTTTTATGCGTAGGCCACTACCCTACTGAACAATTAAAATTGTTCTACACAAAGAGAAACCACTAAAAGTAGTTTCACCAGTGCGAGTATATGCGGTTCTTAAGATGCATTCAACCGAAAGTAGCCTAAACGCTCGCCTTCAAAGAGCGAACGAGCCAAAACATCAGTGTCATAGTCGGCTCTGTGAGCTGATTCTGGGTCGTAATCCACACCCATAGCCCAACATAACTCTGCTAGATTGGGTACTTTACCCATTGAAGTTGCTGTTCTCCCCTCAACCATAGTGTCATAGACTTCAAACTGAGGAACTTCAAAGCCATCAGCCATCAAATTGAAAGCAATGATTGGGAAATCGAACGAATAGCCATTATGCGCAACGGCATAATCGCACTTCTCAAGAATCTTAATTAGCTTAGGCGCAACCTCTTTGAATGCAGGTTTGCCTTTCAAATCATCAGCACTAATGCCGTGTACAACTTGAGCCTTTGGATCGATTGCTTTAGGCGTCCAAATCAATTCGTTCCATGTAGTTCCGACCTGACGCCAACCTGCTTCTTGCTTGCGGTATACGCCAACAGCAATCTCGATGATCTTATCTTCTTCAACGTTTAAGCCTGTGCTCTCAACGTCCAGAACAGCAACTATCATTTACATCTCCATATTAAGCCAGCGTATTTCAGCGGCTACGTAATCTGAAAGGACTATCATTTTTCGAATCGGTGACAGGTACATCCACTTAATGTGACTACTGGAAAAGTAGTTTGCTGCGAAGCCACCATCCTCAGAACCGATAGCTTTTTGAATCTCAGCTAATGCCTCATTAAACTCAACACTATCCGTATCGCCTGCAACCTGAGCTGCTTGTTTAATTAGTTCATTTAGATTCTTCACACCTCAACAAAGCCTCGCTCTAACAACTGAGAGATAAGCTTTAGATAAGCGACATGGCTCGTTTTTGTTGGGTCATCGGCATCTTCAAAGCTCTTTACCGAATCTTTAGGTTCGCCACCGTCTGAAATCTTGGTCATGACAAAGCTATCCTCAGTCATTACTCGTTTCATAATGACCAACATCCCCTTTGTGCGAAAGACTCTTCGCATAACGACAGGTTCGCCATTTTGACTAGCGTGTTCAGATATCCAATCTGTAACGTCATCATCAATTAGACCGCACGTTACGAGGTTGATAGCTGTTAGAGATTGATAAAAAGCCTCATCTGACATCATCCCCTTATCGTGACTATTCGCCATCTCTGACAAACTCTCGAGGGTTTTGCGGTTCAGCTCTTCTTTTATTGTTGGAGGGGTATCTACATCAGTGGTCATGTGATTTCTCTTCGTGTTAAGTCAGTAGTGACTTGTTATTATATGAGTATAAAGATGGCGGAGCAATTAGTGAGATTGCTTGCCGTCTCTAATTGATTCAGCTTTGCGAAAGCTTTTAAGGATAGTTCGCATCAAACCATCCATTCTCTCTTCAAAGCCGATAGTCTTTTTGTCTAGCGTATAGCAGGAAAGTTTGGTTGATGGGTCAACGAACAAACCACGAATAAGCAGTTCATGTTTGTTCATGTACAAGGGATTCATGACACCTTTGTAATCTTCGTAGACAACAGGTATGCCTTGAGGCACCAAAACCAAGCTAGAGAAACGCTTGTTGGCTTCTTTAATGCAAGCCTCTACGTATTGCATCATGCGTTCACTTTGCATTTGGGTCGTTTTGTTGGGGATGTAATCCATCATTGCGTAAGCCGCCATATCAATAGGCGTTCTGTCAGTGACAAAAGCCTTATGTTGTGACCACACATCAATAGCGCCATCTAAAATCGCCCACTGAATGTTGAGCCGCTCATCGAATGAGAGTTTCGCATTAGGTTTTAAACCTGCTTCTTTGAAGATGTTCGATGTACTGGTTTGAGCAAAGGGGAGTTCAGTTCGAAGAGACAGCTCTTTAGCCAGAGATGTTTTGCCAGTTCTATGAGTCCCGGCTAGTCCAATTGCGAAGTTTGAAAGGTCGTAATTTTTAGTCATTTTATTTTAGTCATTGCATAGTGAGTTGCTATTTTATCGACTCGCAATCGGCATTGACACAAGGCTTACACAAGGAAAAACAACCCCTATGACTACAGCACAAAGCGTTATCAGAGATAGACGTTCGGCAAGAGTGTTCGTGAAAAACCACGACTACGATCCAAACATCATCAGTGAATGCCTCAAGCTTGCTCACCTTGCCCCCAATAGTTCTAACTTACAGTTATGGGAGTTTCACCGTGTCACGACAGAAAACAAAAAGGCACTAATGAAACTCGCTTGCCTAAACCAATCGGCTGCAGCGACTTCCAGTGAACTGATTGTCTTTGTAGGAACGCCTCAAAGGTGGAAAGCCAGTGTTGAACACCACGCTAGTCGAATTGCAGCCTTGCCAGGTTATTTGGAGAATGATGATTTAGCCTACGCACACCGATACTTCACTAAGACTGTCCCTTTTAACTATCGCAATGACAGGTTTGGCTTAATGGGGCTAGTTCGTAAGCTTATGAACTTCACGACCGGATTGTTTAAGCCCATTCCAAGAGAGGTCTTCCGTTCTGATATTCGCGCCACCATTCACAAGAACAACGCTCTAGCCATCATGACCTTTTGTTTAGCCATGAAAGAACAAGGTCTTGATACCTGCATAATGGAGGGATTCGATTCAGTTCGTGTAAAGAAAATATTAGGTTTGGATAGCGAAAGCATAATCACCGCAGTTGTCGCATGTGGCAAAGCTGCGCCAGAGGGGATTTACGGTAATCGCGTAAGATTCCCCTGCCCTATCTTCAAGCATTAAAAAAGGGGCTGTTAACCCCTAGCTGAAAAGACAAAGAAAAGAGGGGGCACTACTCCCCTTTGGACTCGTTACTGTCCTGTTCTGCGGTTAGAGCTGCGTTTTGTTCACGTAGCTCTTGAATCTGTTGGCCTTGGTCTTCGATGTACAAAGCCATTTCTGCCTTTTCGTGGCGATGACCGTTAATCTCGGCTTCAAGAATTTGATTCTTCTTAGCTAGTAGTGGTAGCTGACGCAATTGATCAACAATCTGTTGGCTTAGTTGAGTTTGCGGTTGTTCTTGTGTTGCTTCTGTAGTTTGTTCTGTCATTGGACTATCCTGTAACGAGTAAAGTTAAGTAAGTGGTGACTTATCACCATGAGCCAAAATTATCATATTTTTTTGGCTGAGTCTCGAACTCTGCCACTTCTTCTAGATCTTGTTCGATATCTACCTCATCCACGTAAATATCTGAATAGGTATGCCCCTTAATTCTAGGGCTATCATGTTTATGTTTATCAAAGCTGATAGACATACCACCACCACGGGACATCGACTCATAAATAGGAAACTCTTCGATAGGCTCTGGACACCTACCTCTTAGCTTGCATTCAGCCGTAGCCATCACCGTAGCTCTATCAGGTTCTATTGCGTAATCTTTGAAATGCCTACTAGTGATACTCACGTAAGGGCAATTGGTGCACTCTGTTCCTAAATCCCTTTTCAGATTCGCGATAGCCTTTTCTTCGCACACCTTGGGCATTGATAACTTCGAAGAAAAGGCCGCTTCCATGCGGCCAGAGCTATAAGAAATGGAACACTTGAGCGTTTCACCTTCTTTTAGCGATTTCATTACTATCTAGTCATCCTTAAAATAGCCAGTACCGATTGAAAATCTTCCGTCTTAAGTCCGGCATAGATAGCAGCAAGAGCATCAGCCAAGTGCTCATTCGTATTGGTGATTTGCAATTCGCCTTTCACTTTACGAGTAAGCCATTTCAGCTCTGGTTGGTCTGCAACAGCCCAAACGATTTGCTCTTCTTTGCTTGCTGTCTTATGACCTGCACCTGCAAGTTTCACTTCGTCAGGGGATACCTGAATCATTGGTATCTGCATAGAAGCCAGTAAGCCGATACAAATACCGTAACTTGCCATTGCTCGAGCTGATTGAGAACCAACAGGGACTTCAACGAACGCCACAGCAGCACCATCTATCTGAGAACGAATAGCGTCAGCCAAATCTCTAGCTCGAGAAAGGTCATCACTGTTCTTACGAACAGTTTTTTTGTTCTTGCCTGTCGCGGTTTTTTGCAGATAAAGCGATTGGCCTGTTACCTTCTTGGTATCAGCGTCCACTTCTGCTTTCACAAAACCCCAGTTACTAAGAGATGGGTCCATACCTATGACGGAGATTTTCATTCTTCTTCCTCTGTCACCTTATCTAAGGCATCAAGGTATTCTTGAGTGTCATCACCGGATACCAGAATCACAGCGGCAAGAGCCTTATCACCCTCGCCTCGAAATGAAAGAGTCATAGAACCTGCGTTTAACTCTGCCATCTCGTCTGCTACTTCCTTGATGGTCATGTTGCACATCTCATTGGCGTCAATAAATCTCTTAAGCATTACCAGCTCCCAAATTTTTCATTAGATATGTAAGGTGTGTCGTCGGCAGGTACGTCATACATATCTGCATTAGTTACTTCACGGTCAGTTGCTTCGCCTACATCACGCATAAGCTTTGCAAAGTCACCTGATGCTAATCGGTCACCAAGTAGCGTCATTTTTGCCTCAATGAACTCGACATCATTCATGGAAGCCGGCACTGGCATTTCGTTGTAGTCAGGTTTCAGAACGACAATGAGTTCGTCGGTCTTTTTAGAGCGGTAAGCATCGTAAACAAACAGAGGAACGGAGTTGTCCACCAGCTTGTTTCGATATTGTCCGTCATAACGTTTAACGATTATCTTGAGTGGCATAGATAGGCGCACTCGAAGACGATCTTCATCTGGAACTTCTTTGATGTACTGCCTAATCAATCCGTAGGCTTTTAAATCATGACCAGGAGTCGCCATCTTCCATCCCCACTTGAGCAATTTCTTCTAACTCGGCATCTGCTTCACGCAAACCAGCCGCTTGCTTAAGAATGGTCATCAGCGACTCACTCTTTGATACCACCTGATCCATTGGGATATTGAAGTGCAGTCCCTCTGGACCCTCGCCTAGACATAGTTGGAATATCAAGCCGTCTTTAGGGTTGCGAACGAATTCTAATAGGTGGAATTCGGTGCCACGTTCGATTTCAACTTTCTTAGGTTCTTCGGTGCTATTCACATAGCCGTCCCATTCAACGTCTTCATCGATAAAGACAGGTAGTGAGTCTTTGTTGCGATCAACAATCTCATCTACGGCAATAGCTAGGTCTTCTAGAGTCTCGTAGCGGTACTTAATGAGGCGACGATACAGTTCTTGAAGCTTATCGAGACGGTGGTGGTCTAGATCAATAAGCTGACTTGTTAGGTCTACGGGTAGCTCTACAAATTCCTTTACGAAAGCAGAGTTTTTGGTTTCTTCGATGCTCTGTTTGATAACGGACATCATCATATTGTTACTCATATTTATCCTATTTCCATAACCTAGAGTAAGTCACTAGTGACTTACTCTATCACTTAAGAAGAGGCAGTGAAACATCAGGACAATGCATGTCCCTCAATTCGTGATAACCCACCCTCTTTAACAATGGTCACACTGTTTGAAATCCAAGACTTCAAATCGGTGTGAGAGATGACAATTGCTGTACCTCGCTCTTTAGCCTTTTCAGTCAAGATAGACATCAAACGCTCAAGACCAGATTTGTCGATAGCCTGATCGATTTCATCTGCGATTAACAGTTCAATTGGTTTTGATGCTCGACTCGATACCAAGTCTTGCAGTGCCAGATAAGTCGCTAAACGTACCTTACGCTTTTCACCACCTGACAGTGACTTGAATGACTTACCGCCAGTCAGTGATTCTACCGCAATTGAGAACTTCTCTTTCAAAGAGCCTTTTGAATCTTTAGCCAGAGTTGTCCATACAGCAGTAATGTTGCCGTCCGACATAATAGACAGGTAGTGAGAAGTTCGATCATTTAGATATGGGGTTACTTGATCAAGTAGATGAGCGCGAACACCTGCCGGACTAAACACTTTCGCTGTGCCTTCTGCCACTAACAAGTCATATTCAGCCTCTTCAACTTTTTTCACGGCTTCTAACCGTTCTGCAGCCAGCTCATCTTTCTGTTTCTCAAACTTGGCCACCATACTCGTATGAGGATTTTTCATCGCCTTTGTATCTTTCAACAGTCCGGCGCGAGTCTTTAGTTTGTCTTTGAGTTTCGTTGCTTCTGTACTAGCAATGGTTAGCTCATTCTTGCGCTCTGATAGCTTGCTGAGAGCGTTTTTATATTTCGTTGTGTCGAAACTAGAGCTATCAATTCCCTCTAGCTCAGAACGCAATTCACGCACGATTTTAGCTTGAGCCGCAATGATACGTTTTTGCTCAATCATTTTATCAGTGGCTTCTTTGACTTTGCGAGAGTGAGCCTTGATGTGGTTCTTGCGAGCATCAGGATCATCGATATCTTGTCCACACTCATCACAAGACGGTGACTCTGCGCTACTAACCTCTGTAAGCTTAGCGTTTGCCGATTTCAATTCAGCTTCTAGGGTATCTAAAAGACCTTTTTCTCTTCGCAGTGAGCTGGTGGAGCTTTTGAGTTCACCGTCTTTAACTCGGTGGTCGGCTGCTTTTTCGTTTGTAAGCTCAATAGCCTTCTCGAGCTTCGCAATCTTGCCATCAATCTCTTTGATTTCTGCTGATACATCCTTATCCTCCGCACTCGATAGCTTTTTCTTCAAAGCTATCACCTCAGTAGTGAGAGTTTTCAGGGATTCGGCTTGCTCAACTTCCCATTTTTCAACTTGAGCCTTAACTGATTCAATATTTGAATCAACCATTGTAGTTTTCGAGTCGATACCGCTAACAACGCCATTGGCCTCCGACACCACGCCTTTAGCTTTGGACGCCTTTTTGGTTGCAATTGTGTAGCCTCGTTGAAGACGATCAATGCCTGCGGCCTCTTCAACGATCACTTTAAGTGCTTTGTCGGTCATAGCTGGCAAATCTACTAAGTTCTCCTGACCTGCATAGATAGCAGCGCAGAATACATCCTTAGAACAACCGACCAACTTAGATACAGCCTCTTGAGTGAGCTTATCTGTGCCTAGAGTTTTATCAACCCATGCCCCCTCTTCGCTCTTTTCGAGCATAAGACGGTTCTTATTCTCTTTGTGTTTACGGTGACGAGAGATACGCCATTGGATATCTGCATCTTCAATTAAGATAGATACGCGACATCCTTTACCTGCGGTTTTATTCACTACGTCGTCACCGGACTCACCTCGAGCCGTGATGCCATAAATCGCCCACGATAGACTATCTGCTATCGTAGACTTACCTGCGCCATTACTATCTTGAGATGTATCATCTCGGTTCTCACCTTGAAGAAGAACAAGACCACGCTCGTTCAACTTCAACTCTGCTTCCCCTATGGCGAGAAAGTTATTAATTTGGGCTTCTAGTATTTTCATTGTTTCTCTTCGGAATTAGGTATGTGGTAGATAAACTCTTGCAACTCGGGGTGTTCAAACAGTTCAGTAGGCGATTCAAAGCCTGCCCAAGCTACGTCTCTTGGTTTGCCATCGGTTAGGTCTAGCAGTCTGTTGTTATCTATATATCCGATACCAATCTCTTGACCTAACGTGTAAGCCCCATGCTCTACCATCAATAAATGATCAATTGCGTGATAACTGCTCCAACCCTCTTCGCTATCAACACCTTGAATTAGATAAATAGCACCGGATTCATGCGCTTCTTTTGCACTCTTGTAGTGCTCGGATCGGTAAGTGAAAATCTCAGTCATTGTTTGGATCTCCACAGCTCATGTAGGCTTCAATCTTCTTAACTGCCGCCTCTGGATTTATTCCTTCGAAATCTAATCCGTCTGGTGCAACGATACGAACATCGCCAAACCCGATATCACATTCGATAGCGAGAGTTACGCCATTCGACTTACACTTAGCTGTCATGCGAGGTGATATAACGATGCAGTTCTCACGGTAACTAAACAGCTTGCAATATAAGGGGTGGTCTCTTTCTAGTTGACGAAACGAACCATTCGATAACGTCTCAAACTCCCAACTTTTTCGACCTAATAACTTTCTAACGCGACCTAAATTCGCTCTCATTTCGGTTAGAGTAGACATTAAGCTTCTTCCTCAACCTCTCGTAAAATTGACTCGCAAGATATCTCCACATCTTCCTGCTTCACGTCGAGCTTTTGCTTTGAAAGCCATTCCGAGATGCTTTTGTTGATCGACTCACCTGCTTCAATCGTTGCCCCACCCTCACGTTCGGCTACTTTGCCTTTGGGTTGAGCCTGAATGAGAACACCTTCTGCTTTGCACTCGTCTACCAACCAAGAACGCATCTTCTCAATCTGACTTTGAGTTGCAGTGCCAAGACGAACACGGACGTAATGACCCTCGCAGAAATCTTTCGCCTCTTCTTCTGTCGTAATCACCGCAGAATCGTAATCACGAAACTCTGGCGCAGTACTTCGAATATGGATAATTTCATCGAGATCGTTAATCATCAGATAACCGGCAACCGAATCGATATCACCCCACGTTTGATGCGTTGTAGCACCTACAGAACAAACCGTTTCTGTTAGTTCCTTATGGTTGTGATAGTGACCTGAGAACACACGATTAAAGCCAAACTTATCTAATGCTTCTGCTGTGATACCGTGAGATGGCAAACCCTCGATAACTCCATCTACCGGAGCATGAATCATCAACGTGTAGTTGGCAGTTTGTTCACCTAGATCTTCTGCTACTCGACCAATCTCATCTAAGTAGTCCTTTGCCTTGTTGTGCCAGGGAATCATCACCACCTGATCGTCAGGGAAGAACTGAGTTTCTGAAACAACCGTTACGCCTTTGATAGTACGTAGAGACTCAATACCATTACTGATTGCACTTGAATCATTGGTTTCTAAATCGTGGTTGCCAGCTAGGAAGCGAATTTCAACTCCCATATCGCTGATTTCGGTAAACGCATCAATCGTTGGATATAGAACTGATGGTGCAATAGAGCCTCGAACGTGAAACAAATCGCCAGCGTGATACAAACGAGTGCCACCGTTTTCTTTCACAGACGTAGCCGCAGCCTTTAGTTCGCGTAGGATTTCAATCAATCGACTGTTTAAGCCACCTACGTCTTTAGAGAAAGCTCCCCAATTGTGCAGATGACTATCTGAGGCGATGCCGTACTTTATTTTCATTTTGACCTCTTTGTGATTCTCTTACATAAGTAAGCAGTGACTTAATAATATACTTAGGAATAAGGTGTTTAAAGAGCAATTGGAAATGAGGGCTGCTGTGGCGTCATGTTTTGCCAATGTTGCTGCTGCTGACTCACAATTTGGTGAAGTAAGGATGTTCTTTCTTCCAAAGAAAGCGGTTTTCTGTCTTTGTGCTCGGCAAAAACAATCGTCTCGTACTCTTCTAGTGTCAGAGCGTCACCGTGTATGATACATAGACGACCAAGTGACAGTTGATGAATGACGAGATTACAAAGAATTTGTGCCCCACACATACGCGCACAGAGACGATCTTTATCTACACCGTGTATCGATACGTAATGAAGTAAGTCAGGTTTATTTAACCAAACCTCTCGAATGGCAGACATAAGCATTGCACCTGCACCGCAGCAAGGTTCACCTATGCCAAAGTCTTCGTTCTTAGTGGCTCTTTCTTCTAGTTGATCCCAACAATCATGCATTGTCATTTGGCACATGAGTTGAGTAACGCTATCCGGTGTGAAGAATTGACCTAGAGCCTTTTTATGACCTCGAGAGGCGAGCTCCATATAAATGGGACCCAAGATGTCAGCAAATGGGTAAGCTTGAACGGCAGAGCCATAAGTCTTAGTAGCCTCAAACAGAACTTCACGTTCTTTTTCAGATAGTGGCGCAGGATGTTTCTGACCGAACTCGCAAAAGAGATCGTCTACTAACATCTCCATTGGGTTACGTGTTGAAGTGGTGTAAAGCTTCTCGAGTAAAGAGGTGATTTTGGATACGTATGTTTCTTTACTTGAGTATAGAATTTTTGCCTCTGACATAATCGTTTGCTCTCTAACTAAACTAACGTTATTTTAAAAGTCAGAGCTAGGCGATTAAATCTAGGCAGAAAGAAAAGCCATCCTTAGCTGTAGGGTTCCTTTCTCGTTATTTTGCTTGATCTTGCGGACAAAGTGCTAAAACCAAACAGGCCCAATTGTACTGTTTGTGGTCAATTGTCCATTAGAAATTTAGCTCTTGTGTGACCCAGCAAGGCTAACTCTATGATTCAATGCATCTACGTAGGTTAATGACAGAGAGAATGTCGTTAGACCTTACGAACATACCGCCGTAACACCTAACTAGGATGTCATATAACTCTTGAGGCGTAGAATCTTTGCCAATCAGCATATGATTGTGGGAGCTATGCTTGTTTAGCATCTCAGTCATATCGCCACTTTCAGAGCTTTCAACAATGGCATGGCCAATTACCTCCATCTCTTTAGACAACAAAGCAACTTTCTGACCCTCGTATACTCTTTTCGACCATGCAGCGCCTAAACGAACGGTGTTAAACCTATCATCTAGCCCCAAATAAGGCGGTCTGAATAGAATTGGTAATACGTAGTTATCGCAAGCGTAGATTCTCGCTTGAGTACCATACTTTCTAATTGCTCTCTGAATGGACTGTCTAGCCTTGCAGTTAGACTCGACCACGCACATCTCGCACAATTCTCTGGTTTTCGCACTAAAGGTTGTACCCTCTAGCTTTAACGATCTTAAGTTTAAGTCCATACCAAAAAGGGGCTTACGCCCCTCTCCTATTCTTCATCTACCATTAAGCCTTCAATCTGCTCCCAAACAGTCGGCTCACGTAAAGCCAGTGCTCGTAGTTGATTGCGACGATACTTTTTGCCGTCCCACAAAATGTATCCCTTACTTGGTTGCTCGAGTAAGCCAATCTCAAGTAAGTGATCGATTGAAGAACCAATAACGTCGAACTTACCAGAGCCGTCCGGCATATAAAGGAAGTCCCATTCTACTTTCTTAAATGGCGCACTTACTTTGTTCTTCACACACTCTGCGGTAACTCGTTGACCGATTTTCTCTTTCTTGTCTGAGCCTGTAATTTGGCTACGAGTAAGCTTGATACGAACCGATGCGTAGAATCGAGGTGCGTTACCACCGGGTGAAGAGGTTTTATCGCCATACACGACACCAATCTTTTCTCGAATCTGGTTTAAGAAGATGGCAAGCATGTTGTTCTCTTCGCAGATTTGAGCCAAAGCAGGGAAACTCGCTGACGTACAACGAGCTAAAGCCGTGTTGTCGTTCATGTTGAAGTCTTCAGCATCTTTATCTAGCTTCTGCATTGGCACCATGCCAGCTAGTGAGTCGAAAACGATAACAATAGGCGCGTCTTTCTCAATGAACTTGTTCTCTCGAATGGCATAGGCAATCTTCTTTGCGTTATCCATCGACTGTTCAAAGGTTCGAGGCGTCTTAAACACCCATCGGTTAGGGTCAGTTTCTAAGCCTAGTTTCTTTGCAAGCCTTACATCAAACGAACGTTCGTGATCCATAAAGCAAGCAATGCCACCAGCCTTTTGCGCTGACACCATAATCTGAGTAGCGATTGCTGTTTTACCGCAACTCTCACCACCAAATATCTCAATGATTCTCGAACATGGAGCACCACCATCGTATTTACTCGAGATGGCTTTGTTGAGTGGCTTAAAGCCGGTATCCAACCAAACGGACACTTGTTGATGCTCGTCGTTGCCGCCAATGGCAGACTGCAAAGCATCAGCTAACGATTTAGCCATGTAATCACCTTAGAATAATGAGTCCCACATTGAGATCTCTTTTAGAATGGTTTTGAACTGACGGTCTTCGCAGAACTCACGGAACTTAGCCGCATCACGATGACCTTTAGTAATGTTCATATCGCCTTTTGATGGCTTCGGGCCATCTCGTAAGTCCATCAAGCGATAGTTGAGGTTGAATGCATCAATAAGAGACTTGTCACCGCACATAGCATTGATCTTGTTACGTGCTCGGTTAAGTGTCGCATTGGCAAAACAACCTTTTTGAAACTCACCGTTTTCGTCATATTTGCGGCATAACTCAGCTACGCCACCTTCGTCAGTGACAATCGCCAACGCAGTCTTTTCACCAATGCCAGGAATACCACCGATGTTGTCAGACTTGTCTCCCTTGAGAGCCTTAACTTCAATGAAGTCCTGCCAATCTCGGCAACCTGTGAACTCTTCGAAAGTATCGATAGTGACGGTGCGATTATTGATAGGGTCTACCCACTGGCTGTCTTCTGTTACCAGTTGTAGCCAATCTTGGTCTGCGGTTAGAAAGTCAATCTTGAAGCCTTTCTTGATGAGTCGTTCACCAAGAACCCAAGCTAAGTCGTCAGCTTCAAAACCAGTAGCTTTTAACTGGTCTATACCGAGATAGAACAGAGCGCGAATGATTTGAGGGCGTTGAACCTTGAACTCTTTTCGCATCTGCTTAAGTTCGTCGGTGCTTTCTCGATTTGCTTTGTAGTCTGGGAATTCTATCGAACGCCAATCTTTAGGGCTGTCCCATAGAATGATTATTTTGGAGCGTGGATTGTTCTCTCGAATGTTCTTGATGGTACGTAACATTCCAAAGATTGCTTGAACTGGTTGCCCGTCACCAGTTTTAAGTGGGCGAGAGTTTTGGGCTGCATAGCCCAAGCTGTTGCCGTCAACGACAATTGCGTGTTTAGCCATTTTTCACCTCAAAGAATAAAGGGGCTCAACGCCCCTTTCTCAACTAGACATTAACCGTCTAAGTCAGCCAGTAACTCATCTAGCTCGTCCTCGTTGATATCATCTTCGATTGGAGCTTCTTTCATTTCTGGTACTTCTTCGAAGTCAGCATCTACCGCGTCGTCTTTCAACTCTTCGGCAATTGATTTGGACAGTGACTTGTCTTCTATAGCACCCATCTCACCTGCACCTGCTGTCGCTGGCGAAGATTTTGGAGCCATCAAAAGACCTGCTGCTGAACCAACGGCTGTTAGTGCTTTGTGCAGACCTGATTCATTTTCTTGCGACACGTATTCGTCTAGGTTAAGAGCTTTACCTAGTACCTCTTTCGGTACAGATTCACTCTTAGCTGCCGGAATAACCGTGTACTTGGTATCGTTACGACCACTACCCTCTCGGCTAATCGTCAAATCAACACCTTCTTTCAAGTCTGTGATGTCACCGTATTCAGCAATGATTTCACAAATTGATTCGAAGATACCGATACCTGCTGCGATAAGAACAGGTTCCTTGTTATTTGCATCGCCACGAACGATTGCATTCATTAGATACTGTTGACCAGAGTTAGCATCTTTCAGTAGTTCAATGGTTTCATCGTCGTGAGCACTCTTGATCCCCATGCCGATTGCTTTACAGATTTCACAATCTTGACCAAACGTCTTCTCAGTACAAACGTAAACCGCTTCTGTTTCGCCTTTGTCGTTCTTGATGTAGTGAGAACCAAAGTCATGAAAGAACTGAGGGTCGTCACCAAGACGCCAAGATGGAAGAAGACGAATCTTTGTTTTACCGATAGGAAACTTAAAAGGACGTGCGCGACCTTTTTTGGCTTGAATTTCTTTCTGCTTCTTAGCAACAAGATCCATGATGGTTAGTGCTTTAGACATACGTGTTTTCCTGTGTAAATTAAATTAATAGGGTCAAGACTTAACGACCACGTTCAGGCACTGAGTATAAGGTAAGTCACTAGTGACTGAACAGTGTTAATTTTACGAAACTGAGACAGGTGAAACAAATAGGGATTTAAGAAAAACCAGAAAGGAAAGCCCCTCTTTTGAGGGGCTGGGGGTTAGCTATTCCGGTGCAGTCATGTCGGATAAAGCAGAAGACGTATTGGAGCCTACCTCTTCTGCATAGCTATTCGTTGCCTTGCGAGTTTTGGCGATCTCATCAAGGATGTTGTTTGGGTTGTGAGGGCTGTATGGATTGGTTGGGTCCATAAGTTGCTCTGCACTTGTTAGTCGCCTTTTTGGCGGCTCACTATAAGAATTCAAAGATGGTATTTGAAAATCTCGTTTTTTCCTATTTGTTACATTCAACATATTAAGTCTGGTTTCGTTATGGCGTTTACGTTCTGTTAGCCAAGCAATGCAAAAGAATATATCCAAACCAAGCGTGACAAAGAGCCAGAATGAAAGACCACCTAAAAGTTCCATACAAACACTCTATCCAACTCAGGCCGACTTGCTCTTGAGAAGATAGCCGGACTTGTGAAGATTTGCGGGTCTAAGTCCATAAGTGGGGAGTTTTGATGAACAGAGAGATTGCCAACAAGAACAAATGTCTTAACACCTGCTCTGATCATCTTCTTGTAATCGACACCAAACATGTTGCCGCCACGTTCGTGAGAAGATTCCATGTATTTGTGTGTAACCCAAGAAGCTACCACCACTTTAGGCTTAAAGTTCTTGAATGCTTTGTTGGCGTCTATCTCTACAACATCTTTGCCGTAGTTCACAGTGGGTTGATGCGCTAGACCATATAGAGCTGCGGTTGCGTACTTATGATTGTTCTTAGGGTGTTGTTGATAGTTATCAACCATTCGAATACCCAAGCTACGACCATATACCCCGTTACCTGCTCCGATTTCCATTGCTCTGGATTTGTCTTCTGGTAAGAAGCTACTGATAAAGTTGATAAGCTCTAAAGACGGGATAGAGTAAAAAGCGTGTTTATGGCAGAAAATTCTTAGCTTACTTCGTGGTATTTCAGCGAGTACATCCATCGGGAGTACCTTCAACTGCCCTTCTTCATCAAGAAGCAAAGCCTCAACATCGCTAACGTCTTCGGGCTCTAAAATAGATAGGCTACCAAGCATTGTGGATACTTGATCAAAAAGCTTTTCTGAGTGCATGTGGTTTCTCTTTGTGTAGTGATAAGTCAGTGATGACTAATTACATTATAAAGAAACAGAGTAGGCACTTCTACAGTCAGCAGTGACTAATATAAGATTTTATTGGGAATTTCCAAAAAACCGCAGACGGGAATTTCGTTTTCTGGGGGTGGTTAGCCCCCAAGATATAAAGAATCTTTGTTGGTTAACAGCTCTAACCTGTCAACTAACTGTCTAAAGACAACCACTCTTCCTTAGACATGTCAAAGTACACATGTGGCTCTGGTAAATCTTGCGAACGCCTAAGAAAGTCAGCCATTCTAGAATGGTAAGTTGGATTTTTCTGCATTCTAACTTTGTTAGTACAAAGCTGCGCCCTACGTTTGGGCGATATACTCGCCCAAATTTCGTCACTATAGCCGTAGAACGCTTGCGTACCTTTAGCTGAGTAGCTTGGGAACCACAGAATACCCTCTGGTGGTAACTTCATCGGTTCTCTTTAGACTCCCTAATTTTACCCAACACCTTAGCTTTCATATCTTCTTTTCCCGCCTCTTTGCTTTTCAGGAATAGCTCTCCCTTAAATTCTTCGAGCTGGTGTTTTGAGCATTGAACGAGCATATCCCTGCGGTGTTTCAGGGCTTCTGTTGCTTGCTTTGCCATGTCAGCGATCATTCGCGCATCGTTGTACCGTTTCACCGCAGCTCGGTAACGTTTATCAATCATTACGCCTTTGGAAATAAAGGACTCTGTTACTTTCTCACCTTTATTCTTATTGCGTATCTCATGATAGAGCTTGGCTTCTACAATCTCCATGTCGTTCTTCGCCCTGTCCGATTGCAACTGTGCCTTAGCTGCTTGAGTACCATAGTACGAGTAAAGCGAGGCTTGTTTTGCCATCGCTTCATCTAGGTCATGGTCTGAGAACGAAACGTCCTTCTTTAATTGGTAAGGGTCGATGAACTGGCGAAGTGAAGCTGATATCTTCAAGGCATCGCGCTCCGCCTCTTCTTCCGCCAATGCGATTTCGTCTAGCTCGTCCGGTGATAAATCACTCATAAATACCTCTAATTTTCTCGCTCTGTGAGAGCGTTTTAAATTAGACGACAAACAGCAAGCGCGTTCTCTGGGAAGCTCTCTGTCGTCTTCTCAGTGCGTTAAATAATGTCTGCCGTTTGCTCGAATACGTTCTCTAAATAAGACGCTCGAGCAGGTTCAAAGTAAAGCATTGCCGGATTGATACCAAACAAGATAGTCATATCCCGTTTAGCACAGTAATGGGATTGGCCTGCCAACTCTTCCCACGAACCTTTCACATCTGGCGCAAGGTGACGAATCGATACTGAACCCAATGCCACCACCACTGACGGTTTCAATATCTCTAACTCTTTGTCGAGAATAGAACCGTAGTCGATAGCCATCTGATTACTAATCTTCTCACCTTTGTTCTTCTCTGATTTCAAGAAGGCAGTATGGTAAGCATCAGAACGTTTTAAACCTGCTGACTGCATTGCCTCGATAACTGGCTTATAACCCTTACCCTCAGTCATTTGCCCCTTCTCTACCTCTGTCCATGTTGGCGCATCAGTAACGACGACGAACTTAGCTCGTTTTGGTAGATATGGTTTAGGATGAGAGCGACCTGCTGTTTCTTCACAACATGTACGAGCCTCTTTCAGCACTTCTACTAGTAGTGCACCATCTTCTTTACCCAATTTGATATTACGATCGGACTTTAGATTCTCTACTACCAGACCTGGCAATAGGACTTTCTGAGCCTTTAGTCGTTCTGGGTGCATGGCTGGCTGCTGACTTTCATCTAGTGAAGCGAACGCACCAATCTCATCAAGGTTTGCTTGAATACGTTTGTTCACCGAACGCTTGTTAACTAAGGACAAGAACTCTTCGACAGATTCAAACTTGCCACCGGCTTTTACCTTTGCCTCTTTGATAGACTCAAGAGCCTTGCCGCTTAACCCTTTTACTTTGTCGAATGGGGTATATAGAACCGTCTTCTCTCGGGCTGCATCATAGCTAATCTCAAAACGACCAGATGACTTGTTAACATCAGGCGGCATGATGAGAATGCCTTTTGAGTTGGCATCACGAACGATACCGGGATACTTCTCTTCTTTTAGGATTGTAAGAGCCGAAGCATAGAACGCAGCCGGATGTTGAACTTTAAGCCACTGTGTCCAGTAAGAGATAAGCGTATAAGCAATGGCGTGTGATTTGTTGAACTGGTAGCTGGCGTTCGCCTCGATATCACCCCAAACTTTTACCGCTTGGTGCTCACTGATTGGATTCTCACCCTCTGTTGCACCATTGATAAAGCTCTCTCGTATCTTTGACATTGCAGCCATGTCTTTTTTACCGATTGCTTTACGAAGTGAGTCTGCTTCTGCCATCGAGAAACCTGCCACAGTCTGCGCTACTTTCATGGTCTGTTCCTGATAGACCATTTGACCGTATGTTTCTTCAAGTACTGGCTCGAGAGATGGAATTGGATAGTCGGGTTCGCAGTAGCCACGCTTAATGTCTACCCACATCTCTGTCATACCTGTCTCGAGTGGACCCGGACGGTTTAACGCTGAGATTGCCGCGATATCCTCAAAGCTAAGCATCTCTTCTGAACCTGCTTGCTTTAGAAGTTTACGAGCGTTGCCACCCTCAAACTGGAACGTAGCGATTGTGTCGCCTTTACCAAATGACTCGAGTACTTTCTTATCATCAAGTGGCAAGTTGAGATAGTCTATCTCCTGCCCTGTTGCCTCTTTGACGTACTCTTTGCCAAGCTTAAGCATATCTAACGTAGACAGACCAAGAATATCGAGCTTGATTAAACCCCAATCCTCTACTGTTCGTTTATCCCAGTTAGAACATGAACCACCAGCTCGACGTTCTACCACTGCACGATTCTTAATTGGCTCACCTGCTACGATGATACCTGCTGCGTGTTGACCGTAGTTTCTGAACGTACCTTGTAAAGAACATGCCTCTTTGAAGATCTGCATATGCTCATCGGCAAACTGCTGAATAGCCGGCACCTGCTCGTAAGCTTCTTCCAATGACACTGACGAACCATGAACTTTCGGTACTTGCTTAGAACATTCAATCTGACTTTCGGTTAGGCCATGTGCTTTAGCTACCGAACGTAGAGATGATGAAGTACCTAGCTCACCGTAGTTGCTGATACCACAAACATAATCATTGCCGTATTCTTCACGTAGCCAGTTGATCACCTCGTCACGACGAGAACTCATGAAATCCAAATCGATATCGGGTAAATCGATACGCGATGGGTTAATGAAACGTTCAAAGATAAGACCAAAGCGAAGAGGATCAACGTCTGTAATCCCCATAAGGAATGCAACCAATGAACCTGCACACGAACCACGAGCGGGTCCAACCTCGATGCCGTTGTCTTTCGACCAGTTAACTACTTTGTGAACCAGTAAGAAGTAATCCTCAAAGCCCATCTTATGTAGAACGCCTAACTCATACTTCAAACGACTCACATACTCGGGCAACTTCTCTTTAGGAGGCATGTAACCCATAGTCGGTTTAGAGATACGCTCTTTCCAACCGTCTTTAGTTAGGTTGACTAGAGTTTTGTAAGGCGTGTCGCTCATGTGAGGCAAACAGATATCTAGTTTGTGCCACTCGTAAGAACAGAACTCCGATAGAGCGTTAGTGCCAGAGATACCCTTGCTAATGATTGCCGCAATATCATTTGTATCGTGACCTCGTAACAACAGACGCTCATGCATACCTTTTAGCTCAGCTTCGAACTCATAAGCCTGAACAACATACATATCGCTGGTGGCTGGCTCTAATCGCCAAGTCTCTTCAACGGTATTACGATTCAAGATGCAGCACATGGTGTTACGTACCTTATCATCGTCTTTCTTATACATCGTTGGGCGACTGATGATTAACTCGGTGTCGTCGCTGTCTAACGCTACACTAGCGATCAAATCATTAACGCGATCATTGTATGCTGTCTTAACAGGGATAAGCTCATAGCGAATTAGAGAGCTGTCTAAGTGACTTCCCAGATACTCTAAGATCGCAGTGTGATTCTTATGAGAGAAGAGGCTATGAATATCTCCGGTCGTCATGATTAGATTGCCACGCTTAACAACCTCAACAACCTCTTCAAGCGACAACTGCGGCTCAAAGTAAAAGTGGTCTTCATTGTTCGCCATCGATAGCAGTTCGATAACGTCCTTTAAACCTGCATCGTTTTTAATGATCAGCTTAGGCATAAAGAAAGGGTTTGGCTTACGTCGAGGTTCACCACGTTTAGCTCGTCGCCAAGTCAGGTCATCTACTACCTTTACCGCAGCGCCAAAGCACACTTTGATATCTTTTTCTTTAGCCGTTCTGAATGCTTTCACCAGTGCATTGATACTATTAAAGTCGGCTATAGTAACCGACTCGTATTCATAGGTACTGGCTTCTGTCACAAGCTCTTCTGGTGCGAGTATCGACTGACTCAATGAAAAGTGAGTGCGACCGCCTATATAGTTTTTAATTTGTTCCATGCTGTCCTCTAGCAACGTACACCCCACCCTTCTTAACAATTAGGTTTAACGCCTCGAATGCTTTGATGGTTGAGTGGTAGTAAGAACGAACGGTATCTTCCGTCCAGTGTGGAAAGTTTTTTTGCAGCGTTTCTTTTAGGTCTCCGGCTTTAAACATGCCTTTCAAGACCAATTCGAATGAGGGTTCAAGATGAGCAGGTTTCAAACCGCAGAATGGGTTTCTAGAATTCGCTACTGCTTCAATCAGGTTTGACTCTAGAGATAGCATCTTTCTTGCCAACTCAAATGAGCCTCTTGGTAAGTGGGTCAATGCTGAAAGCTTAACGGCTGACACTTTACGTTTAGGTATCTTTTTACGTGCCTTGTTGTGACGCTCAACTAAGTCAGGCGAATCAGAATAGATAACCTCAAGACCTGTTCGTTTGAGATCTTCTAAGAAGTCACTAACATCGGTCTTGGTGTGAATATCGAGAAGTGTTTTGCGGCAAGTCTCTGCGCATTGGGTAGCGTGAACGCATTTGCCACAGCTTTCAGACTGACTGCTAAAAGTAACAGCCATTCCAAAACAACCAGGAAGGTTATTCATTGCCACCTCTCTTCGCTCTACGTTTAGCGTAGCGAGTGCTTAGGTAACAACCTTTACACCAAGAATGCGTTTTGGTTTGAGAAGAAGACTCTCCATACCAGAACTCAGAGGTTAACGGCCAACTCTCATCGCACTGCGTACAAACCTTTTCCGGTTCATCGTCAGCAATGATGAATTTGCCTCTCCTTACTTGTCGCTCAATGACTGCCTGAGATATCTCAGGCAAGTAATCAATTACAGGTTTCATACGTACCCCTATGACAAGGTACGTTGAGCGATACTAAGTGCGGCTTGAGCTTCTGCTTCTGGCAGACGGTTCGAGTAGGACACCATCACACCCTTAACAAAGTCACCTCGTAGCAAACCAATCTTTGCGATATTGATTAGAACTCGAGGACCCAAAGTTAAACTCACCTCTGTAGGGTATGACTGACGAATCTTGGCAGCGAAATCGACAATCTTCTTGGCATCAGACTCGACTAATCCGGTCTTGCGCATCACGATTGCGGTTTCTTTCTTAGCTGGCATGTATTCAATCTTCTCAACAATACCAAAACGCTCGAATGTAGCGGCATCTTGAACCACTGTTGCTTGATACAAGCCTGTCTCATCACCTGAACCGTTCGTGTTACCCGTAGCAACAAAGCGAAAGTTTGGATGAGGGCGAATGTAACGTAGTTCTGGCGGAGCTTCTTTAATGTGAAGAGCTTTGCCTTCTAACACTGCTTGGTAAACAGAAAGTACGTTTGGATAAGCACGATCGTATTCATCAGCCATGTAAATATCACCGTTAAGCATCGCGATTGGTAAATCACCCAACTCAAATTCTGTTTTGGCTTTTAGCTCACCGGTTTTTGGGTCTTCAATATGCTTAACAACATACTGACCAACGATGTGACACTCTTCTGTATTAGGTGTGTGTTGAACACGGCGAAGACGACGATTAGTAGCCGCAGCAATGTTTTCCCAGAACGTAGACTTACCCACGCCAGCGTGACCCCAAATGTAAGTTGGAATGCTTAACTCGATACCCATTAAGCATGACTTAAGAACGTCCACGTCGAACACATAGTCAGTGTCGAACACTGGCACTAACTCAGGCTCTTTCTCAGGCATTTCAAGTGTAGTAATCGGGATTGGATTACCCTTTGCTGTACGCGCTGCTTTGATACTCCCAAGATTGAACAACTCATGAAGAGGAACTTTACCTGTGTTCTCTTCAACTGCTGCTGCAACTGCTGTCTTTTTAGGTTCTTCTTTCTTAGCCTCCCCTACTGCTTTCTTCTTGGCTTCAATCTTAGCTCGAGCCGCTTCTGAAAGTAGTGGTGAACCCGGAAAACGCTCTTCGTAATCATCCACTGTAATGCCATCGTGCTCTTTCTTTAGGTGAAGCGCGATTGAGTGAACGGATTTGGAACACAGTTTACATTCGATCATCTTGGTTTCTCTTTGCGTGTGGTAAGTCACTAGTGACTTAATTATTTTCTATGTGCTTATAGTAATGATCTGCTCAAGGCATAACAAGTCACCGCTTACTTATCTTTCCTTTTCGCCAGAACCGTCGTCTTCTAGAAAATGATTATCCGAATTACTGGTGTGTACTTTGCCGTCTCTATCAATCCAAGCAATTACAGCGTCACCAGAGGTAATATTGCCAGTAATGTCACCAACTTGGCAGCCATGATGAAACATAAGCGTCCAAAGGTCACGATGAACCGGAACGCACTCAGTTATTACCACGTTCTCTTCTGAAAGGTCGAAGTCTTTTGAAATCTGACCCATCTCTTGGCGTAGGCGAATGAAATCTAAACAATGCATGGTTTACTCCTAAAAGAAAACCGCCCGTAGGCGGTCTGGTTATTTTTGCATGATGGCATCACGTAATTGATGCATTACTTGGGTTGGTAAGTCTTCGATTCGGTCTATCACTACCGACTTAGGGTAGTAGCTATTAACACATGTTGTCTGAATACCAATGCCGACTACGTTTACTTGCTTCTTACTCAGGTCTTTAATCACTGACTTAAGATGCTTTTCAAAACCGTAAGTACTGCCGTAAGCACATGGCTGGCCATCTGACAGAACAATTAAGGTTTTACCCGGCTCTCGCTGTCGTAGCAGTCGGTTTGCGGCGTACTCTAGGCTTTCACCGTCTACGTTGTTAGCTAAGAAGCGTGAACGAGGGATAGATGCCATTCGTTTCTTCTGCTCTACACCAAATCGTTCGTTAAACCCCTTGAAGATAGGAACATAGACAGGTTCTAGGCGTGACCACTTATCAGTTGCGTGACCACCTCCCATCATCTCATCGTACATGGAACGAAACTCATCGGTTCGCCATGCCCCATCATCAGTAGTGAAGCCTAGAACCTCAAAGTTGATGTTCAATTTACTTAGAACCTCAGACAGAGCCCACGCTGTCTCGGTTGCAACATGAATACGTCCACCAGACATTGAACCCGAACAGTCAATAAGAAGTGACACAGCCACCTCTTTTGTCTTCATCTCTTCTTTGGTACGAAATACTCGAGGATCATTGTTGAGTAGACGGCCTAATGCCGAACTGTTCACTCGCCCTCGCTTCTTACCACCTTCCCAACGAGATTTATTGGCAGCACGAAACGCACGTTCCAAACCTTTCTGCAATGTGCCTGTCATACCAGTTACTTTGCCCTCTATCGCATCGATCCATCTCGAATTGAACTCAGGGGGTACAACAAATTCCTCTACACGATCCCAATCTTTAGTGAATGGGAAGTAGTCAGCATCACCTTTACCCTCACCAGACATCTCACTCACGATATCTGACATGGCATCATCGAATTCTTCAAAGAGGGTTTCATCTTCTTCCGCATCACTACCCTCTAGTGGTGGCGATGTACTTGCTGAGTCACCATCTCCCTCGAGCATAGGAATATCATCGTCGTCCTCTGGGAACTCTTCGCTTTCTAGATCATCAATCGATTCATCGGAGCTGGTGGACTCTTCACTGTCCATCTCTTCGTCTTCGCCATCGTCAGGTTTAGGGCTTTCAGTTTCTTCCTCGCCCGACTCATCAGAAGGTGAGTCAGTTTCTTCGGCTTCATCCTTGCCAGGTTCTTCCGGTTCTTTATCTTCTGAATCACTCGAGCTGAAATGGGACTCGTCTTCGCCCTCATCATCTAAGTCCGATGGCGGTTCATAAGTTTCGTCCTCTTTATCTTCCGAAGATTTGCGAGATTTTGTTTTTGCTTTGTGAGGGTCTTTCTCTTCACCTGCGTCTTCACCGTAAACAGCTTTCTTAATGTCTACCGCAAGCTCAAGGTTCTCAAACGAATCGGTTGTTGAAAGGATTCTCTTAGTGAACGGCTCTATTGCTTTATGAATGTTTGGGATCAACTCCCACTTGTCTTCCATGTAGTCAGCAAAGTGACGTTGACCACCTAGTGCTCGTATTGCGCAAGCTACAAGTAAGTGCCAGTACTCACGTTCTGTTTTGGCTGGGTCTTTGCGATAGTCTTTAAACTTGGGTTCGATGAAGCGGTTTGTAAAGATGTGGTACATCTTTTCTAAGTTGTGTGATGAGCCAGAGAACTGCTTTTTCATCATACGTTCAATAAACACGTCTTCACAAATATTGGTCAGAGCAGCTACCTTTCTTTTGACGGATTGCTCAGCAGCCTTAGAATCTGAGAAAAGCAAGTGTCCAACTTCATGATCAACAAAGCCCTCAATAGCTGAAATTAACTCATCACTCGCGTCATCTGGTAAGAACGGGACGTTAACTCGAACCGGAGCTAGCGTGTCTGGGTGGTACTCAACAAAAGCATTCATACCTGATTGTGTAACACGAATTCCACGTCCTGATAGGATTCTTGTTACTTTTGTTATGGTTTCGCGAACGATTGCTATTCTTCTTTTGTTGTCCATCTTTTCCTCTACCAATTCATAATACTATAAGATATAGTAAGCAGTGACTTAATATTACTAGAACTAAAAAGGGAACTAAACGTTCCCTAATTATTTGACCATGTAGGATAGATGCTATGTACCCACAACAAAGTTCCGGCCTTCTGAGGAAGAGGTCACAAGGACAAGATATTCACCTTCAATCTCAAGCTCGTATACAATCGTGTCTTCGCTGTCCATAGAAGATAACGTGGTGGATTTTTCCAAAATCTCTGTTACCTCATCAAAGGAGATTTTACTAATCATGATGTCCTTAAAATACGTAGTGGATATATGACCAGTATAAGATTTGGCAGTCCCGTAGTAAACAAAGATAAGCCCTAGCTCTTTGTGGGCATGACACAGATCCCACAACCAAAGAACAATGCTTAGTGAGATATGAGTCACATTGTTTATCCACCTGTTTCTTTAGATTTTCTTATGCAAATTCTTGAAATGCCAGTATTAGTGTAGAAAAGTAACTCACTAGTGATCTAATATAAGGGTTGGACAAAGTGCACATTGTGCCAGTGACGCTACAAATTCAAAAAAAAGTGGCAATTTTTACCTGATATGCCGCAGTAGCAACGCTAACTCATTCTCATTCATTCAAAGAGTAAAACAATGAAACCTAATACGACCGACTTTGAAAGCATTACAGACGATCTATATATCGCAAAAACCGATCGTTTCTTTTCAGAGTCAATAATCCCAAGACTGATAACCTCTGCTATACACAAATCTAACAAGACACAAGCTGATATGGCAGCAGAGTTAAACCTAAACTCTAATCTGATGACTATGTTCAAGCAAGGCAGAACTAAAGTACCTCTTACAAGAGCTAGAGATATAGCTATTGCTTTAGAACTACCTGTTGAAGAATTTGTACTGTTAGTCCTAAATGAATACCACTCTGAATTACTAGACGTCATGGACAAGACATTTATAGTTCCTCGTAATAAAGAGGAAGCTAAAGCTATAAAGGAAATGAAAGTTCAATACAGAAGAGACTCTGAGCCACGAGAGAACTCCGAATAAATTACATATCTTTAAACTTTAAGGGACTCTATTAAGTCCCTTTTTTATTATCTAAAATCTGATTGTGCCACAGGTAGCACAATCGCTCATTTCTCTAAACCTCCCCTCATTCACAAAAATAGGTTAATACTTGTTTTTTAGTGAAATCATGCCATAATCCTCGCAACTAATATAAGAAACGGTAAGGGGCTACATTATGGTAGGCAATATCAAAATCGCGAATATCCTTGAGAAGTTCAATGAAGTAGGTAATGAAGTACTAATTGAATTACGTGAACATGGTGCATCGACTAAGAAATCTTCCGACCCTAGAAAATATGGCGCGCAAGAAGCTGCACATATATTAGGTCGCTCTCTTCCTTGGCTTCGTGACAACTCACGTCACATTGAAATCTCAGGTAACGGTAGAAGATATTACACGCTTCAAGACCTGTGGGATTTGAGAGAGGCTGGTGGATTGATTTATCAGAAGCCGGAAGGAAAGAAAGCAATAAAGAAGGTTGTTGCTAACTTCAAAGGTGGTGTTGGTAAGAGTACGACCGTTATTCATGAAGCTCACTATATGGCTACATATAAAGGTATGAAAGTTCTAGTTATCGACCTAGACCCTCAAGCTTCAACCACATTCTGCATCAGCACAATGATTCCCGATTTGGATGTTGCACATGAGGATACGATCGTTGACTCGCTAACCAGTGACGTTTCGCTATGTGCTGATATCTTCCGTGGCACATACATACCTGGAGTGGATTTCATACCGGCTAACCTATCTCTTCAAGCTCTAGATATGATGCTGTTGAATGCCGACGATGAGAACATTGATCGCTTGGGGCCTATTCATACTCGCCTTGATTCGGTTCTTAAGTTGGTAGATGAACACTACGACCTCATCCTTATTGACTGTCCACCTAATATGGGAATGGTTACAGCAAATGCTATCACTGCGGCTAACGCAATGACTCTGCCAATTCCACCAGCTCTATACGATGTAGGCTCTGCAATTCTATTCAACAAAACTATCAGCCAATTCCTAGAGCAGTCAGGTAAAGAGTTGGACTACTTCAAGGTTCTTCTAACTAAACACCCTGAGTCGGCTGCTTCTAAGCGAAACGAATCACGTATTCGCCAAATCTTTGGTGATTACGTTTACGGTGGCTCAATTGTGGCTACTACTGAGTTTGAAAAGGCATCTGAAAACTTCACTACTGTTTACGACATCAACCGTGAAATGACTTCTAAGAAGGTTTACGAGCGAGCACTTGAAAGCCTGAATGAAGTACATGAAGAGATGTTCGCAGACTACCAATCACTAATGGGAAATGAGTAATGACTGACACAAAGAGAAATCAAGACAAGGTACATGCAGCTTCACCTATGCTTGCAGGTTTGAACAGAGATAGAGGTAACGATCGCTCTTCTGTCAGACGTGACACAAACAAGCCTAAGTTGGACATCATGAGCAAGATTAATGAGTCCAAAAAACCAATCGAAGAGGGTAGTGCAGCCTCGGAAAGTGTCACCACGCAGGAGACAAAATCTGAAAATGTCACCACGCAGGAGACAAATTCAAAAAATGTCACCACGCAGGAGACAAAACCCGATGTTGAGAAAGCTGCTCCTAAAAAGAAGAAAGCCAAAGAATCTACCGCATCTGAAATAGCTATCGAGTTAATCACCCCTTGGGGGTTTGCTGATAGACCGGATGATGAGTTTGGTGATGATGAAGAATGGCACTCGTTTGTTCAATCTATTCGCCAAGATGGAATTGACCAGCCTGTTACTGTTCGCCCTAAGAAGGGTGGCAAAGGTTATGAATTGATATGTGGTCGTCGTCGTTACACGGCTGCACTCGAATGCAACATGAGAGCTATGCCATGTATCGTTCGTGATCTTGATGATATGGAGGCCGCTCTACTTCAAGACCGTGAGAACGAACAGCGTAAAGACCTATCGGTTTGGGCTAGAGCCAAGAACTGGCAGAACCTACTCGACAACAATGTATTCAAAAACTCATCACAGTTAGGTGCTCATCTTGGTTTAGATCGACGCTACGTAAATAAAGTAATGGTGTTTACTCGCATTGAGCCTGAAATTGAGGCTGCTATTTCCAACAAGGGAAATGTAAGTATGTCGTTAGCACAAGAGTTGGTTAATCTAACTCGAGTTACTGACCTACAGCCGAAGAGTACTGTTAAGAAAAATATCGAGGCTATCGTTGCTGTAGCGGATAAGATTTCAATTGGTGGAATGACCGGAGCTAAGTTGAAGTCGCTAATCAATAAGGCTGACTCTGACGAAAGCAAAACAGATAACGAAATTGCCTACGACAAGAATATAGGTGTTGTTGACGGTACTAGATATATTACTTTGCGTAAGGATAGTAACGGAACACCAACTATCAGTATTTTAAAAGAGGCTAGGGAGCTTATTACTGAGCAAGAGATTGCGGAGCTTATTACCTCTCTAATTGTTGACTCCAAAAAATAATAAACAATGATGTGTAGGCGCGAATATTTATATTTAGCGCCTATATTAACACTCAAAAATTGAAAGTTGAGTTTGAGAATTCGATTGTGGTGGTGTCAAAATAGAGCTGTGTTTAATTCTCAGAAGAGATTAAAAGAAAGATGATAAATGTTAGCAGTGTAAAACTAAGCGCTCTCAGAATTGATTTGAGAGCGTTTTTGATTTTTGGGGAATTTTCTTATTTTGATGTGAATCGAGGGGAATTTTCAGAAAACGAAACGCCAAAATTTTTGAACTGACTTTTGCCAATTTTCAAAATTGCCATTTTACTTCTCAATTACCTCTTCAAAACCATTCGACTTGTTCAACTGCTCAATAGCCAGATTATTCTTTTTAGTTTCTAAACTCACACGGCTAGTTTCAATCGCATCATAAAAAGCCTGCGAGAAAGTAGGCCAAGTTCTAGAATCCATAACGACAAACTTTTTACCTCGCTCTGTTGGGAAGAAAAAAGTTTCCTCTATATATAGATAGCCATTTTTTACTAATCGCTCTCTTACTTCTTCCGGTGGCATGATAGAGCCACAACTTTTTCTCATTACACTTTCGCCCAACTCTTCACAAGAATATTGAACAATAGAAGAGGGCTTATCTTCATTTTGCTCTACACATCCCTTTTTAGTTTGTTCTGGTGTGAATACTTTCAGTCTTGAATCGGTTTCTAACATGGCTGTTTGAAATAGCTTTCTCTCTTTGTGACAAGTCAGCTCCAATCCCATCTTTCTTATCTCGATAAAAGCCTTAGCAAATGCTAAGGCTTCTTCGGCTGATTCTCGGTTTTTATCAGTCATAGTTATCTCTTCGTGTTAACCGTCTAGGTCATCTAGTAGTGAATCTAAATCTAGGTCATCGAGGTCTTCGGATTCTTCCTTTTCCTCTTTCACAGGGTCACCACTTCCGGCATCGTAAACTGTGCCATCTGCGCTAAGGTTTATGACTTCTCCACCTAAGATAGACTCTTCGGGTTCACCATTGGAATCGAGAAGCAATGCGTCGATGGGGTCATTAGGGTCTAGCTCTCTGTTGAGCCTTTCTGCTTCTTCTTCCGCTATGACATCAGCCATCAACTCATCCACTTCTGCAATCGAAGCTTCTAAGTCCTCATCTATATCAGAGACAAGGTTTGTCATCTCTTCTGACCGGGCTTCCTCAACTGTCTCTTTGTCGTGAAGTGCCTCTAAGCGTTCATCAAGACGATCATCGAACTCAACCATTAAGTCTTTAGCTTCTGGCTCTGCCTCTAGAAGTTCGCCTTCTATTACAGGTTCTTTAGTTTTCTCGGGGGGAGGTGTGGTGACAACATCGGAGGTGATGAGCAAAGCAAAGTCTATCTCTGATTCGGTAGCTGACGACAAGGCTTCTAGAACCTCTGTGGTGCGCTCGTCTGTCTCCTGAGAGTAGAACTTAACTAATGGTGATTTAAGAAGGGATTTATTTGCTGCTACTAAATGTAGAATTTGAACCGCTTTGCTCATAATTGTCTCTTAAAGTGTGTGAACTGAATATGTTCTTACTATAAGAGACTAAGCGAGGGATATCGGGGAGGCTTTTACTAATTGCCGACAATGAAAGTATCGATTCTTGGCACTTCACATAAGCCTAGAAAGCTTGCGAGAGACATACAGGCGACAATGTGTTTAACGAGAGAACCGGATTCATCCACTCCTATCTCAGTTTTTCCCTCTATATATAGAGAGCAAAGTGCCTCTTCATCGATGAATCGGATTGGCATGGAGTAAAGTTCTGACTTTTCCAGAAATGAAAAATGGGGATGGTTAAGGATGTCAGGGATATCTTTAAGGAATTTCATGGTGCCACCGTTCTTAAGTTGTAAGGCAGGGTAGCACCACGAATAGAAAGATCAAATTAATCTAATTTGGAGACCTTATTTCTCAAAATAGCCAGCTCACTCTCAACAGAGCTAGTTTGTCGCTTGAGGCGGCCAATCGACTTTTTGGCTTCATCAATGACAGGTTCGTACCTTTCTTTGGCTTCATCTAGACCTGCAAACTTGCCTATCTCCCAAGCTGTCTTAGTGACAGAGAAACCAAATATGGCTATCGATATAATGTGAAAACCTAATATCACTGACAACAGAAAGAAGAATAGGTTAAGGGCATAAACAATCTTAAGTTTCTTTGAATGCTTCACTGCTAACAACCCTGTCCATCTTCTGCCGACTTGTCAGTTCGGATCTTAATGTAACGTGGGTGACGCAAACTACCGTCCTTAGTTTCTTCGTGAGCATGTACCTGAATGACTTGGCCCACCAGCATCTCACCGTTAGGTTCTATGACATGCTCAATGGTTTCGTTACCTTTCTTGGAGTAATAAGTGACAGGCTCATCATGGTAGTTAGCCCAATGCTGCGCACGTTCTTCAATAGACCAGCCGCCACCGATACGAACCTCAACGGTTTTACCCTTTGAGTTCTCATAGTCACAGATAGCAGCACCCATTAGGTGTTCGAACTCTTTACCTTCTTCGCCTGGCACCAACTCTTTAACTACCAAGTCCTTATCAATAAGACCTTTCATTTTTAGCCAGTTCTTCGAACGCTTACCTTCCCATAGGCCGTTAGGCACTTTAACTATCAGACCCTCTTTACCGGAATCATGAACTCGTTTGAAGTACTCCCTAGCATGAGCCTCATTTTGAATGCTAACTGCATCGGTTAACGAGATACGTGGGAACTGTTCACCATACTTAAAGAAGAAGTCCTTCATCTTCTCTCGACGTTCGGAGTAAACCAATCGACTCTTTCTAGAATCGAATTCGTTTTGAGTAAGGATATCGATAACCTTTATCTGCATAGTCTTAGTGCCACCTTTCTTACGAGCGCCACTAACAGAGTCGTTGAAGTCGTCGCTTGCCTCAACCATCTCACTATCTATAACCATCAAACAGTCTGCATCTTCCACAAACTCTTTTCGCCAACAGCTCATTAAGATCTCTGATTGAGCCTTTAACTCTTCATTGGCATATAAAGGAAGACCATTTCGAGATACGTACTCATGGCTCTTGTTCTCTAAACAGAACCCACGAACGCCATCTTCCTTTATCTCAGCGAAAGCCGGCCACTCAATCTCATGACAGTAATCATCAAAGGGATGAGCCAACATGTTTTTGAAAACATAGATGGTGTTAGGGAACACCTTGTTAACCGTAGATTCTGAAAAACCTGCCTTTAGGTTTCTCTTAATGATACGGCTTAAGAGTTCAGAGGATTTAGGAGTAAGTCTTTCTAACTCATTTTTGACCGCATCTTTCGCAGCGTTACCAGTAAGAAGTCGATCTCTTAGGTTTTGAAGAAGTTCTAAGGTTTCTCTAGAGAACTCCTCATCTCCAAAATGAGAGGTTTTAGGTAGCTTGTTCATACCAAATGTTATGAAAGGGTCTAGTGAACTACACAAAACCATTTTAAAGAGTCGATTCTCCCAATATTCTCGGATTAGATTTTCTTTGTCTGTTTTACTGGATAGCTCAGAAATGTTTTCTAAAAGGTCTAAGACCTCATCAGAGTGCAATTGGATCATTTGTTACCTCTTGAGTAGCGTTTGGCAAATTGAATTGGAGTCTCCCCTTTTTTTGGTTTGATGACGCTCGGCGTTTTTGATTCGCGATGTATGGCGGCATTGATTGCCACTGACATGTCAGAGCCCATCATTTCCTCGTCGATAGACTTAGGTTTTGATTTTTGAGGGGTAGGTTTGGTAGTCGAAGAAAAAGATCTTCTCTTTGAAGTAGATGAGTACGGCTTAGCAATAGGGGTCTTGATAACTTCCTTGCGCTCGACAAAGTACAGACCTTTGCCTACTTCCTTTTCTTCCTCTCTCATAGTGAAAGCAATGCATTCACCTTTTCTAAGAGCGGTTTGGCAATCTGGAAAGGACTCACCAATCCTGTTCTCTTCAACTGCCATCAAAAAGTTTACGCAGATTGAGTAATGACACCTTCTATTAAGTGCGCCACAACCAATGATGTGAGTGTTCTTACATGAAGCCGACACATTAGCTCCACTTAAGCGTTCATGTCTCATCCCCAAGCTCCCCAATCAGCGTGAAATGCCGACTCTGAAACTCTTCTGGTTTTGACAATGTTAGGGTCACCAAAGACTACTTTACCTAGCTTCTCTTCCGACTCTAGTTCGGCTCTCAGCTCAGTGAAGCTTTTAGCCTCTGCCTTTGAGTAAGGGATACATTCTTTGATCGTCTTCTCTAGCTCTTCGATGCTAAACATACCGTACATAGTCATATCGCCATCACCGTACTGGCGTTCTTTGCGCTTCTTACGTTCCGCTTTGAACATGCCTTTACCGAGATTGATGTTCTTGTACACGTCTAACTTGAAAGTGCCTTTGGTTTGAGTTTTACCCCAACGCTTTAGTACGTAGCTTTGTGATTTCTCACCTGTATCTATCAGAAACAGGTCATAGTCCTTACTTCCGCTAGTGTGCTGAAAGTGGATATGAGTAAGGGAGATAGTGGGTCCCATAAATGATTCCTCTTTGTGTGCGATAAGTCACTTGTGACTTATTTGTGTAGTATAAGAAATCATAAACGGGGAAACAACAAGGGACTATGAAAGTCCCTTGCTTTCTAACCTAACCAAGAATGTAGGAAAACTTAACTAGTAGCTCATTACGCGAAGCTACTTGGGTTTTTTGAAAGATGTGGTTGATGTGGGTTTTGACTGTAGCTAGAGATACCCCTAAAGACATTGCTATGTTTTTATTATCTAAACCTTTCATAATGCTTTCTAGAACATCCATCTCTCGGCTTGTGATGCAAAACTCAGAGCGAATGCTGTCGCGGCAGCTATCTCGTTTAGGTAAGTAAAGGGTTTTGATAGAGAACTCTATGAATCGGTGCAAAGCGTTCATCGTGTTAATTTCCTCTTTAGTGAAGGGAGGAAATGAGTCATCTCTTAGTATCGTCAAAACCGCGACAATGTTTTTAGAGTTATCCCTAAAGAACATATCCGCAACGTGCTCTATATTGAGTGGTTGCAAAAATTCTTTGTAGTATACGGAGCTGCGCCAGTTGGTGTTGTGGAACAGCTTTTCCAAAATTACTAATTTCTCATCGCTTTTTTCGAATCGACGAGGCGCAGCTAGATCAAGCTCGAGAAATCTATCTCGGTACTCTCTGTCAGTGCTTGCGGATACTCCATTCAAAGCAATGCCTCTTGCGCTCATGTGTTTATCCACAAAGTAAAATGCAGATGAGGTGATAGGCATTAGTCCATTAATTAGTTGCAGTATTTCCTTATGTAGTAGTTCAATTTCTTGTGACATTTTAAAGTTCCAAAAAAAAGCCGCTCTAGTGTTGAGCGGCTTATCATTACTATAGGCTTTTGCTATTCAATATGATGCTCAGTTTCATTAAGAATAGACGCCTTAGCACCGACTGGGAAGTTGTTAATCTTCTTAAACTCAGTGCCGTCAAAGCCTAAAATTTTACCTGTAGTCTTGAAGCGGCTCAGGTCGATCATGATGATACCCAGTGTAGGGATCACCTTTTCACGCCATACGAACAGGAATAGATCATCTGCCACTTTAAAGTGGTGACACTTATCTGTCTCAACCAAACCTCGTTCTACACCTTTCATGCAATGCCATGTGTAGTAGTTTGAGTTTAGGTAAATATGTTCGTAGTACTCATGAGGGCTGTATTCGTACTGAACGCGCTTACCAACTAACTCTTCTGTCTCTTCATGGCCGGACATCTCGCCAAATGGCTTGCCAATTGAGCATTGAAGAATGTCCACCTGAACACTTGTCAGCAACTCACCAGACTTAACTCGTTGGTAAATTGGGCGCATTGCTTCGCTCTCACTTGGCATTTGGCCAACTACGATTGTCGCTTTCTCTTCCGCCAGGTTCAGAACAATGCTTGCGCTTGCCGCAAACTCTTCCTCTTTGACGAAATCGACGAAATAAATTCCCTCACGGAGACAAGTAGCCTTGTAGATACCTTGACCTTTAGCGCCTTTCTCAACGCCATCTAAAACTTCCCAAGTTAGAACCTTTTCAGATTCAAAGTGGTGGCTAATTGCCATATCTTCTGCGTGAAGAATAAAAGTTTTACCTGTCAAATCATTTACGTGCTCTAGGATGTTTGCTTCCTTTGCAAACCCTTCTGCTAGTGCGTCTACTTGTACCCATTCAGTTTGTGCATTCATTTCAATAATTCTCTAAAAAACCGCAGCTCTCTTTCGCTGCGTAGTCATCATCGTGATTTTGAATGCTCTCTGACATCAATCTAAAGATTGAATGTTGTTACTATAAGAAAAAATATACATGAGTCATGCAGGTGTTAACAGACATAAAAAAAGGGCTTCCGAAGAAGCCCTTTATTTTTTAAAGAGATTTGATAGGTTTAGCAGGGACACCCGCTACCACCGTATTGGGCGGTACATCCTTATTTACAACGGCACCAGCTGCAACAATTGAATTCTCACCAATAGTTACTCCGCCTAAGATTGTTGCGTTCGCGCCAATCCACACACGGTCACCAATTACAATAGGTAATGATTGCTCATAGCCTTCTGAACGCTGAATGGCATCAAGAGGGTGACCAGTTGTGGTAATCACAACGTTAGGCGCAAGCAGTACTGACTCACCGATTGTAACGAAGTTACCATCAAGAATGGTGCAGCCATGATTTGCATAGAAGTGATCACCTACAATGATATTGCAACCGTAATCGCAATTAAATGGTGATTCTAGGTGTGCTGTTTTGTTACCAATAAGTTCTGCGGTGATACGCTCACGAACTTGGGAGTCAAAAGCTTGATTTAGTTGGTAACATTTGAATTTTGTAGTGGCTCGCTCTTCTTCAAGGCTTGTTTCAAAAGCCATGTACATTTCGCCAGTTAACATTTTTTCTCTTTCAGTGTTGATATTCATCATAGTGTTTCTCTTTGTGTAGTGAGTTCTCAGTATATGAGAATAATCAAGGTTACTAAAGATAAAAAAAAAGGACTTCCGAAGAAGTCCTTTTATGACATGAAAGATGTTATGCGTAACTCTATCAACCTTTCAGTACTGAGTTCAAAAGGTTCGTATAGGCTGACTTGACACCTGTATCCTCGACCTCAGTTTCACTCTGGTCGATCTCAACTTTTCTGTCTAAGCCGCGAACTAGGCAACTAATGTAACCAATGCTCACACCTGTTATTTTGGAGATATCTCGTAAGCTGTATTTCTTATCAGCCATTGCTCTTATTTTGGCAATGACCTCATCAGAGTACTGCTTACTTCTTCCTCCAACCTTCTGTTTAAACTCCATACCGTTTCTATATAGGTATTGATAGATAGTTCTTCGACTTTTCCCTGTTAACTCCGCCAGCTCATCCAAATCCATAAATTGCGAGTTGGTTTCAACTATCTGTCTTTGTTTATCAGTCCAAGCCATGATACACCTTGCTATTTGTTAAACTGCACCTTCATTGCAGCGGCAACTTTATCTACTTTGCCTATACCTACAATGACCTGCACAGCGGTTTCGCTTAGTTTAACAACAGCCGTTGCACCAAGAGCTTTAACTGCGTCCTCATCAATAGCTTTTGATGATTTAACTGTTAAGCGAAGACGAGTAATGCAGTTATCGATTTCAACCAAATTATCATTGCCACCTAGAGCTTTAATGTAATTATCGGCTAAATCTTCAATACTGCCACCGTCTTCTTTATTCAAGTCTTCACCTCGACCTAGAGTCTTAAGGTTGAATTTCTTGATAGCAAAGCGGAATAGCACATAGTAAAGAACGAAGAATACTAAACCTTGAGCAATCAGCATGTACCACTGAGTTGCTAGAGGGTTTTGTGTACCTAGTACGAAGTCAACGAAACCTGCTGAGAAACCGAAACCTGACATCCAACCCATGTGAGCTGAGATAAATAGGCTTAAACCAGTTAGTACAGCGTGGATGAAGAACAGTACTGGCGCTAAGAACATGAACGAGAACTCAAGAGGTTCTGTGATGCCCGTAAAGAACGATGCAGCAGCAGCCGCAATCATTACAGAGAACACCTTCGTTTTGTTCTTCTTGTCTGCGCTATGGTAGATAGCTAGTGCAGCAGCAGGTAGACCGAACATCATGATCGGGAAGAAACCTGCTTGGTACATACCAGTTACACCCGGTGTCGCTGTGCCGTTAGCAATAGACTGAGCACCACCTAAGAAGTTAGGGATGTCATTAATGCCTACTACGTCAAACCAGAAAACAGGGTAAAGAGCGTGGTGCATACCGATAGATAGCATTAGACGGTTAAAGAAACCGAATAGACCAGCACCTACAGCACCCATATCTTGCAGAGCTGTACCTAATGTTAGAAGACCGCTGAATACAACTGGCCATACTGCCATTAGAACGAACGCTAGAATCATACCTGCAATAGAGGTCAGGATAGGAACGAGACGTTTGCCTGAGAAGAATGCTAGTGCTTTAGGTAGCTCGATGTGAGAAGTACGGTTGTAAATCTCAGCAGAGATAATACCGACTACGATACCAACGAACTGGTTAGCAACCTTGTCAAACGCCATGTTTACGTTTTCGACAGGAATGCCTTGTAGTTGTGCGATTACACCTTTAGATAGAAGAGTTGTAACCACCAGCCACATAACAAAACCTGAAAGTGCAGCAGAACCGTCTTTGTCTTTTGACAGACCGAATGCAACACCAACAGCGAATAGAACTGCCATGTTATCAATGATAGCCCCGCCTGATTTAATAAGGAACGCAGCCAAAACACTGTTCGAACCCCAACCAGTTGGGTCTAACCAATAACCGACACCCATAAGAATAGCCGCAGCAGGAAGAGTAGCTACAGGCACCATAAGAGCCTTACCTACTTTCTGCATATACCCTAGTATATCCATCTTTTACTCCAAATTTTTAAAGAACAATTTTTTAAGCTTGGGAAGAGAGAAGGGGGAACAACTCTCTTCCCCGAAAGGACGCTACCCCTTTCTGTATTAAGCAGTGACTAGCTACTTAATAGATTGCTAATTTAACTTTCAGATCTAGGGCAAACAATGCTACTCAAAGCTAACGCCTTAAGAGTCATAAGCACAGATTAAATAAAGTGTCTACTTAAGCTATATTTATAAAAACTTGCTTGCCGCTTACTAAAAACTTAATTTGCGTTGCGTAGTATAAGAGTCAGAACCAGTGAACTCAACGAACCTAGATCACAATTCCTGACTCTTACTAGGGTTTTATATCATTAAATTTAGTCTTATCTTAGCCATCGTGAGCGAGTTCACTGGTTCTGACCTATAAAACGCCAGTCTTACTTCATCTTTCGAAATTTCATTCGGGTCTTTTCCGTCTGGTAATCTAGCTAAACGGACATCAAAACCAAAACTTCTCAAATGCAATGCTTGTTTACATGCAGCCTTGATAGCTGACGGTTCTCCATCCCACATAAAGGTGACAGTTCGCAAGCCTTTCTGTTTTAGGTCGAACAACTGAGTGAGCTGACATCCTTTCTCGCCATCTGTAGACAGAGACTTACCAAATGACCCCACCACACCTACGCTATTCAATGTCGAATCATCTTCGAACGCCATAATTACAGCCGCCACGTCGAATGCGCCCTCTGCAATTACAATACTCTCCAAGCCTATTACGTTATGAGCGTTGTACAGGTACTTACCAGTACCAGCTAAGCCAGGGGGGAATAGATATTTCTTATCTGACCTATTTGTGATGTCGCGACCTTGAAACGTGACAAGATCACCTGTCATGTCAAAAATAGGAATAATGATCCGATTGTCATACACCTGATACCGGTCTTTCTCAAACAAGGTGTAATCGAATCGACCTGATTTACAGAATCGTAAGCCCAAATACTCTGTCACCTCGAGAGATATGTTTCGGTCAGAGAGATATTTGAGGTTCTTGCCTTTGATTGGAAGAGGAAAGGATTTTGGAAGCTTAACGCTTGTTTGGAGGTTTGTTGCTCGAGCTTTTTTCTTTACTGGAATCCAGCCAGTTAACTCGATGTACTTCTCTAGCTCTTGATAGGCGGCCTTGCCATTACCGAGTAGATGTTTGGCAAAGGTGAATAGGTTAAAGCCCGGTTCACCAACACATGAGCCGTGAAAGCAATTGCCAAGCCCAGTATCTATGCCTAAATAGACTTTCCAAGAGTTACCCCCACAACGGGGGCACTCCTTAATGTTAGCCTGAACGCCAGAGCTGCCTTGTGCGATTCTCATATCTACGCCTAAGTGCGATAGAAAATCCTCTACATCGACCTGCTCTAGCATTTCTTTTAATTCGCTATGAGCCATTATCTTTCCATACTCTATGAAGCCAGATAAAAGTCAGTGCGCAGATAATCGAACCAATAGCGACAGCACTTCTCTTAGTGTCGCCTAGTGCGCCCAGACCAAATGTAACCAATTGAGCGATTAGTGAGATCGCTATAATTCGTACCGTCTTCTGGATATTCATGTGATTCTCTTTGTGTGTAGTCACTGGTGACTTATGTGTTTACTACTAGCAAATATCTATAACCCCGTCGATGAAGCTCATCTTGTCGAGGGTTTGTTTAATCCGAACTGAGAATTCACCTGATTGGTTACGACTGGCTGCAAAGTACAGTCGAGCCTCACCTTTGTCTCGTTCTTCGTCAGTACGGTTAATTGAAAGCACAAGGTCGGCAATTCGAATCTTGTTAAAGTCTTCTGCCACGTCTTCTGCTTTAGCGGTTGTGTTCTTGAAGCCAGAACGGTTCGTCTGAGTAGCGGTAAGCATTGCGCAGTTTTCCACCTGAGCAATCGCACGCAAACCCAACCAAATCTGTTTGCTGTTTTCAATCTCACTTTGGGTCATGTAATCAGGGGCCATGATGTCGGCATAGTCTACGATGATTACATCGAACTTAATACCTTCTCCGCGATACCTTTCAATTACACGCTTAAGCTCCTTACAAGTAAGCGTACCCGATGGGAATTCACAAATCTTGAACTCACCAGCCATAGTACGTTTGGCGCGAATCTCGTCTCGAATAGAAACTAGGTTCTCGTCTAAGTCGCCCATCGATGTTTTTGTTACGTTGGCATCAAGACGATCCGAGATGATCGCGTGTGATACCTCGAGCGTTGCGTAAAGAACGTTGTAACCCTGCAAGCTGAAAGCCATACCGAAGTGGCCCAGACCCATAGACTTACCTTTCTTAGCACCACCCATGATGACACTAAGCTCTTTACGGCCTACGCCTTTGTGATAAAGCAGATCATCAATCTTCTTGTTGCCTGTCGGGATACCGGTTGGCTTAATTAGACCGCTTACCTTATCTTTTCGTCGTTCGGTACGCTCATCGATGTCAGCCCAGTAATCCAATTCTTCATACGAGCGAGTGACACCCATATTGAATGCTTTGGTAAAGTTCGATTCGATAGCATCAAAGTCGCCACGTTCAGCGTTGTCTATTGCTGAGTGGATAGCTTTCATGATCTCCTGTTTTTTACAGAAGTCAGCTACACGGTCGAGCACGAAGTCTGAGTTAGACAGGCTCTCTCGCTTGATTGAACGCCACTTGTCGATGACACCACGTTTAGCTTCTTCTCTAATGATTCGATGGTTAATCGCATCTTTTAGAATTTCTGTCCAAACTGAGCCATCACCGCTAGGTAACTGCGCGTACTTATCAAAGTGTTTTTGAGCTAAACCAACTAGCATTGCTTCATTGTAGTTCTCGAAATGATGAGGTTTGATCATGCCGTCTACTCGACGCATGAAATTCTCATCACGAATCATCAATGCCGCAATCTTAGTTTGGAAGTCCTCTGCGAAATCGAAGGGGAGCTCCTTTGGTTTCTCTTCAGGTTTGATAACCGGAGCAGGGTGTTTCTCTTCCTTGCCTACTCCACCCATCATCATTGCCCCAACGTCTTCCGCCACTGATTTCTCAGTGGCAACTTTTGGTTTGGGTTTTGATGTGGCAATTTTTGCCCGAACTGCTGCTATAGCATCTGGTTCTCTATCCATGATTGCTCCTTACTATTGAGCAACTTCGTTATAACCAAGCAGCGAGCTTTTGAAGACCGTAAATGGGGTAGGTTTTCCGATCTCTACGGTGATGGTGAAAGCATCGTAACTTTTAAGCTTACCCTTAATCACAAGGCCAGAGTTGGCATGAAGTTCAATGTCTGCTTCGCGACGAAGTAGATCTAGCAGGTGAGCATCGTGACCACGAATGCCTTGCTTCTTACGTTCCTGACTTCCGTAGTTCTTATGAGCACCTTTGCCCTTGTGGTTCTGAGGAAGGCGACGGTTATTTTTGTTATCCATTTTCTTATCTCTTTATGCGTGAAACATTAATAATAAACTTAAGTAAGTGGTGACTGAACTATTCAGCTAAAATTTTCGCTCGAGCGACGGCTTTTTCACCGAACTGTTGAATCGCTTCTGTATGCTTCAACATTGGGTTTTCGTAAACGTATGCAGCTAACGAGAACTCTGGTCGAGAACTACGCTGTATCTGTCGCATGAGCGATATACGGTGTGCTCTCTGATAAGGGTGCTCAACGTTATTCTCGATCTGGTAAAAATCATCAGTGCTGACAAGTAGGTTCACCTGTCGCCACTCGTTCCACCTGGTCAAGATGAACTCCACCATAGAAATGGCAGACCACGTTTCTGATTCTGCTTTTACCGATTCCGAATACAAGTGACACGGCTTAGGTGGATATGGCCAACAACAAAGATCGGCATATTCCATAGCTCTGTGGCACCAGAACTCGTATGGCACACCATGTTTGTCGGCTATCTTTCTAGCTTTCCATAACCCGGTGATTGTTGTCTTTGACTCAAGCAGCAAGTCACCTTTCTTTAGAACCCTAGCGTTCATACCTATGTAAATGTCGATCTGCTTTTTTAAAGCTGACTTCATTGCTTTTACATACGCATCAGCAAAAACTCTGGTTGCTTCAAGTGGGTGCATTAGCCTGTAGTCCCACCACTTTGACTTGTACAGGTCAGCTTCGCCATCTAAGAGGGCAGGGCTGACAGTAATGATTGTTAGGTGATCTAGTTCCGCACTGTTCATTAGTTAAGTCAGTAGTGAGTGATGTTGATATCTTATAGATAGTAGAGTGGTAATGAAAGAGAAGCTGATCTTAATACCGCGTTATATTTCTTGGACTAGGAGAGGGTAAAAATACGTTCTGTATAATATATATCTATCTTTGATAGATATATTAATATAAGGGACTGCGGAAAAACCCTCTCCTAATCCATACTTTAATTTTCTCCGTGAAAAAATATTTGCATTGCCTCATTCTCATCGTTTAGAGTAAGTCACTGCTGACTGATTCATATAGTGAGCTTGCACTGTATACACACACACAAAGAGAAACGATGGTGAGAACTCGAAGCATACCTCAAGAAGAATTGATAAAGCTTTACGAGTATGAACGTTCATTATCAAGAAGGCTGCTCGGCTTGGGCGAGAAAATTAAGGTCGCCAGAGAAGCTAATCGATACTCGCAAGAAACAATCGCGGAATGCTTGAACGTATCACGCTCCACAGTTAGCGCAATCGAAAGAGGTAAGAGCACTCCTTCTTTGGCGTTATTGTTAAAGATATCGTACATAACCAATCGTCCACTTGATTGGTTCTTCGATAGAAACATAGATCCCTTAGCGGGGATCAAGTCAATCAAGCTAAACCTGAACAACGGACTCTACGAAATAGAGTACTAGCGTCTTACTACACAAAGAGAAACACTATGGCACTACCACACATTTTACTTTCTGAACTAGAGAAGAAGAGTCAGACAGGCTACGACATAAGCTGTATTTTGATTCGCACACCTCACGGGCGTTATTGGCGAGCTAGCCACCAGCAAATTTATCGAGATCTAAACAAGATGCTCGAAAATAAACTGGTAACAGTAAGGCTAGTACCGCAAGTAGGTAAACCTGACCGTAAGATTTATTCAATTACCAAGCTAGGGAGGGTTGAACTAAGTGAATGGCTAAGTTCACCACCTGAATTGCCTACGTTCCGAGATGAAATGGCCTCTCGAATTATGGCTGCGAAAGGTGAGGACATACCGGGTTTGATTGAATCACTTCTCGAAATGGAAAACGAGTGCGAAAAGTACCTAGATGTAGTCACAGAAAATCGTAAAATGATCGACGAAGCCGACATTTCCAAGTTTGAAAAGACAAAATTCAAAATCATGTTTAACCGAGCAGAAGAGCACTGGTTAAGTTTTTATAACTGGTCAGTAGAAACTCGCCAATTACTGGTGTTGTAGGAGAAATAAAATGCGAATTGATAAAGGCTTCATCTACTACTTCGGCTGGGCTGCACTCTTGGGAATGGGTGCTCCGTTTATTGTTTTATACCTAGCTGTCAATGGCGGCTAATCACTAGAAAGGAAGGTGGGCGAAAGTCCACCTTGATATGTTATGCACAAAGAGAAAATCACTATCGAGGTTGGCAACCTCCGTATCAACGCACTGGTTGATTCACAATTAACAGCTATCACTAAGCTAGGCCAAATCACTGACGTAGAAATCAGTGAGCACCATGAAATCCACAATGTTCTAACCAAAATTGTGCGCTCGAAGATTCCAGAAGAGCTATTGCCACCAACGCAAAAGCAACTTAATTACGCCAATAACATTGCCAAAGATTTACGAATCGAACTGCCAGAGAAAGCAAAGCGTCGTCAATTAGAATGCGAGATGTTTCTAAACAAACACGCAGCTATCCATAGCAACCAAGTTACGTTCAAATGCATGATCAAAGATATAATCAAGCCATATTTACCTCGAGCGAGAAAGATAGCTAAAGGTGCTACGGCTATCGACATGCTAGAGGAAGGTAAAACCGAAGACCAAGTTCGTAAACATTTTGATGTTGTTAATTGGAGAACGGTTGAGAACTACATCTTAGCGTTTAAAGCATTTGACCCAACGGGCCTGAGCGAAGAGACGGCAAACATCGGCTTTCTATCTGTTCTAATTAAAAGCGGTCTAGTTCCCGAAGAGCATTTGGCGTGGGATCTTGCTCAGATGAACCCAAATCTGAGTGGCGAAACAGATTTCCAAATCTTTAATCCTAAAGTTTTGACGACTCAGATCATGACGGACTGCTGTGATATCAAGATGCACTAGTAGACTACGTATTATCATTATTATGTTAAATATCAAGCACTTAAGATGATTTCTTATATTTTAATTGGCAAGAATCCAGTCGCTATCACTCAAGATCAACACCTTGAGTGGGGGCGATGGATGCAGCATCAACCAAGACATGTTGCGTACACAAAGATACCGGCTAAAAAGCCTTTGCGTAAAGGCAACCCTAGAATGCTTAAGCTATTGAACCTAATACGTACTCAGGATGTCGTAGTTAGCACAGTATTTCTAGGTTTAGATCACCGTCACTTTGGCGAGGGACATCCTATCCTCTTTGAAACAATGATATTCGGAGGCAAGGATAACGATGCTCAATGGCGTTATTGTGATTGGGATACCGCAGCTGGTCATCATGCTCACCTTATAGATAAAATGCAGTAAGACAAAGTCCCTCAATAGAGGGGCTTTTTTTATGTTCTGAACGTCTTAAGGCTAATGTATGCATACGTTAGCCTTAAGGGGTGGGACTTCTACTTGCCCCCAATAGCCTTTTGGTATTCGCTTTGAACAATACGGATATCACTTAAGGTTTCCTTCCAATATTCATTAGCCTGTTCGCGATAGGCTAACGTCATTTGAACAACAACCTCTTCGTTATTCGAATTGCTTTTCCTTTCACGACCTGCCGTTCCAAACACGCCTACTAGAATCTTCTGGCTTCCAGTTCTGGCAAATAGGTTCACGCAAAGTTTTCTGGCTAAGCCGGGTGTCATATCCAGATTTCTATCGATGGTCATGTTGAGAATAAACGAAACCATTCGGCTTGTTTTGTATCGCTTAACTGCTGCTGAGAGGCGAGCTGCCCTTTGAGGTAATTCCCAAAACTCCGTATCAAATAGCTCTATCTCTTCCATGTAATCAGAGCGGAGATTGTCTAAAGAATATCGGTATTGTTCGGTGAACTTTTGGTGTGCGCTATCCATGTCATACCCCATCAGGTTAATGTAAGCATACGTTAGCATTAACCTAGCGGAATATACAACTGATAGACGTAAAAAAGCCCCTACTAAGAGAGGCTTTAATTTTAACTAGCTAGTAATCATTTGCTGACATACTAAACCTTTTAACCTTCGTTAAAGAGTTCGCCACTCGCGAATGAAATACCGTAGACCTCATTTGTCAGAGTCATTGTAATCTTACTTGGCTTAGTAAGATCTTTCACCGTAAATGCAGCCTCAATTTCAATTGGAGCCGTAGGCTTCTTAGCAAGTTCTGTCGCAACAGACGCCACAATATTTGATTTAAGCGTATCGAAATCAACTGTCTTACTTGGAACTGCTATCCACTGACTGTTCTCCATGTTAACGGAATCAATTAAGATCTTAGAACCTGGCAAATTATGCTCATGTGGACCTTCTGTCATAGATACGCCATACAGTGAACCGTATGAGCCAGGATTGTCAAAATCTGCGACCAATTCGGCATATTTAGCTTTAGCGAAAATTTCAGCATCCTTACCTTGGAATTTTTCGCTTTCTACTCCGCCTCTAATAACCCCGTCAGTGTCCACATAATAGCCATATATTTTGGACACAACATATTGAAGTTCAGGCGTTACAACCGTCTCGCGTTCAATTTCAACAACCGTGTCATCGGGTTTTGTAATGACAATTCGATGGATGTTATCGCCACTGCAATTAATACCAAAGTAAAGATACTCTTTGGCATCTTTTGTAAAATACATAGCGGCCGTTACTGGGGCTCCTTTTGGGAACTCCGATTGCCATTTTGTAATAAGAGAATCAAAATGGTCGGCTGTTGGCACTGCTAAATGTATCTCTTTAATTTTGCCACCTGATACTGTCTCAAGACGAATAACACCCAGTTCCCAAGATACGTCGTCATCAGCATTTAAATTGGAGCTATAGCAAAAGTACTTCGCAAATTTAGTTGTAATATATTTGCCGAGAAAAACACTCATCTCATTGGTGTCTGTTTTTGCAATAGCCTTTTGCACTTCAAGGTCAAAAGCTCCACCTTTTAATGTCTCAGCCAGCGGCGCATAGTCACTCAATGACGTTAGAATATCGCCGTTCGTGCTTGGCTTGTCATGACAATTCCTGCAAGCACCATCAAATGTATGTTCGACTATTAAGTGATGTGACATTTTTACGCTCCTAAAATGAACTCTCAAAAGAGGTGTTTCGTTGATAGTTAAGTCACCACTAACTTATCAATCTATTAGGAGGAAGTCGGGGCATGTTCTTCGCATTCGTGACATAGACATAAAAACGCCTGAAAGGGACTGCAAGTACCAGAATTGGGATCGTGTGGACCCAAATAAACTACGTCTCCGAAATCGACTGCCTTTTCACAATTGCTACATTCATATTGCATTTTACATAACCGTATTTAACTTAAAATAAACTATACGCACCAATCGTACCGAGCTGAGAATGCGATTCTCAGACACGGTACGTTGTAGCTCTAGCTTATCTTCACTTTAGGAAGACCAATACGCTGTAAATCTTTCGCGATATCTTGAGCTTGTTTTTCTGTGAGTCTGTTTGTATTCATGCGAGTCAGCTTGTTTAACTGACGGGAAAGAATACGAGTGGCCAAACGTTCCGCCACCACCTGCCACGGAAGCTTCTTAAATGCGAAGCCCAATAGGTCTTTGCTTAAGCCGTATAGAATTGATTCCATCTGCCCCACTCCTTAAAGTAATTCATACTTTGTTTTGCCGTTCAACCTTGTTGCTTTCAATGCTTGCTTGCGTGGCAAACCGATATGAACCCAACTGTCATACTCGTTAATCACTTGGTCATAGCCGTTAGCTTCTTCAATAATGAACTGGACGACCTGAGCAACGGTTAGTCCTGGCACTCGGAAGTCAGCCGCTAGTCCTTTCATGTGAGAAGAGGTTCGACTACCTTTGATTGCCGTGTTTAGAGCTGGCGTTCGATAGCCGGATGACACGATGATCTGAAATTCACGATCAAACTTCTCTTTCAATTTGTTTCTTAAGCCTTGAAGCCACCAAGCTGTATTACGTAGGTGTACTTCATGCTCTCTGCTAACAGGGACATTAAGCAGCCCTAGTTCGTCAGCCTTAGACGAGCGGAGCAATTCCCTGCGACTGATGTTTTCTGGATATTCCATCATTCTCCCTAAGTCACTGGTGACTTACTATTCATACAAAAATAAAAGGGGCGCAACGCCCCTAGTTTAAAGCCCTTGACGTTTTTGTTTAATCAAAGCCGACATTCTTGCCTCTTCAAGAGGAAACGGGGTTGCTACTGGCCTACCTGCTCTTTCCAGATGCGCAGCAATCGCCTCATCGATAAACTCATCGATAAGATTGGTTTCTGACCTGATCTTATCGAGCTTACATTTAGATACCCAAATGTTGGCGCAGACAATATCTCTCTTACCTGCTTCTTCTTTTAAAATTTTCTGACGTTGACGTGAGCGTTTTACAATTTCACTTCTAGTAAAAGGTTGGTGATTCATTTTTATCCCTTTTAGTCACCTGTGACTTATCATTGTTTACCAAAGCTAAACCAAGAGAACTTATAAGTAAAGTTCTGGTCAGACGTCTATATATTTGTGGTTATTAATATTTGTATCAATTTGTGTAAACTTATTTTGGTTTATTACATTTCCATCTAAGTACTTGATTGTTTGTTCACCTATAAACTGTAATCCGCTCAATGTTTCATGATCAGTACCGGGATGCTTTGAAACATTTAGCCACGCTTCTTTTTTCACGGCGCACATTTTGTACTCAAACTGGTAAGTGTTTCGACTCACTTCTTCCTGCAATGCTGAATCCTCAAGCATGAAGGCAAAGTTGTCGCTACTGATACCCATCTGGCGACACTTGAGAGATAACCGGCTTGCCATCACTTCTGTCATACCTGTTTGCACAACTCGATACTCTTTAGGAAGTACTTTGTACCCCTCTTGATTCTTAGTGCCGTACAGTTCAAGCATTTTCTTAACCACTCGAATTGTTTCTGTAACGCTCTCTGAGCTATCGGGACAAATATATAGTGTAAGATTCTTTTCTCTAGCTAAACGCTTTATGTCGTCGCATACGAGAAGCGAGAAGCAGCTCCAAACGTTGTACGTGTCGATAATACAAATGACATCGCTATAATCGGGTAGCTCTTCAAGGTACTTGAGATAATCTTTCTCACTTTGCCAACCGATTATCACGTTGTGCTCAAGCAAGTATCGACGTGGCGCAAATCTTAATGGTCGTTCGTAATACTGCTCTAGGAAAAGGTCTGCACTGATAGAGTCAAACGATGGGAACGCCAGCTTGGTGGCAGAAGATGCCAACTCACACGACATGCTAGGGCAAGCTCGTCCGGTGATGTCATACACGATCTTGTGCTCGTCGTGACCAGATAGACTCTTCCAATCATCCAGTATCTCGCGAATCCCCATCATCTTGGTTAGCATTGTCGATGGGTACCAAATTGAACGCAGCAACAAACTATCCAACTGGTATAGAAGCCAGATAAAGTCTGACGAGTAGCATTCCACCGTCAGCATTACCTCACCGCCTGGCACAAACAATCCTTCCTCCACAGAACGAATTGAAATAGGCAGATAACCCCCATGATCTTTGACGATTCTCTCCCACCCTTTGATGAACTCTAGATCTCGCTCACCTCGAGCAGCGAGAACTCTCTTAGCTTCATTTAAGTGGTCTTGGGTTACTGGTTGCTTTAGGAATTGTTGTACGAACGCAGAGATACCAAAGAAATAGCAGTCCTTCTTTGCTCTCAAGTAAAACTGTGCCGCCTTAATCTCTCGATCGATCAAGTCACGGTTCAATACTTTCGCAGCATCACACGCCAATATCAGATTCATAGACTCACCTCTTCACACTTGCACTTAAAGCGATGACTCACCACTCGATACTTTTCCAAGTTCAACATGCCATTTTCATACATCACCAATCCATCAATGCTTTGAACACCACTTAGAGTTTTCTTGCCCGCATCATGTTTTGGATTTTTACAGACACCGGTTGTTTTCCCTGAATGCTTCACTGCGCAGATTTTCTGGATGAAACCTAACTCTGCTCTTTGCAATCCAGTTTGGAAATAGTCATCTGACAGGACAAAGAAGAATGAATCGAGTGACCACTTCTCTTGCTCAAGACGATAGATAAGGCGTTTTAATTGGTCGATGCTTAGATCTTCTGACTGAGAAAGAATGATTGGCGCAGCAAACGACTTGTATCCTTTTTCGTTAACTGTGTGACCGAATGTTTCCTCCAACATATCTCTAACGAGGAAGAAATCTCGTTCGATGTTGGTTGAGTCAATAGCCATAGATACAGCATGAGATCGGTTGGCAATCTCGCTCTTAAACTTCTTACCTACCAACTCATTCAACACGTATTCATAGTTGTAGGTATCTAACATGAAATGACACCAACGATGTGGGTAAGCATCTAGTGTTTTACGAATCAGGGCTTCTTCATTGCCAACGTGTGCCAAAACACAAGCATGATCTTGAACGACATCAAATTCGACCATGAACTTTTCCGTTCGATACATATTGGTAAGCTGACGAGCGGCTTTAGTTGTAAGGCAGCCGGGAAAGGCCATGCCTAGTATGCTCTGTAAGATGCCAGTCGCATGAGCTGTCCCTAAATCACCGCCACTTCCTGCTTTGTAATCCGCCATGAATGGGTACAACGATGTCTTCTCGCCATACCAAGACAGTAAACGCCTAGCTCGAGCCGTCTTCAAAGCGATTGTGCTGTCATGCCACACACAGGCAAGAAGAAGCTTATCAACCATAGAGGGAAGCATTGGGTAATTGGTATCAGTACTTTCGATTAGATAGATAGGTTCGCCAGCCTTAACGAGTGAACCCTCTGGTAGTGCTGTGATTTTTACAGGTAGATAACCACCCTGCTCTAGAATCGATTCCCAAAACTCTCGAGGGAAATACTCATTCGCCAACGCTGCAGCCGATTCTATCTGTTCTTGAGTAATAGGCTTAGCCAGAAACTCTTGAATGAAACGATGAACACCGAATACAGGGATAAGCTCATCTTCCTGACCCCAGACTCGAGCGCAACCATACGCTTGAGTCCATTCTAATGTCTCAGGTGTCACATTGAGATAAGCCAGCTTCTTACTTTCAATCGCCTCAATTATGCTCACGCTTCTTTCCTCGCACGTACTTTTGGAACTCAACGAATTGACCGCAACCGGTTACCAGATGATTATCGCCGGAGGTCATCGGGCCATAGAACGGCAGTACCTCGTCATACCCCATGTTTCTCAACACATCGCAGAACTGATCCACCAGCAAGTTAGCTGCCTTCTCACCATCTGGATTTTCAGTACCGTTCTTGCTGTAGAGAAATTGAATACAAGGAATCCAAACGTCAGGGTCAAAGGTTTCTAGCATCAACTCTGCCGTTTCCTGACTCTGTTCTTTGTTGAAGATGTTGTATGAGAAGCTGAGTTTATTGGTGGGATTGATATCAAACAACTCTTTGCCGAGCTTTACTATCTCGAGCATCGTTAGCTTGTCGTTAAGCGGAATAAGGTTGTTACGTTCGATGTAATCCATCTTATGAATTGAAAAGCTAAGAAGAAGTCTCTCACCGAAATCGCGCTGCCAACCCTTCACTAAATCGTAATCGCAATGCAATGGGCCAATCGAGCTAACAAGCATCATCCAATCTGGATAGTGCTTCACGATGTATCGCATGGCTTTGTCTACTTCAACCACGTTAAGTAGCGGTTCGCCCATGTACATCCACTTCACAAACTTAAGTGAGTATTCTGATAGGTCGCCCATGTCATCGATCATCTCTTCAAATTGAGCAATCAATTCATTGGCAGTGGCAGGTCTTAAGTGGATTCCGTTTGTGCCGCACATTCTGCAGCCGACTGGACAGCCTGAATGTGTAGAAAGATAGATAGAGGCATCATGGCCATTGTGTTTTTTCCACCAGTGACCTTCAAACAGAGATTGTCTGTCTAAGCCTTCAAAAGTGAACTTCGATACCATTCTATCAGGCGTGTGAACGGCTCTAATTTCCGCATAGAGACTAGAGCCGTTTATTGTTTCCCATTCCATTCTTATTTCCGTGTTAAGTCACTGGTGACTTATTCTATCAGCAATAAGAAAAGGATTGCCAGTTATACGAAAGAAGCTTCCTTCCAATCAGACCAACTTCCTGCAGTATTGGCTAATGAGCGAACCCATACTTTGAAATGTAGAAACTTATCCGAATCGTCGTAAACGTTAGCTTTGTAGGTTTGAATGAACCCCTCACCTGCTGACGAACAAACTAGCTGACCCAATGCACCCTTTTCAGGATACCCATTAGCAACCGTAGCGTACTGCTTATGCTTCTGAGTAAAGACTGCATCACCTTTGAGAGTATCTAGGCTTGCACCCTCCAACTCACCCGGATTCTTCAATGTAAGCTCAAGCTGAGTATCGATGTTTCCGGTGTGAAGCATAGTGTATTTGGTTCTGTTGTCGCTGATCATGACAGTTGGATCGGTCTTCGAGTAAAACTGTAGCGGCACTCGACTAGCACCAACTTCTAGATCCCCATCAGTACCCGGAGTCATCTTGATAACTTCGTGCCAATCAGGTGAGCCACCGTCATCTTTTGATTTGACGCGAAGCGGTACATTGTTCTCTAGTAAAATATCACCATTAGAGCCAACGTATAACGTGCCATCTACATCGCCACCAGCAAGCGGCAGATACTCACCAAACTTGGCAATCAAATCTGTCTGATTATCAATAGTGCCAATGATAGAACCCCAAGAGCTACCACCACTTGCAATATCGATGTTGCCGTTTTCATCAGGGGATGCATTGTTGATGGTCAGAACGAGACGTTTTTCAATGCCACCGACACTTTCCCAAATAGGCACCGTTGTACCTGCGTACAAAGCACCATCGTTCGCACCAAAGCCTTTAATGAATGCACCCATTACGCCGTGATAACCAAACATTGCGCTATCGCTAGCCACTCGAACAGAGCCAGCTAGAATTTTCTTGAAACCTACATCGATATCACCGTCTGTGTTTGTTCGAACCACATCAGAGAGATCCGCTTTCAATGCATACAGAGCCAGCTTATCAATTAGGTCTTTCTGAGCATTGATGTCTCCACTGATATATCCCCAACGAGCAGGGTTAACGCCAATGTCTAGGTGAACCCACTCGTTACCTGCATCTTTAGACCACATGATAAGGTCACCGCGAGACACATCCATCTTAATGCCAGTACAGATTTCAAAGTCTGGATTAGCGACTGTTACAACATAAGCGACACCGCTAGGCTTATCATCTGGCGACTCAAGGTTAGGTGCTACACCACACTCAAGAGTGGTATTTAACGCATCACCAGTAATCGCATTGGTCATTGCGTCTAGATAGCCACGTACACGAATGAATTCAGGTGTTTCATGATGGAAGTATTCCCAACCATTTCCTGTCGGGTTAACACGAATGGATTTACCCACATTTCCTTCTTTGCCCGAAATGACAGGTTCAGCTTGAATACTCTCAGGTGTTAATCCGTGTGGGTTAACTTCTTTCTCATGGTTATGAAGCTCAGTTGTAAGAGCTGCCAATGCCAATTTACTTGCAGCACCAATGATATCTGTCGTTACACCGTGAGGGTTAGTCGCAAGTAAGTGGTTATCAAAGACTGTATTTGATAACGCATCGATCATGTCAGGCGTAATCTTATGCGGATTAATTACCTGCAAGTGGCTACTAAAGGTAGAAATAGGCAATGCGCCAATTTGACCAGGCTGTAAATCAATGCGACCACCACCAGTAGGAGGATTAACACCATTGATTGAAGTAACCGCAGATTGACTTACCCATTGGCCATCGCTAATACCATAGAAGCCGCCTAGCATTGGGGCTTTGCTCTGGTACTTGGCAAGTTCGGTCTGTAAGTCTAACTGGTTAGCGATGTCACCTGCGATAAAGCCCCACTCAGCCTTGCCGCCGCCAGATGAAGGATTGAAGTATTCCCAACCTGTGCCTTGCGCGTTTACTCGAATTGATTTGCCGATGTTAAGCGGTTTGTTTTCAATTACAGGCTCTCGCTGACTAAGAGCAGAGGCTAAATCTAGCTGCTTCTCGATGTCACCTTTAATTTCGCCCCATTCCAGAACAGGAACAGCCGGAATAAAATACTCCCAACCATCACCAGTACTATTCACTCGGATAGTCTTACCAACGTTCCCTTTCTTGTCAGCAATCTCAGGTTCGGCTCCAACATTCAAAGCAGTCAGTAGAACTTTACCGCCTCCGATTGGCGCCTCGATGTCGTTGATTTGGGTGACAGGGTTGCGCTCAGTCCATACGCCATTAAGAACACCAACAAAAGATGGTCCAATAGGCGCAGCTACTTGTTTTAGGTTAAGTGCGTCTTGAAGGTCTGCTTGGTTGGCAATATCACCAATGATCGTTCCCCAAGCCGGTTCTTGCGAAGCTGGCGTGTAGAACTCCCAATTGTTGCCCGTGGCATCAACTCGAATTGCTTTGCCTACGTTAGTGGCCTTGTCTGCAATAACAGGTTCTTTTCCATCTAGCTTAGCCATAAGGTCTAGCTGATCTTCAATTACACCTGCAATAGCACCCCATTTAGCACCATCTTGATCACCTACAACAAAATATTCCCAACCGTCACCTCGATTGTTAACACGAATTCCTTTACCTACGTTATTAGGTTTGTCTTGAATAAAGGGTTCCATGCCTTGGCGAGACTGCATGATGATTGATTCAACCGCAGAGCGAGTAAGCGCGTAGGCAAAGTCTGTTGTGTCGGAGTGTCCGGCTGTTAACGCTTTACCATCTCGAGCTAATGCACCGACATTGACGTAATCAATCTGAACATTGCCCTGTAGATCTGGTAATTCACCGTTAACGCTGTGTACGCTGCTGCCTACACCACCTTTAACAACCTGCCACTTGCGATCTTGTCTTGCATACTGACGACCATCTTGTGGAGCTTCTTCGACACCCCAAGTAACTTCCATACCATGACGATTGAACGCCACAAGCAATTCGTTAATTGAGATTTCGCGAGGTGTGTATTCGTCTATTACGATAGTGCCACGATCTAGTTGATCACGACCCTTAGTGATAGTGACACGGTAACGCCCATAGTGAGCGATTAGAGTGTAATTGCCATCCTTGTCGCTTTTACAGCTAACATTTGTGGAGTCAATTACATCGTAAGAAGTGAGGGATGCGGTCAAGGATACATTGCCGAATGGAACAGGCTTGCCATCTGGCCCCTTGAGCACCCCTTTGATTGTAATGTAGCTACTCATTTAATTCACCCTATAGAGATAAGTCACCAATGACTTATCTCTAATAGTAAATTAAACCTCTTCCTTTTGGTACAAAGCTAACTTCAACCATTGACCGCTGTGGTTGCCAAAAATCACCTCATCTTCTTTGTAGTCATGAGGGTATTTCTCGGTCATTCGGTCGATAACCCTTGAGATGATGTAATCAAAATCGGCATACAAATGAACCATGCCGTTTTCATACGCAAGATTCATCTTAGATGCATCAATATAATTATCATCCCACTCAACAGTCTTGTAGCTGATATCTTCCCTAAGCTTTACAGAAGCATCAGAAACGATCTTCTCTGTTACTTCGAACGAATACCCATCTACACACCAGTTGTCTTCTCTGAGAGCTTTACAGATAGTTTCAATCTCACTGGCAGAGTCAATGATAGACGGCACACCAAATTGCTTGTCTAGATACTTGTAACCCATCGAGTTCATTTCTGAACCAACAAGGTCTTCTAACGTATTCAGCCAAAACTTAGCTCGCTTAATCTTGTCACCGCCAACTGGGATGAAGTTAATCGAGTTAAGGCGGTCATTTAGAATATCCGGGTACCTTGCTCTAAGGGCTTCTTCAAACTCCTGCTCATCTTCTTCCAAAATATAGAAGTTGATATGAGTAGTTGGTGCAGCCGTTAGAACGTTACCCAGATGCTCTTCAATGCTGATACCACTTAAGCAATGAGAGTAAGCTGATACCGTGTTCCAGTTCTTCATACCAGATGTATAGTGATCGCTAATCACTTTGAAAGCAGACGGTGTTGTGTCGTAAGGGCTGATCGCTTTGAACGCTAGAGACAGGTATTCCAACTCTTGCAGCGTCATGCCTGAGCTTGGCTCCATCATAAAGAGTTTAGCTAGGTCGGTATTAGGTCGGTCAGAACTAAGAACAACCTCTTTACGAACGGCTTCTCGAGCTTTCAATAGAGCGGCAGACAGTTGCAACACTTTCTCTAGGTGCATCTTAAGCATCCAAGCGATTTGATGGGTAACCCAAACATGCTCATCGCTGGTGGACTCAATAACTAGAACCACATTTTTGTTTTCTAGGATATGTCCCTCTTGCTCACAGTAGATGCGAACAGGTGGTAAACCATCGAGATCGTTTAAAATGCCCTGCCAATCAGCCTTGATAAGATTCAAGCCACCTTTGAAACGTTGCATTGCATCTTCTAGATCATCAAACGTAATGCCTTGCAGATACTCGTTAAGAAATGGAATGACACCCATCAGAACCGCATCATCTTCCGACTCTAGTGAGAAACGTACCTGCATACCTTTAACATGCTTGTTCAAAACAAGAGGTGCTGAAAGACGACGGCTCGAGCTTGAAAAGATTAGATTACTATTCGGCATCGTAAGCCTCCAATTTAGCCTTAATCACACCTGAGTTTCGGATGTAATGTTTCTCGACGTGCTTCTTAAGACGGTGAACGTCATTCGCGATACCGGTTTCTTCTTCCAAGTACGGAATGAACTCGTTCATAAAGTCCAATTTGTTGCCATCTAAGGTCACACTATCGAACGCATCGCAGTATTCCTGCAACATGGCCACTAAACGAATACTTGGAGTTTCAAACGGTGACGGAATTTGAGTAGTCATACCTAGAGCGTGATACGCGCCTTTCTTTCTCATGCAAGAGAAACAGCTACCACAACCAAATTCACCATGTAGTTTGCTACGGCAAGTATGGCTACGTGTAAGCTCACCCAAATTCATAGCCAAAGACTTAGCTCGTTTGATCACGTCAATTTTCCCATAGCCCTTTTCTGCTAGAGGGAAGCTTAAGATATCGCGCTCAAATCGCTCGTTGAACTCATACGCCCAACCTAGCGTGTTGTCTTCAAACAAAGCAGAGTCTGTCATCAATACACCCATGACAATCTTATCTGCTTGGTAGTGACGCATTACGTCATACAAGATCCCTTCATACATGAACGGGAACAAATCAACGCCCTCAACATCACGCTTAGGTAGGATATTTCCATAGCCTTTAAAGTCTCGACGCTGAATTCGTTCTGGTAAGGCTGCATACTCAGCTTCGCTAAATGGCAAACCCAAGTCATACCAAACTGGAATGATCTCTTCGTTCTGGTACTCAAGCTCTGTCAGCTTAAGTGCTAGTAAGCTATCCATGCCGCTTACCAGTACTACAATTTTCTTTTTAGACATCAACTAATCCCTCTAGTGACAAATCGTTTGCACGTTCCTTTAGCAACTCAAGTACCCGCTCTGGCTCATCACAACCAAAGTAAGACTCAACGCCGCGGCAAACCACATCGTTCTGAGCCCTTTCCGTTCCCTCGAATCGAATAGCGGAGTAATCCATAGATAGTTGCTCAACTATCTCATAACAATTCATTGGGTTTGTCTCATCAAAGTCTTTTAGACCAATGGCAGAGAAGACAGCCCAACGCTTAATACAAACATGGCACTTGCCGCATTTCTTGTGTTCGTGGTGCATACAGCTTGAAGAGTCTTTCAACTCTTCAACTGTCATACCATTATCGATAGCCCACTTTGCAGCTTTCAACTTATCAAAGCCGATAGCCTCAAGTGGTGCTTCTACCTCGACTCGCTTGCCAGTTGGCGACACGATGCTTAATAAATGGTTAAGGCGGTAATAGAACTCATAGCTTTGATCTAAGTACGAGTTCATTTCGCCATATAGAAGACCCAAGAAGATGCGATCTGGGTTCTCCTGAATCATTGCTTGAGCAATCATGGCAAAGTCTCGACCCGGTAGGTGGGCTTCATCCGATTCTGACACCAAGTAAGGCTCGTTCGGGTTAAGCCATTCGAATTTTCGAATGACTGTTCCCTTTGGCAATGATTGACGCTCTTTAAACTCAAACGGATGCCCGTAGTCATAGTGAAGCAGAACAACCTCTGCCTCTGGGTAGTTAACTTTAGTGAAGTGCGTAAGGATGGTGCTATCCATCCCACCACTAACGAGAACGACAATCTTCATATTTGCTCCATTCAATCTGAGAGATGAAAAGGTTTGGTGATAATGCTGATTCAGGGCATTTGCCATTTGGTCTGCTAGATTCGTCATAGATAACCATTGAGTTCTCACCCAAAGTCACAGCTTCACCTTCTTCGCCAGAATCTCCCCCGACTTTAAGACTGCCACCTGCGCCACCACCTGCACCACCGACTTTACAAACAGGACTTGTTCCAGAACATGAGGCTTTACCGCCTGTTTTACCAACCAAACCAAAACCACCACCTGCACCACCTGCACCACCGTAAGGTGTTTTTCCCGTAGGTGAGCCGTTACTGCCATTAGGGATACCTTTGCCGCCAAAGCCTCCCTGACCAGCATCGTAATCGTATGCACAACCACCTTTAGAACAGCCAGTTGTATGACGGTGAGCGCCACCGCCGCCGCCGCCACCGCCACCACCACTTACAATAGAGTTAGATCCTTTGACAAATCTGACTGTGGCGTTTGTGCCGCCATGAACACCGCCACCGCCTTTACCTCCGCCGCCTCCATTCTTAGGGTTCTTAGGGGTGTTGCCATCAAAACCTCCGCCTCCGCCTCCATTACCACCACGACCGATGATTCGGGCACCAGATGACAATTTGATTTTGACACTGGTTTTACCACCGCTAGGCATATTACCCACGGCAAAGGCATAGCTACTCGTTGATGCAGAGCCAATCCGAGCATTAGTGGCCACAGTCACCACAACGTTTCGAACGTGGTGCTTCTTGATTGACTTCAAGTGAGCTTCTAGGTTGAAGTTGTTACGGGTAGTAATGCTCACAAAGATTGTATTAGAAACCCCATAGAATCGAGAGAATGGATAAGGGTTGCCCGGACAAGGCTTACCCGTGTTATCCGCTTCAATCTTACAAAGAATGCCTTTCACATCGCTGATCTTGTTTGGTCGAGCATCTTCAAACTCTTTACCAATCTGAGCTAGTGTGATTTTTCCCGAGCCCGGTAGCTTGTAATCATCTGGCTTCTGTTTAGGGGCGTTAATATCCACCCCATCGACAATCTCTTTATTTGTTCCATCTTGGTTAGGAATTAAAATTGGTGCTTTGCTCATGCCGCAACCCTCCCTTTAAGCTCTTCCACTTCTTGCTTAAGTTCTTTGATTGCTTCGATAAGCAGACCAACCATGTTCCCGTAGGCAACTGACAAGTGACCATCTTCACCTGCAACCACTACTGCTTCTGGCAATACCGCTTGTACCTCTTGAGCAATAACACCGGTTTGACGAAGCGGGTTTCCATCTTCACCTTTGACATCAATACGATCAAACGTGTAACCGCCAAGTTTCTCAACTTTAGCTAGAGCATTATCAATAACTTCAATATTGGTCTTAACTCGTTTGTCCGAATAAGCAGTTACGTTACCTGCCGTCCAAACACCATCACCAATAGCACTCTTCGGCACACCATTGGCACACCACACAGCCTGATGACCACCAGCCATCGTACCGCCTGTGGTATTAGTTGTGTGCTTATAACCAAAACCATATAGCTTGCCGAAATTTGCCCCTGTGGAGTCACCCGGATATGCGGTACCCATTGTCCAAATTACATCGGTCTTTTTGGAATCGTATGTACCACATAAGCCTTTGGCTCGATTTGTTGAAACTAGGTTGTCACTGAAGCTGCCACCATTTTTACCCATAGCCCCAACTTCACCGTAAGTCGGCTTATGACCCTCGTGGTAAACTTCGTGCCCCCCTGAAATATCCGCGCTCGTAGCAAACTTAAGTTTCACCCCTGCATCGATACCTAAGTACCTAGATGCTGTGCCTTTGAATTGAATACCAATATTTGACTGACCATCTCGAGCCAAAATTAGAGGTGTTGCAGTTGATTTACCAAACGTACCAGTGCCTTTACCTGTAACAGCGCCCGTAACATTTACGCTACCGCCTCCAAACTTGTTAGCCCATGCTTCTTTAAACCACCACGTTGAGTTACCAATCTGAGAAGTAGCTGCGCCGCCAGTGCCTTGAGTATGAGGAAGAAAACCTGTGGTAGTAGAACCAGCTTGAAGCCACTTATTTCCACCAACTCTTAGGTAGCTATCTGCCACTTTGACATAGTTGTTACCGCCCACGACTGACCAAGAAGGTTTAAATCCCTCATGGTAGATACGTTGGAACTTCTTATCTTTCCAGTTGTACGAGGTGATGTCACCGGTCTCTGTCTCAAGAACGGTTTGAGTAATTTTTGGGTTACCCAAATAAACACGTCGAGTTAGAGGGTTGCCAGAGCCAGGCGGTTTTGTTGGGTCTTTCCCTTCGTTTACACCTGCTACCACCTGACGAGAGCCACCACCCTGACCCGGACCACCCGGAGGGATGTCATTAGGCAAATTCGTAGAGTAGAAACCTCGGTGTGTAAATACCTTGTCACCTTCAATAGTGCCGGATACATCTACATTGCTGCCGTAGTAATTCACCACAAAAGCTTTGCCGAATCGCCAACTATCAGTACCAATACTTGAGTTGCCTGTATCTGTGGCTTTAGATTCGAAAGGTAAGATGCCTAGAGATTTAGACGCAACGCGCAACCAACGAGTTTTTACGAGCGTGTGTCCACCTGACTCACTAAACCAATTTTCACCACCTACATCTTTCCAAGTTGGTTTATGCAAGCTTGTATAGATAAGGGCGTTCTTCCACGCTGCTGTGTTTATTTTTGTAGCAAAACGCAGCTCTGTTGGCTTGGAGTGCTCAACATAGATTGAATGGAAGTAGCTAGAGCCGCCACCCTCATGACCCCAGTGGATAGCATCAGAGTATTTGTTTGGCTGTGGGTCATTTGCACCTTGAGGCGCACTTGATACCCATAGGCGACTTTTGTTTTTAGTAGCCCATGCACGATTTGTAATGTTGTTTAGGTCGTCGGCTAGTGCCGAGTTAACGGCCTTGCCACCAGCTGGTAACACTTTTAGCTCTGCGGCAGTTGGTTTGTGACCTTCGTGATAAACCTCTAGGTCTTTGCTGTTCACATTAAAGATGAGCTTTTTGTTGATACGTAAGTAACCCTCCCAAGATGTATCTTTAAGAGAGAAACCAATAAACGCACCATCAGCGGATTGACGAAATACAGCTCGTTTTTCCCCTGCTAAAGCAACAAACTCTTTACCAGTGCCCGTAGCATTATTGATAACAATGTCTGCATCAGTCGATAATCGACCTGTCATCTTATCGCCAGCTTCATTTAGATAGCGGTCATCAAAGTTCTTTTGGGTCCAGTTTGGAAGATTGCTGATCTTAAGCGCAGCTCTCATTGTGCCGATTGAGATAGGACGAGCTTGGTTGTCTGAACCTGCACCAACTTCTTTTTGAGCTAAGAAGAAAAGTACGTCATTAACCTTGTGCTCACCTGCGTTAGTTCGAAAGTATCGACTTACCGCGTCACCGCCACTGTCACGTAAGAGAAGTGTATTTTTAACAGCTCCCGAATTGGCAGTTTTACCCTGCAACGCGCTTGAGTCATCAGCTTTACCATGAAGAGGCAAAAACTGAGCTGCGGCTTCTGATTTAAGGATAAGACCACCCGGCCCTGCATTAGCTTCACGCATCAGAGTCGGTAGAATACCTTTGTGGTACACATGGAAATCAGTGCCATCGCCACTTCGAAACTTAAGACCATCATTCGCTTTGGCCATCATCACGACAGTCGAGTTGATATCGCCAATGACAGAGTTCTTGTAAGCCCCTTTAGCGTCAGCTTCCCAACCTACAATTTTAATGTCTGGGTTTGTACCCTGACCTTTCTTCGTAATAGAAGCGTCTTTCGATAACTGAACGTTACCAGTGAACTCGCCACCGGTTTTTAAAACGCCTCCCATATCGACTACGTTTTCAGATCGAGTCCATCGATCATCTAGCTCTTTTCTCAAGCCAAATACGTGCTCGATTTTTAGCTTATCAAGCATGTCTTTGTTGGCGTCGATCATGTCGATAATTTCTTGGAGCTTTTCAACTACCTCATCTGGGTCGCCAACAACTTCAAGCCATGTATCAAAATCATCACGTAGTTTTTTAGTTAAAGCCGCAGACCAAGCTTTGCTAGCATCACCGTTCTTACGATCATTGGTAATGTTGTCTTTGAAGATAACATCTGTCGCAGGACGACCATTTACCTCAACAACGTCTACAGCAGGTGTGTTGATACCCAAGTAAGACTTGTCGTGGTTGTGGGTGCGGATTCGAGTATCTACATATTCTTGGTTAGTTGCAGTTTTGGTTGGATCGATAATCATCTGCCAATTGGCAGCAGAGCCCACTTGGAGTAGGTAAAGTTTGTTTTCTACCGTTGAATAGAAAAACTGACCGGGTGCCACCAGCTCTTGGCTTTTAGGGTCTGGGAATTTGGAACCGCTGTTTGACGAAAGTACGGTATGCAAAGAGTTATTAATCTTCGCAAGACTTTCATAGATGGTGTCTGTGTCTTTAATTACGCTGAAGTGTTGCATACGTCTCCAATGCCTCTAATCGCTCGTTCAGGTTTTTAACTGCCTCAACCAGCAATCCAGAGAGATTCCCGTATGCGACAGAAAGGTAGCCTTCACTATCAACTCGCACTGCCTCTGGGACGCTTCTTAGAACGTCTTGAGCCACCAAACCAATGGAATGGGTGTCCGAGTCTTTGTATAGGAAAGTCACGCCTCTCAATTCCTTTAGTCGCTCAAAGGTATTCTTGATTGGAGTAATATCTGTTTTTAACCGCTTATCAGAGTAAGCAGTAACGTCGCCATCTGAGACGACCGATTTTGCGCTCAGTGTTGCCACTGAGAAGTTTTGGTTCTTGTTACCAGCTAATAAAGCTCGAGCTGAAATGCCACTAGTATTCGTAGTGACTCTTCCATCAATGAGCTTAACAACCTCATTCAAATCTCGAACGGCTTTGGAGCTGGCAATTGAACTCGAGCTGTTATCCGAGTAGCTATCGCTAATCTTGTTCGGTAGCGTCCCTAGGCCGACATCAGCTTTCGTCGTAGACCTTGCTCGAAGAGACGTGTAATCCCCGTCTTTAAGAGCGAAGTTTCCATCAACATAAGACTTAGGCACATAGCTCTGATTCAAGTCAGCAATCAAAGTCCAAGTGCCTGGCAATGCCTTAAGTTGATACAGCTTCTTTTGGTCTTCTCGATAACAAAGCATCCCTACTGCGTTATAGCCACTAGGGAAAACCGTACCTGCACTGCAGGAGATGGCGGTTAAATCGTTATTGAGAAGCGGTTCACGACTGTCAGTTAAGGTGTCGGAGGGAGCAACGGGTGTAAAATCTTGCATATCAATACCCTTGTGCTTTCCAGTTAACTGTTCCTCCCACAACCGTATTGTTCTCCGGGTTGCGCAGCTCAACATCAAACCCAGTCAAAGTAATAGATTCGACTTTGACCATTGGCACAAATGCTGTAGTACCTGCGTTAACCACGACTGAAACTTGCGGTATGGTGTAAAACTGTTTCTTAAAGTTAATGGTGGTTCGACTAGCCGGGATACTCTCAATCCCTTTGTCGAAGATATCTGGCAAATCTACTTCTACCCTCAACTGTTCTATGTAAGGTCGAGAACTGTTTTGGGTTGTCATGATCACTTTTAACAATGCTTCTTGATATTCATAGTCACCAGCCAAGAACGGTTTAAATTCACCGAAGTCTTTAGGGGCTGATTTTATGAATAGCTCATCGAAGTCAGCGTCAGTTAGGGCGTGCTCGAGCACTCGAAGATCTGAAACCGTCACCCCACCACCTAAAAAAAGCTCATCTAAGATTCTAAGCTTGTCGATAAATGGCTTTGTTGTGGTTTTAGAAATCGCTTCTTCAACATCTAGGTTCTCATCAAAGTAACGATTGAAAAGAATGGTTGATGCCATACGATCTAAGATACGAAGCTTGTTTTCTTGGAGTTTGTAGTAGCCCTTAGCGATGGCTTCGGTGATTCCGAATCCACTCTCAATAGCTTTTTCAATTGTTTTGTCAGTCCAATAAATCACACCAAAATCTTCATCAAAGGTGCGTCTAAAGTCAGCGACAGTCTTGAAATACCATTCAGGTTTTCCCGTATTCAATTGCAGCGTTCGCCATGACACCTGTAGGAAGTTAAAAACAGGATGAGCATCTACTAAGGAGAACTGCTCTTTCTTTTTGAGGAACGTACCAATTGCGGAGCTACTATCTATTGCTACCGACGAATCGAAGTACCGTAAGAACTCAAGAACTTCCGTATGTTTAGAGGCTATTGAGAACTTCTCAGCCTCAGACTTGGTAAAAGAATGACGACCACGATTAGGAGAGATAGCAAAGTACCCTTCAAATTCTTTGGCCAAGTTGTTAGCAACACTGTCGTCAACACCAATTCTTTTACTAAGTTCTTTCAAAAGGTGAAAGCTTACGTCGCCTCTATCCTTGAGACGAAAATAAGCCATCAGCTCTTTTGAGAGGTCTTTTGAAATCTTGACATCCTCTGCCTTTAAAACTTCCCGACAGAACTTGTCTACCGCTCTGCGAACGTCAGAATCATCCAAGCCAAACTTTGCGCCTGTAATCGTTGCTGTGAAGTAGATAAGACCAAATTCTGCCCACGGCTTAAGGCGGCAATCATAGGTATTCCATTGCCAGCCTTTCCTTCTCATATCTCGCCATGTGTACATTTGACGGATATCTTTATCGACATCGACAGAATAGGTCATGACTCACCTAAGACAGCGTAAAGCTGAACTGAATAGTAAGGCTGTCATCAATACCTTTGTTGATAACACCAAACACAACACGGTCTAGCATGATGCCGCCCGTATCAGCATTGAATACACCTGCTTCTTGAATCGCATCTTGGCTTTCAGAACCCGGAGGGAACGTAGAGGTAAATGAAAATACCTTTGAACCTGTCTTGTAAGCGTAAGATGCCGGCAGTCGGTGAACCTCACCAATAAGAGCATCATCACCAGCCGCAGGTGCTTGGCTTTCACGGCCAATAGCAATGTGAGTCATCGCACTAGGGCGAGATTTAGAGTCGCCAATTGAGTTACAAATAAAGTCGTAACCAACGTCAACAATAAGGTTGTCCTTACGAGTCACCTCAACAGAACCATCTTGTTTTACTAGAGTGGCAAGCAATGTGCCTTTCATCTGAATTTTGTCATTAATCATTTTTCATGCCTTTTGTTAATTAAGCGGTGACTTACTAAGTATACACTAAGTCACTGGTGACTGAACAAATCAACTTTGTTTATGCAGATGAAGTCCTAGACCTATGTTACGCAGCTTGCCCGGAGCTCTCATCTCCCGAACACACTTCTTAGTAACACCTGAGCCAGCAAGCCGAACCCTAAGCACTCGAGTAGTCCCTACTTGAGAGATGCAAACTAACGCAAAGTCACCCTGATTTGGATAGAAGTTCTCGATAATCAAATCCAACTCACCTGCCTCTCGAGCGATGAAGCGACGATCTCGAGGGCTAAAGATAAATTGAACCGTGTTATCCCCTTCTGTCTCTAGGAATCCACACACACCACCATGCGAACGCTCAAACAGTGCTTTAGGGAATAAAGCCCAAAATGCTACCGACCATTCCTCATCTTGAGTGATTGGCCACTTAACGTAGGTAGTCGGGTCCACTAGAACGCCTTTGTCATAACGAGCTGGCGAATAGGTAACATCTGTGTCCGATTCCGGTAGCGGTTCTGTGTGAGTCAAAATACCTTTCAAATCCTCATTAAGAGGAAATAGGTACTTAGTGCCGGGGAAAACATCATCAGTTTTGGTCTTCATCGAGATGTACGACTTGAAACTAACCATCTCTGGATCACCCGAGCCAGCCCAAGGCATTTTTGCAGGCTCACTTACCCAAGGAAACCTAGCGTCTTTCCACTCAAGTTCATTCTTAACCAATACCCCGACTTTCAGACCAACCGCATTACGAGCACGAATCTTACCTAGCCCTTTGGGGATCGTTAACCGAGCTGTGTATTCGGCATAAGCTACGTCATCAATCATCTGAATTGGGTTTGCACCCTCACAGTTCAGTTTGATACCGTCAGCTTTGAACGAACCATCTGGCTGTTTGCCGTGATAGACCTCATAAACCATATTGCGGTCTTCAAGGTTAGCTACCTCAGTGGTAGAGAAAACGGACTCTTCCGAATCAAGACCTACCAAATCTACTGCTTTAATCCAAAAAGTACGAACACCCGGTACTGTTGCAGGTAGCTCAAACGAAGTACCCGAAATAGAACCAACCAGAACTGAGTTACTCCAGTTATCACCCTCACGTAGCCAGAAGTTATTCACTGTACGATCATCAGGGCGATCCCACTGAAACAAGATCTTGTCGATGTGCTGTACAGAGGTGAAGTTCTTCACTCGTTCAGGTCGAATCAGACCAATAGCTACTTTGGCAGGGTGCAGAGATAAGTTGCCACTCGTATCGATGGCTCGAATTTGGTAGACGTACTCACCCGGCTCTTTGATAGGTACAAAGAGAATCGTAGAACCTAAGTTCTCCGCAATGATTTCCCCTTTATCCCAAGATGAACCTTGTCGAATCTCATAACCATCAATATCAAGCTCTGGGTTTGAGTCCCAAGTAAGCTTGATACCGCCTACTTCCTTATCGATTGCGAAGTTAACAACATCGGCAGGTGGAGCCGTCTTACCAAGTACTAGGTATTTATGCTCAGTTACGTTATTGATACCCATCGACAAGCCCGAGCTGTCTACAGGTACTAAACGGATTCTGAGTTGAGCGTTATCCTCAGACTCAAAACTCACCTGACTACGGTTTGAGTTAATCGATTCGAACTCGCCACCGTTTGAAGCCACATAGACTCGAGTGGTTTGATACCGGTTGCTTTGGTTTACATAGTTAATGGTTACTTTTGGACGTAAGTTTTTACCAATGCGAACCAGTGTTTCGTTGATCTCACTTAACTCTGTTTCTTTTAGAATGCCTAAGTCAGATTCATCACCACCTGGTGTAAACGGAATATCCTTATCGTAGATAGACTCGTTGTACTCAATGGCGCGAATGGTACGAACGTGATCGGTGTTGAAGTCGATACCCATAATGCGGAATCGCTTCTTCATTTTGTTTATCTTGCCCGTCATAAACTGAGCATAGGGATCGGGATCAAACCCAAACTCTTCTGTTACGGTAACGCTCTCACCGTTTACACCTGCGATTAAACGCTCTTCGAAGATTTCGGTTTCCCAAAGCTCACAAACCTCGCCCGAATAAATTGGGTCGAATACATGATCGACGGTAACTTCTGACTCTGTAGCACTCGTCTTGCGAATTCCCACAACGTCGTAATCTCTGCCGCTAATTACAACCCTAGTAATGTTTAAACCCGCTGCGTTCATTCGAATACGGAATGTATTTCCAGATACTCGAATAATCGGAGCTTCACCGCGTTTCTGCGCTGACTTGTGCAAGAGGATATTGGTTGGTGTCTCACCACTCATAGCTTCCGAGATGTCGTAGTCCAACAAGATTTCAGAGCGAGTACTGCCAGCTCGAATTCGGCCAGAGTAACCCCACTGAGGCATATCATGTTGAACATAGATTACCGAACCAATCGTACAAGCAATGGCGTCAACGTGAGCATCAAAGGCAACCGTCTGTTGAATGTATTTGTTGACGTTCATTGCCAACAAACCCTCATAGAACGCCTTTTCTTCCTCTACACAACCAATCAATGTCATTGCCATTGGACGCTGTAATTCGCCTCGAGCTAATGAATCCTCATCGTAGACCTTGACTGTGCGCTGTTGGTTTCGAAACTTCTTATCAAAGTAAGTAACCTCAATCTCATTAGCTCGGTCATTCACAGACAGCCAATCAATTGAAAAAGAATCTCGAATGATATTGGCATTACTGAACATCATCACTGGCACATCTGGCTTCTCTACTGATACCGAAATCTTGGTACCAACAGAAACCATCTTGGCGTGTCCAGCGCGAAAGACCGGTTCCAAAGAATCAAACAGGTTTGAGTCGGCATCAAGAACACCATCAAACGTTAGTTCTTGGTCTTCACACCATGCCGCCCACTCTTTAAATTTTCTTAATTGGATGAAGTCATCTTTAATGCCACCACCATAGCGGGCATTGGACAAAACGTCATAGACAATCCAAGCTGGGTTATTCGACGACTTACGGACCCACTTCTTCCCATCCCACACTTTGATTTTGATACCTTTGTGCAGGAACGTAATCTTTGGTTGGTTGTTCAATTGGTCAGTAAGCTTGATGCGAATACCCAAAAGAGCTGTATGTTGATAGCGAACCTTTTCAACCAAGATTTCGTTTACGTCCGAAATGCTTACCGTGTCGTGAATGTAATCACTCGTCGATTCTTCGGTTGTTCTTCGCACTCGAACTTCGGTCATCTGTTCAAACAACAGGTCAGATTTTACCGACCTACGCAGCGTTGAACCGGTTTTACCTTTTACTCGGAACGAGCTGTAAGTTGTATTGCCTCGGTCATCAATCCAAGGAAGCAAGTTCCAATTCTCTTCCGGTTTGTTATTCGGGTCGTAAGCTCGGTACTGCATCTCAAAAGACACTTCGACCTCGTAACGATCGCCGTTTTCCTCATTGATCCCTGATAGGCCGGATGGGAAAACAAAGTCGAGTCGAACCTTATCGATTTCATCTCGAGTGGTATAAGTCGTCCACTCTTTCGATACCTTTGAGCCCATCGAATAAGGCTTAACAATCTCACCGAACCAACCAATGATTTTTTGGTCTGCTGAGCCATCTCGTACTTGATAGTTAACCTCTGAGAAGTTCTCAACGGGTTGGTCGTTAATAAGAATGCTCTCGATACCTGCAATCTCACCCTCACCTGCGTTAACAAGCGTGTAGAGGTACTGAGTCTCGTTTATGTTCTCAGTAAATGTCGAGATGACATTGCCAGCCACTCGATAGTTACCGTAAACCAAAGGAACAGGCAGACCTTCTTGAGAGGTATTTTTGGCGCCATCTAAACCGTAAGTAGGGCTATCTTTTAAGTCGTTCGAACCTGCATTGGTTGGAACGGCTGGTGGTAGAATTTCATTAATGATTGCTACACCACCAATAAACGCAGCACTGGACGCGGCAAACTGCATACCAGAGCTTAGACCTGCTCCTGCAAAGACTGAACCTGCACCCATTGTGAAATAACTAAGAGCAACGACAGCAACGAATCGAAGAATGCCTTTACCACCACCGTCTCCACCAAAAGGAATTGGGCTGACAATGATGTGATCATCTTGTCTAAGGAAGATTGACTTGTAATCTTCCTCTTCAACTAGCTCACCATTGAGTGAAACAATGTACTCACCCTTTAGGTCGCCCAGATAACCCGCAAGCGTCTGTCCCTCAATAACTGGCAGAAAATCTTTAATAGGATTTTTAGCAGGTTCAAACGGGTTCGTAATGATGGTTAGGTTTACGCTATTAGCCAACATACTCGTAAACTCCCAACATTCTTCTTTCCCACGTAGAAAGGTCTTCGATAACAACGCCACCTGACATTTCCCAAGTGTGAGCAAAGCGACCATCACCAAGTAGATAACCCACATGAAGATGACGAGCTGTTCTGAATAGCGCGACCATTCCCTCTGTGCGCTTCTCTGTGCGCTCCCAAGAGTTCATCTCGCTAGTGATGAAAGAATTCACTAAACGCTTGTCAGAGGGTGTGTAGTAATCGGGAATAGAGATGCCGCGCTCTTCGCAAAGAAATTTGACGAGCCCGTAGCAATCAAGCTTCCATTTGTGATTACGCCCACCCCAACCAAACGGCACACCAATGAGGTTATGCTCTTCAATCAGTTCATAGCTTTTATTCATACATGCCTCATTGATTAGTAATGCCAGGGAAACCGCCAAAGTTCCCCTCGTTGTCATGAGCGGTACAGCCATTCAAACCTTGAAGGCTTAAGTCGCAGTACTTTTGTGCTCCCGTATAACCGCACTCTTTGCTCTTATATCTCCAACAGCAACGGTTTCTCATCTGCCTACGCCTTGGGGTTCGAACTCGTAATAAGTCCATTGCCCCTAGCGTCCATGACACTTCGTAATTCTTCGCTGACGCACCGGTTACTTGGAATGTTTCCAAAATATC